TAGAAAGCGGGTCGGGATTCGGATACCAACCCCGGATCCCGAGCCCGTGGGCAACCGTCGGCGATCCAAGGATCAAATAGTGGTAAAACCCCACAACGATGAAGCCGGCATGCACCTAATATCGGACGAGCTTTTCGACGAGCTTGTAAGGCGATACGTTAAAGAGCACAGACTAAAACTACAGAAACCGCAGGAGGGTTCCACTATGGTACATAGCAAATCCGATTGGGCAGACAACCGGGCCATCGGGGCACCGAGCCCAGGGAAGCGAGCCCAAGACCGGGTACTCACAACGGCGCCACAGAAGAAATCGAGGGGGATTCTTCGAAGACTCGCCAGGTTAGTTGCAAAGCCGAAACGATAGCGGTGGCAAGTGGCGGCGCCGGCGAAGACCTTCCCAACCTATTACGACCGGACCGGTACCGACGAGATCACCGATCCACCTTCCAAAGTAGCGGGAGATCCCCGCGATAAACGACTCCGCCAGCTTATCGTCTCGCCATACGACTACCAGCGCGAGCTTGTAGAGTCAGAGCTACCAGCGCGGTTTAACTTCCTGGCGTGGGGGACCAAAGCCGGGAAAACCACGACGGCGGTACTCCGGACGTGCAAGCTCCTATGGGAAACCAGGGATAAACGGTACCGGTGGATCGCTCCGTTCCATGGTCAATCGGAAATGGCCAAGCAACGGATACTCCGAATAATGCCGAAGGGGTATTACGACTACAGCGCCAAAGCCAACACCATCACCGGGCCGATGGGCTCCCAAGTTGCCTTTTATTCGGGCGAGCGGACCGATACCTTACCGGGTGACGACGTAGACGGAGCCATCCTAGACGAGGCCAGCCGGCTACGGGAAGAGGTGTTTAATATTACGGTTTCCACCGTTATGGCGACCGGGGGTTGGATCATGGCGACTTCCACCCCACACGGGCGCAATTGGTTTTACCAGCAGTGCAAAAAAGCGTGGAACGATGAGCCGGATTATTATTTTAAGCGGTACACCTCGGTTGCAAACCCCAACATGGATCGCCAGGTACTAGACCAAACCCGGCGAGCGGTGCCAGAGTTTATCTACCGCGAAATGGTCATGGCGGAGTTTATCTCCCAAACGGCCACGACTTTCCCCGACCTAATGCCATGCAGCACACCGACGTTACCCAGGAACGGGCCGACGCCGGGGCACTTTTACATAATCTCGGTTGACGTGGGGCAGATCCGAGATCGGAACGTGATCACGATCTGGGATGTTTTCGACGCTTCTTTGGTATCGTGGGCAGTTGCCCAGGGGCGGGACTACACGTTGATCGAGGAGGATATTGTCTATCTCAGCAAGGCGTGGAACCATGCCACGGTTTTTGTCGAGCGCAACGGGCCGGGGCTTCCGATAGTACAGCGGTTGAAGCTCCGCGGGATTCCGTTAGGGAAGGGGCCGAGCGGCGAGGAAGGGTTTACCACTACGGGGGGCAACAAGCCGGCATTGGTGCACCAATGGGGGTTGGCACTTCGCAATCGAGAGCCGTTGATCCCAAGCCGGGACAAGTGGCCAGACCTTTACACCGAGCACGAGAATTTCGAGTACACGATCAACAAAAGCGGGCACTGGACTTTCGAAGCGGCGACGGGCTTCCATGACGATATCGTTATGGCGTGCTTGATCGGGTGGTGGGCGGTCGTAAACAACCAGAGGGTGCCGGAGTGGAAGCGGGTTAGCGGGGTACGGAAAGTTGGTAGAAGGGACAAGATAATAGTCAATGCTTGACAAAAACATGGGGCGCGGGTTATCCTGCAAGGGTAGCAACAATCTTTCCTACTTGGCGGTCGGAGAGAAAAAAACGCAGCCTCCACAATCGGGGCGCCCTAGCACAACGGGGCGCCCTTTTTCTTTACCCGATCGGTACCCGCGAGCCCGGACGAGCGGACCGGATGAGAGTACTTTGGAAGCAATTCCAAAGACTTGGGAGCTTCCGGCATGGCAAGGGTAAGACGGTATCTCGAGATCTCGGTTTTGGAAGCGGCCTACCAAAGGGTCGAGCACATCGAGGAGACTTTCGACAACCTCGTTTATATGTTCAGCGGCGGCAAGGATAGCCAAGCGATGCTCCACCTTGCCAAGGCGGTGCACGAGGATCACAACCTGGGGCCGGTGCGGGCTATCTTCCGAGACGAGGAGTTTATTCCGCAGAGCGCGATCGACAATGTGCTTTGGTACCACAAACAGCCGTGGCTAGACTTACGGTGGGTATGCTTCCGGCAGCGGAAAGACGTCGGGATCTTCCATGACAACCGGACGGTTTTTGCTTGGGACACCGAGCGCGAGTGGTTCCGGCAGCCACCGAGCTTTGCAGAGATGCCGGGCGAGCTTTTCGATTCGTGGCTAGAAAGTGATCGGTGGCTCGTTAAGGGTCTCAAAGGCAAGATCGGCTTTGTAATGGGCGTCCGGGCCGAAGAGAGCTTGGCCAGATACCGGAGCGTGGTAAACAAGCTCAACGAGAACTACATAAACGCCACCGCCCACAAAGACATAAAACTGGTAAAACCGCTTTACGACTGGACGGAAAACGACGTTCTGAAATATCTTTCCGAATGCGGGGTGCAGCCGGCGCGGTGGTATAACTCCGCGTTGATCGCCGGCGCGGCGTTACGGCTAGCGGTGCCATTTTCCCCACATGCGGCGGCGCAAATCGCCAGGTTAGACCAGATGGATCCCGAGCTTTATGCCAAGGGTCTCGGGTTGGTTCCGGAAATCGCGGTAGTGGCCAGGTACGACGGCGAATACGACAGATACAAGAGGCTCAAAGCCTACGAGGCCGAAGGGTGGGACGGGTGCCGGCGGTACGCCAGGGAACACTTCGACGGGGTAACGTTGGCCAAGTGCTTGCAGTTTATCCTCGATAATGAGGTTTTGGCGCGGCGATCCCCGCAGAGCTACACCGTAAAAGAGACCTTACGGAAAGTTTACAACGGGGTTAGCCACATGACATCGCCGCTACCGGCCAGGAAAAAGGGGAGAAAGCATGGATCCAATCGACAGCGTTAAATGGATCGTGGCCAAAAAGCTACGGCCAAACGACTATAATCCGAATATCGTTTTCGAGCCCGAGCTAAAACTACTCGAAGCCAACATAATGGCGGCGGGGTGGGTGCAACCGATTATCGCCAACACCCGGCTTTTAATTATCGACGGGTTCCACCGATACATGTTAGCAACCACATCGAAACCGATGCTCGGCAAGTACGGCGGGTTGGTTCCGGTGGTCCTACTCGATATCCCCGATCCAGAAGCGATGCTCCTAACAATCCGGATGAACCGTGCGAAGGGGAAGCACGTGGCGCTTAAAATGGGAGACGTGGTGCGGCGCTTGGCACACGAGCACGGGTATACGAAAGAGCAGATCCGGGCCGGCATCGGGGGCAGTGATATAGAGGTAGAGCTTTTGATGGGGAGCAACGACTTTTTTAAAATGCGCGACCTTTCGAAATACCGATACCGGCGGGCGTGGGTTCCGATGGAGAATGGCCGATGATAAGCGAAACCCTCTGGAGCGACTTCTACGAGCGAAACCGGTGGCGCGGGCGAGAGTCGAGATCTGGCCGCGGGTCCGACCGAGACCAGACCAAGACAATCGAACGGGCGATCCCAGAGGTGGTCATCGAGACCGGGGCTAAAACGGTGCTCGACTTGCCATGCGGCGACTTTAATTGGATGCAGAGGATCGAATTCCCCGAGGGCGTGGAATACATCGGGGCCGATGTGGTTCCAGCCGTGATCGCGGCAAACCAGCAAATCTCGAAGGGGGCCCTGAGATTCTTTTGGCACGACATTGTAGAAGACCCCCTCCCCCCACGAGGAGCCGATTTAATAATCTGCCGAGACCTTTTGGGGCATTTATCGTGGGAGCAGGCACACCAGGCAATCGAGCACTTGAAGGGCGGGGCGGAGTGGCTACTTACCACAACATTTCCGGGCGCGACCAACGTACCGATCAAGCCGGGCGGGTGGTACGAGATCAACCTTCGAGCCGAGCCCTTTAATTTTGGCCCACCGGTGGCGTTGATCCACGAGCACAGCACAATGGAGTCAGACAAGGAAAAGCACCTCGGGCTTTGGAGGTTTTTATGATCAAGGTGGCAATTGCATCTCCCAGGGTACGAGGCGCCGATACGGTTTCTTTTGAAGCCGATTGCCGGCGGGAAGGGTTGAACGTCTTTTTTTTCGAGAGCGACCACCCGAAGAGTGCAAAGCAAGGGCTTAGTTTTTTTAAACAGCAGAGCCGGCGCGCCGTGGCGTGGCTACTAAACCAGAAGGCCGGCGGGTACATGTGGCTAGAGTCAGACGTTTGCCTGGCGCCGGGCTTCTCCGAGATCATGGAAACAGCGGCGAGCTTGTATCCTCTCGTTTCCATGGCCGTGATGAGCCCACAGATACCGGAGGGGAAAATCGCCAAACAGGCAATTGCGGGGATCCTACCAGCCGGTTTTTACCGGTTAAAACCATCGACTTTTTGGGGTTCCCAAGCGGTGCTATTCGACAAGCCGGCATTACGTAGAATGGCCGACTTTATCGAGTCACGACCAGAGGTGGGCGGATTCGATATGTTTGTCCGGCATTTTGCTTGGGAAACCTCGTTTCCGATATATGGGGCAATGCCGAGCCCGCTTCGACACATGCAAATGAAGAGCCTATGCACATCGAATCCAAGGCGGCAAGTGGTAAGTTACCGCGGGGTTTACGATTGCAAAAACCACGGGCACATAACGAACGTCGAACAGAGTTGGGAAGAGAGGAAGGCATGAGAATTGCACATTTTTGCATCCACGGCCACGTTGATCATTGGCCACAACTAGGGGCGAAAGATACCGGGGGAATGGAAAAGTACGTACCAGAGTTGGCGCGAGCCCAAGCGGCGAGGGGCCACGAGGTTTTGGTTTTTACCAGGGACCAGAAGCGAAAGGACTGCCCGGAATATGGAAAACCGACCACCCAGGCCGGCGTGACCATAATGTTCGTCCCAACCCGCGGCGGGCCAGACCTATGGAAGACGGAGATCGAACGGTACGTAGACGAGATCGTGGGTTACGTCGTTTACCATTACTCAGGGTTCGACATTCTCCACGGGCATAGTTTTCTCGGGGGATGGGCGGCAATGCGGGTCCAAGAGGTTACCGGAGGGCGCCTATTCTGGACGCCACATAGTACGGGGCGATACAAGGAAGCCAAAACCGGGCGGTCGGAACCCAACCGAATCCACATGGAGGATCTAATCACCAGCCGGGCCGACGTGGTAACGGTCTCGACGCAATTCGAAGCGGACCGGCTACGGGGTGATTACCAGCTAGGCCGGGCGGAGGTGGTGGTAATTCCACCGGATAGCGACATAACAGAGCCCAACGCGAGCGACTTGGCAACGGCGGAAACCTCGGTAAGGTTTTGGTGCCGAGAACGGATAGACGTACCGCCGATCCTGGCGGTCGGTCGGAGCGATCCCCGGAAACAGTTTGCCGAGTTGGTCGAGCTTTACGCCGGCGGCATCTGGCGGGATTACACTTTGCACCTACTCATGGGGCAGCGGACTTTCCAGCCGGATCCCTATCGGGAAAAGGTGCTCGGCAAGGTGGACGGGTTCGGGCTTTGGGGCTCGGTTTGTGCTCCACCTACCCACAGCCATGGGATGACAGCGGCGTTTATGCGCCGGGCGGCAAGGTTCGGCGGGGTATTCGTCCACCCATGTCCAAGCGAAACCTACGGAATGGTCATCCTAGAAGCGGCCAAGTGCGGCCTACCGTGCATCGTCCGGGCCGGGACAGCCGCTGAGACCGTCGTAAGGCACATAGGGCATGGTTTGTCCTACGATGGAACCCAGGAAGGGCTAGAACGGGCTCTCAGCAAGATACAGGCCGATTACCATACATACATGGAAGCCGGCGCGACTTACGAGGAGTGGAGTTGGGATACCCACGCGGCGAGACTTGAGAAGCTCTTCGAGAAAGCGCCCAAGGGGTTTATTCCGAGATTCGAGCCAACGGGGGCGAGCCCGGAACGGTGGATGTTAGCGGATTTCGACGGTACTTTAAATGGGGGCGCCGAGACCGATATAATCGAGTTGGTCGAGTGGCTAGAACACCGGGGGATCAAGCTCGGGATCGTTACCGGGCGGACGGTCGAGCGCCTTGGCGAAGCATTAAAACTGGGGGCGGGGAAGGAGTTGGATCGCTACAGCCGGTTGATAATCGAGGCGGTGGGCGGCGGCATCTGGGATTACCGAGACGACGGAGGGTATGTGCTCGACAAAGACTGGAATGAGTGGCTTTACGGGTCCATCTGGCTAGGGTGGGTGGAGGAAATACGGGCGCTCGGGGCGGAGCTTCCTGGGGTGGAACCCTACACGGCAGATCCGCACTTCAACCCTTTTAAGGCTTCCTTTGCGCTCTACGGGGCCAGCGCCGGCGCCAGGTTACAGGAAAAGTTGAAGGGTGTGCGGTGCAAGGTGCTCGTTTCCCACAATGGCGCCATTGCCGACGTGATCCCAATTCGGTCGGGCAAGTGGCCGGCAATGCGGTGGTGGATGGTACGGCGAGGGGTCAACCCGGACGCCGTGCTTTACGTTGGCGACAGCGCGAACGATGCCGACGCGCTTTCGTCCCATCCCAACGCGGCGGTGGTCTCGAATTACACCGATAAGCTCGACTCAGGGCGCGCGCCCGATTGCCGAGGGGCATATTTTGCGGAGCGTTCCTACGCGGCAGGGGTGCTCGAAGCGGCTAGGCGGAGCTTTGACTGACCCATAAAAAGGGGTAGGTAGACAACCCACCCCTTTTTAGCACCTCTGGGGTACCGATATCCTTTCGTTTCTAGCAGTTGCGCGGGTCGACGGGTCACAGCCCGAGCGCGGCGCGGACGGACAGATCTTCCTTGGCAATTTCGTCGATATGTTGCGTAACAACCCGGCGCAAGTAGTTCGAGAGGTTCCGGGCGTCTCTTTCGGCGAGCAGTGCCAGGGCTTCACGGTACCGGGGCTCCAACATGCAATAGGTGGCGATCCCCTTCCGGCCACCGGGGCCGATCGTTGGCCGGCCACGACCGGCGATTTTAGCTTCAGTTTCCATTTTGCTTAGGCTCCTTTCTGCGTTGCGGTTTCTACCAGGGACGGCACGAGTTGGCCGCGGTATTTATTAACGAGACGTTGCCCGAGGGCCGCTTGCTTTGGGCTCAACCTGGGGGCCGCGGCAAGCGATTTCCCAATGCGGGAATCCATTTTGTTAAAACCCATCCCATCGAGGGACAAGGCGCCATCGCACGAGGCGGCCAGGACACCGAGCGCGGTATGGATTGCCTCAATGGTACCGGGCTCCAAAGTGGCGGCGATTTCTTCTACCTTCTTTCGAGAGGTGGAAGCGGTGGCAACCTTGGCGGTGGGGAGTACCACAATCTTTCGGTCGATATCCCCGATCGGGTCATCTAACGCGGCGTCGATTGCTTCCTGCTTTTCCACGATACGATCGGCCATGGTGGCGTCTAGCGAACCCTCTAAGACGATATGCTGGACCAGGACATTGTCATGCTGCCCGATCCGGTGGCAACGATCTTCCGCTTGGGTAAGGGCACCGGGTACCCAATCCAGTTCGGCGAAAACCACATGCGAGGAAGCGGTCAGGGTGATCCCGACGCCAGCCGCTTGCGTTTGCCCAATAAAGATCTGGCAAGTGGGGTCATTCTGGAAACGTTCTACCGCGGCGTCTCTATCTTCCATTTTGGTCGAGCCATAAAAGAGCACCGCGCGATCCCCGAAGGCTTCTTTAATCGCCTTGATCACATCCACATGGTGGCCAAAAACCACGACTTTGTAACCGTTCGGGGTGGGCTTCCGGGCGGTGGGATCGTCGTTTACCAGGGATGCGAGGTGCGAGATTACCGCGGGCACTTTGGCAACGGCGGTCTCATGCCGCACCTTCGACATTTCGTTAAACGCTACCAGTTGGCCGGCGCGAAGGGCGGCAACCGCTTCTTTGTATTCTTCCAAGTTTTCCGACGCCTTGGCAAGCTCGACAGCCGCGGCAAGCTCCACAAGCTCGTTTTGGACGCGAGCCCATACCTCGGATTCCCTCTTCACAGCGCCGGCGCTACCGTTGGGGGCGATTTCGAGGATCTGGCGTTGCTTTGGCGGAAGTTCGGTAAGGACGTCTTTTTTAAGCCGGCGAATCATTACCGTGGATCGGAGCAATTCTTGCAGTTCGCCTAGATTGCTTGATCCCGTAACATCGAGACCCCACCGGGTTTGTTGGCGATTGCAAAACCTGCCGGTGTAGGACCACCAAGAGGGGAAGGATTTCGGGTCAAGGTAGTGGAGAATCGTAAAAAGCTCCACCGGTTTATTTTGGATCGGGGTACCGGTAAGAAAGGCGGCGGTGGTCGATTTAAGTGGCTCCACCTTCCAGCTTTTACTCTTTTTGTCCCAATCGCCGATTATCTGTTTTGTCCGTTGGGCTTTGGGGTTTTTGATCATGTGGCATTCGTCGGAAACCAGCAGATCCCACTTCACCGAGCGGAGCGCGGCGGAGTGCTTTTTCAAGATATCGTAATTAACGATCACCATGTGGCCGGCGGTCGGGTCGGTCGGGGCCGGGCGAAAACCCTTGGTACCGTGCAGGATATCGATCTCGAATTTCCGGACGAGCCACTTGCTTGCTTCTTTTCGCCAGTTTATTTTTAGCGAAGCGGGGCAGATCACGAGAACACGTTGCATCGAGGGGTCACAGTTGATCGCGCCTAACACCTCGATGGTTTTGCCCAAGCCCATTTCGTCGCCGATTAATACCCGGCGTTGGGCCAGGGTCCAAGCGATTCCGCCACGTTGGAAGGGCTTATACTGCAAGCCGGCGGGCGCGGGTACCTCGATATCCATGTCAATGGCGCGGGACTTCTCGACGGTCTCTTGCCTTTCGGTTTCGGCTTTTTCGAGACGGGCGCGGGCTCCATCGGTGGCATGGTCGATAAGGCGAGCGGCCTTATATTCGTCGGAGCTATGCCAGCAATATGCTTTGGGATCCCATCGAAAGCCAGCCTGCGAAAGGGCGTTGCGTTCGTGGTACTCGCTTTTTGCTTCGAAGCGTTGGCGGTCGGTACTCCATAGAATAAGCACTTTATCCCCCTAGTGTGCCAGTTTTTAACATGCTTTTCTCTTGCATTGCAATTATATAATCGCATTAAATGGAGCGAAAAGCAAGAGAAAAACACAGAAAACTATGCGCTACTTGTAGTGGCTTTTTTACAATCTCCTACTAGATGTGGTGGTAGAATGAGGATGCGCAAGTATTAAGGGGGTGTATCATGGCAATAGGTCCAGTGGTTTTAAACAAGTATTTCCGCTCGCCGGCGGGCTCTATCCAGGCGGGGAGCTTCGACGCGGCGGACGTGGCCGCGGGTGATTCGTGGATCGGGGTTGGTCCACCGGCGCCTAACGAGCTTTGGATCATTCGGGCTATCCGGGTCTACCTGAGGCTCGGGGCGAAACACGATTTAGGCCACTATGGAACCCATGCGGCGTTTGCCAACGGGGTCGTGGCCACCGCCTTGGGGTCGGTGGCGCCTATCGGCGATCCAGCGTTTAGCATTGGGGTGCTCGGGTATTTTATGGAAAGCAACCTCCTTCCATTTAAGAAAACCGAGGATTGGTTCCGGACGGTATTTCATCCAAGGATCGATCTGGGAGAGACGTTTAGTGCTCTAACGCTTTCGGTAGATTACGACAGAGAAAACGCGCTCAAGCTCGACGGGGCTTACGCACATTCTTTCCGGTTGGTGTTCGGCGATGTTACCACGGGGTTGCTTGAACACACGGCGTTGGTAAGCATAAACCAGCTTTCCAGGCAATAGAATCTTTCTCTTATATTCTCGCTTGACAGCCGGCGTTAAACTATGCCATGATGCCAAACGTGCGAGGCGAAACCCGTAAAATTATACATTTAGACGCCTCATCTTTCGCTAGAAGCAATAAAACCGCAGCCGGGCCGGTCGATAACTCATTCTTTTTAAACTCCCGAACCAAGCTAGGTGAGAAGGCGCTAACGAACCCTTACAGGCAACACGCCTATTTTCACGCGGCAGTAAAAAGAGCAACCGCGGCGCTATCGAGGGCGCCTTTTGTGCTCCTACGGGAAACGGGCGAGCAGAGCACAGCCAACAACCTACGAACCAGGCGGGACACGTGGAAAGAGCTTTGCCAACAATATCGAGCCATCAACCCGGAGCTTTTCGATATATTCGAGTCGAAGGGAAACCGGGTGCGGCGCCGGTTGGCCAGGGACTTTTATACAACGATCCGACGCTTCGCGCCGGTTGCACCTCTGGAGACGATCTGCCGGGCCGTGGGGGTCGAGCCGGTGGAAGAGGGGCCGTGGTGGGAATTATTTCGGGACGTAAACCCCGAGATGACCAGGAGCCAGCTTTGGGAAGCTACCACCGTCTATATGAACACCGACGGCGAGACGTTTTGGGTACCTCTTAAAGATGGGGGCAAGTGGTCGCCACCGTCAGAGCCCGCAAAGGGGGCCGAGCAAGCCAAGCTCGTTCCTACCGAGATCTGGCCGTATGGGGCGAAAGGGTGGAAGGCGGTACGCGATCCACAGAAAAAGCGGATCACGGCATGGACGTTGGAAGATAAAACGATCACCGACAATAAGCAGACCTTTAAAATCGACCAAATCGGGCATTTTAAATTTTTCGATCCCAACAACCCGGCAAGGGGGTTGGCGCCCGCCGAGGCTTTGAAAATCGAGTTAATGCAGGATCACAATGCAGCGCGGTATAACCTGGCGTTTTTCGAGCGCGGGGCACAACTGCCGTGGGTGATGGTATTCGCCAACGGGATCAACCCGGCCCAAAAAGCCGACGTCGAAGAGCAGCTATTGAAGGATTACACCGGGATCGACAACATGCACCAGCCGGCGGTATTCGACGGGGACGCCAAGATAGAAAAGCTCGGTATGTCTCAGCGGGACATGGACTATTTTACACTCCGGCAGTGGGTGCGGGACGAAGTGTTAGCGGTGGTCGGAACACCGAAAAGCGAAATGGGCATTTTCCAAGACGTTAATAAGGCCAGCGCCATCGTTTCCAAGCGGGTATTTTGGGATAACACCTTAATGCCGTTGATGACCTATTACGAAGACAATACCGACTCGTTTTTATTCGCGCCGGTTACCGGGGGCGAGCTATTCGGAGCTTTCGATACCAGCAACGTCGAAGCGTTACGAGAGGATCTGGTAGGTAAGTCGAAGGTGGCCGAAACCCTTTGGAAGATGGGCTTCACGGCGGACGAGATAAACGAGCGGTTGGATCTAGGTTTCGAGCCGGCGGCATGGCGGCAAAAATGGTGGGTAAACCAGAACATGATCCCTGTTTCCGCTACCGGGGAAAAGGAAGAGCCGACAGAGCCGGACGGCGACGGCGACGGCGACGATACGCCAGGCGGGCCAGGTACACCGGGCGACGAGGGAGACGGCGATGGGGGCGGTGATAGCGGAGGTGGAGACGGAAAGCCCGATCCGGACGCGCCGGCGGGAGATCCCGCAGAGCCACCGGAGAGCGAGAGCGGGCCGCTGGCCAGAGGGCCGTTTAGTGAGGCGGACCGAGAAGCGGTGCAGCTAGTTTTCCTGCAAGCAAACCGGGTACAAAGGATCGTCGATACCGTTCGAGATAAAATGGTGTTCACGCTCCAAAAGGGCGTGGCCGCGGGAGCTTCGAAGACGGCGTTGCTAGACTTGGTACGTGAGCAGTTCCGATTCGTGGCCGGCACGCCGAACGTGGGGAGCAAGGCGCTTACCGAATCCGCGCAGATGACATCCATTGCCCGCCGGGTGCAGATGCAGCGGAAGCGGATACCGCAAAACCAGTGGCTATCGGCGAGGGATCAACGGGTACGAGACGATCACAAAACCCTCGACGGCAAGGTAGAAGAGGTTGGATTTAATTACGGCGAGATTATCGGTTCGACGGGGGTGCTCGAATTCCCACTTGATCCCAGAGCGCCGGCGGAACAGGTGGTCAATTGTCGATGCGCACTAATACCCTATTCCGAGGGTGGGAAACAGCTTTGGGTTACCGAGGAAGCACGCACACGGCTTTGGGAGTACATAGTTGCCAAGGTAATGGAGCCGGGGCAAAAAAGACTCCACAAGGTGATCCACAAGATATTTTGGCGAATTCGTGGGGCACAGCTACAGCTTATCGGGGACGCGGATCTAGAATCTTCGTCGGTGCAGGCATTGGCATTCGACCCGAAAGAATTTAAAGAAAGCCTTACCGAGCTAACCACCCCGATTTATAAGGATATCTGGACGGCAGCCGTAGAAGAGTTGGATGAAGAATTGGAAGAGTTAGGGCTTCTATTGGAGCCCGCACCGGCTTAGTTCACGGTGTGGCCGAGCGCCACCGCCCTACACAGGGAAAACCGAGAACGAGCGAAACATAGGAGCGGATCACAATGAAACGAAAAATCGTATGGGGTTCGATAGGCCAGCTATTTTCCGGCAACAAAGGAAAGCAGGTTGGCCATGATTACCACGTGCGGAAGCCTCACTATGCGGATCTCGATCTTGGATACGGGAAACGACTTACCACCAAGAGGGTCGAAGAGCTTCGCAACCTGGCGCTTTCGCATGGCACACCAGAAACCCGGTTGGCCGATGGATTCCACGAGGATGTTTTTGTGGCCACCATTTCCGATGAGAGCAAGGACCGGTACGGGGATCGAATCCTGGTAAACGGGTGGATGCTCGAAGAGTACCGAAAAAATCCGGTGCTCCTATTCGGCCACGACTACGGCGGGATCGCGGTCGGGCATGCTCTGGACATTTACCAAGATGCCGTCGGGGCCAGCGGGGACACCCGGACGAGGCTTCGAGGTGTTTTCCTTTGGTCGAGAGCCAACCCCGAAGCGCAAATCCTCAAGGGCGTTTACGAAGACGGCGACATGCGGGCGTTTTCGGTCGGGTTTATTCCCGAGGAGTTTCTGGCGCCAGAGGACGAGGACGAGCGGAAAGAGTTGGATCTGGGGCCGTGGGGCGTTTTGCACCAAAAGCAAACCCTTTTGGAGAATTCCGCGGTACCGGTGCCGGCGAATCCCAACGCGATCACCGAAGAAAGCGTGCGGGCTTTTCGAGGAGCGGTGCCAGAGGAAGAGCTTCCGGGGCTTAGGAAGTTGGCACAGAGGTTGCATGACGTAAACCTCGAAATCTCGAAAGGGCTTCTGGAATTCTTTCCGAGCAGCAAAGCACAAGCCGACGCGGTGGCGCCACCGACAGCCCTAGATAAAGGCGTGGTTCCGACCGACGTTTCCACAACCAAGGCGGACCAGGACGAGGCATGGAGCGCCCCCAACCTCAGCGATTTTACCGAGAAGGCGTGGGAAGACCTTACCAGCGCCGAAATGCAGAAAATCGCAGGGCACTTCGCATGGGCCGATGCAAGCCCGGCAAGCGCCTACGGGCAGTTGAGCCTACCGCACCACAGATCAAAGGATGGGGCCATCGTTTTTAAAGGGGTCTCGGCGGCGGCGGGCCGGCTAGATCAAACCGAAATGCCAGGAGCGGATAAAGCCGGGGTAAAACGGCACCTTCGCGCTCACTATGTGGCTTTCGAAATGGAGCCACCCGACAGCGTAAAGAGCACCGCGGAAGAGTTGGCCGCGGTTTTGGAATGGGTCAAGGAAACCCACAGCGAGCTTACTTACACTTTGGCCGTGGAAGCGGCAGAGATGAAGAGCAACCCGACCGAGGCGGTGGATTCCATTTTTAAGCTCATTGCGCCGGTCGAGCCACAGCAGTTCCGGGCGAGCTTATCCCCAGAGGGCGAATTGGAAGACGTAAAGCCCGAGGGCGAAACCCACGATCCCAACCCGTCGAAGACCACCGCGGATCCCGAGCCGGAGCCGGCGCGAGCGGTACCCATAGACGTTTCGACCGAAATGGCGCCGAAAGAGGAAGAGTGGCAACCGCTGGCCGCAAACGACTTCCCCGATTTTGAAGGGCTCGACGAGGAAGGGCGGGGCGTGGTTGCAGGCTTTTTCGCCTATTCGGCGAAGCTCCCACCGGACAAATTCGAGCAATTGGCGCTCGGGCACCACAGGTCCGAAGACGGTTACGTCAACCTGGAGGGCGTGCAGCAAGCCATGGACGACTTGCTTGGGGGGGTTGAGGATATCCCCGAAGGCGAGCGCCGGGTCGTTTACGATCATCTGGCGAACCATTACGAGGGGTTCGAAGAGACGCCACCCGAGTTTAAAATGGTGGAGCCGGACAACGGACAACCCGCGAAGCTAGACAACGGCCAGGCGGGCGGTGATATAGAAATCAACCTGCATTCGGTGCCAGACCAAGAGAAGCTAAAAGCCGAAATCCTGGCGGCGCTTCGAGTGGAGTTGGCCACCGATCCCGAGGGCGAGCACAAATGGCGCGTGGTAAGAGCCCACAAGCCGGAGAAGGCCCCAGAAGACACCACGATGAAGCGGGCCGATTGGGAAAAAGCAGTTGGAGACAACATCGAGCTAAGACGGCAAACCTCCTTAATCTACGATGCAAACGACACAAAGAACCCGAAAGGGTATTTGATGCCGCACCATTTGGCAGAGGAAGGAACACCCGTAGTGTTCGATGCAACCCGCCGGGCGATGCGCACCTTGTTGAGCAAGAGTATCGACGGAACAATCCCCGAGTCGGTACGCCGGCGGGCATATTTCCACCTTCGCACGCATTACGAGCAGTTCGACAAAGAAGCGCCGGCTTTCCGGTCGATCGAGCAGTTGGCGACGTTGGCGCGTTTTCTCGAAGACAGCGCCGGCGGGCTAGTCAATGGGACCACCGGGGCCGAGCTGATGCTGGACTTGGTATACATGGGATACCAGAGCGCGAGCGAGGCGGCATACGAGATCCAAGCACTTAAATTCGAGGCGAACCATTGGGAGAAATCCGACGCCGAGGCTTTTGCCCGGCAGCACGGTTTCGACGCTTCGAAATTCTCCGAAGAGGCGGGGATTTTTACATTCGAGCAACGGGCGGCGGACGACTTTGTTGCACTCCGCTCGAAAAGGCTCAACGAGGAGCCGGATACCAACGGGGTCGAAGCCGTTGGCGGACGGCTAAAAACACAGGCGGGCATTCTCTCCGAGAGGCTTACCAAAGTCGAAAACGCGGTTACCGACGGCATTGCCAAGGTACTCGCGTTTAAATCCGAGTTTATCGGGTTGCTTACTGAGGGTAGCAAAAAAGGCAGCAATGGGGATTTAATCCGACAGTTGGCCGAGAGCCGGAATAAAGATAATTTCGGTACTATCCTCGAACAGACGACAAAAGCCCTTGAAATAGCAGATCGTAAGCTACGAGGGCACAACGACTAAGGTGGAGCTAATGAACGAGTTACAGAAAATTATGGCCCAACTCGAAAAGTTGGGTGGGCACATGGCCAGCGTGGGCGAACGGCTCACCGTCATGGAGGACAAACAAACCGAGACGGACAAGGCTTTGGCCGGGATTCGGGCCGAGGGTTCGAAACGGGTTGTCGGGGTTCCGGGCAGCGAGGAGAAAAACGACGGACGCGAGTTTTCCTTCATCAAGGCCGCTTACGGGATCCTTTACAACAATTGGCGTGGAGCCGAATTCGAGCGGGAAGTTTTCGGGCTTACCGACGAAGCGGCCTACGGCATCTCCGAGAAAGAACGAGACGATCTTTCGCGCAAGCGGGAGATGAGCACCAGCAACGACCAGTTGGGCGGGTACCTGGTACCGAACCAGGTGCTTTCGAGCTTCTTTATCGAGCTTCTCCGTCCCAACATCGTTACCGAGAAATTGGGCGCGACCGTAATGCCGAATCTTACCGGCAGCCCGGTCGAGATCCCCAGGCAAATCGGTGGAGCAACCGCTTTCTGGACGGGTGAGAACCAAGCGATCACCCCGAGCGATTCGACGGTTGGCCAAATCGCCTTGCAGCCGCGGCAGATTTCGGCATTGGTCAAGATGTCGAGTCGTCTGCAACGGATGTCGGTACCGGCAGCCGAAGGGATCGTCCGAAAAGATATGGGAATGGCCATCGCAGAGGCCATCGACTTGGCAGCCTTGCGGGGCACCGGGGCTAGCGGCGAACCCATCGGGATCGCCAACACCGTCGGAATCAACACCGTGGCGCTCGGCACCAACGGTGGCTCTTTCGACTTCTCCGCCGCGGACCTCATGCGGCAAGCTCTGGCCGAAAAGAATGCCCTCAAGGGCAACATGGGCTACGCGATGAGCCCGTTGATCTCCGGCAAGATGCGCCGAGAGCGGATCGCGCAGTTCAGCAACCAGGCCGACGGCGCCTATGTGGTGCTTCCGATGTCCGATGCCGAGTTGGGCGACCGACTTGGTTTCAAATGGGAAGAGACCACCCAGATCCCGACCAACCTTTCCAAGGGCAGCGGGACCAACCTTTCGGAGATCTACTTCTCCAATTGGGCGGAATTGATCATCGGTATGTGGCTCGGGTTGGAGTTGGACGCCAGCCGGCAAGCCGGTACCGCTTTCCAGACCAACCAGGTGTGGCTGAAGGCCACCGCCGAAGTGGACGTGGCTTTGCGGCACGTCGAGTCGTTTACCCTCATTTCCGACGCGCTTACCGCGTAGAGGGTGGGAGAAAAAATCTAAGGGCGCCCCCGTGGGCGCCTTTCATTAGTGCAACAACAAAGGAGATAGAGAGATGAAGAACACCCATTCCATTAAACCCGCTTATTCGGTGATTTCCACCGTTACGGCGATTTCCACCACGTTGGCGGGAACGATCGTAGACAAAAAGGGTTTCGATTCCATCCAAGCGTTTCTCGCGGTTGACGTGCTTCCCCTCGATGGCGTGATCGATTGGAAGATTCGGCACGGCAACGATTCCGCCCTTTCCGACGCGGCGGACATTTCCGGGGCCGTCGGGGATACGGTACTCGTTACCGATGACACCATCGTGGCCGCCGTGGATCTGACCAACATCGCACTTACCATCGCAGCGCAGCCGGCCAACCCGAGCAGGCTTCGAATCGAGGTAGTGGACACCACATCGACGATCACCGTCGGCAACGTTACCGTCGTGGGCTTTGGTATCGTTCCGGTAGTGCAGGGTAAGTACCCGCCGGAAGAAGTCAAAACGCAGCCGATCACCGAGGTTGTGGCCTACACCCAGGCGGCGATCAAGACTACCACCGCGATCTTTTCCTCGATCACCTCGATCACCGCTTCCGACTTTGCAACCTTGGGCGGATCGAGCGATGAGACCATCGAGGTGGGCGTAGACAACAGCACGGGCGTGCACATTGGGCACCTCGACGGCATCCACACGAAGCGTTACATCCAGATCTACCTTTCCGCAGTGGTAGGCGCTTCCGGCAACGTTTTCGGTGGGTTCAACCTGTACCACGGCAAGCGAGATCCTGTTATTGGCGATTTTGGCCAACACGATTTCGGTCACTTGGAGTAAACCAGTTGGGGGTTGCCCCCAGATGGTAGGTAGGTGCATTTCTTCCCGACCCTACTTGCCATGGACGGGGCAACCCTCTCTTTTAAGCAAACCATTTCGGGAAGGATGGGAAACCATGGCAGAGCAAGAGTTAGTTGACAAAGAAACCGGGCTCGATATTTTGGTTCCGGGGATGTCGCAGCAACAACCCAGGGTCGAGACCACCCCGGAGCAAACCCGAGCGAGGATCACGACCAGCCATGCGGCGCGGGAACAGCAGGAGCAACCGCTAGCAACCCGTCACCTCGATCCAAACTACAACCCGGCGCTCGCCTTCGAATCCGGGGTCGGGCCGAAAGTGGACAAGGACCGATGCAAGTTGCGTGCCGGATATATGTATTACTACGGCGAGCGCGAGGCTTTTAAAGGGCCGGCGATCCTTTATCTCACCAAGGAAGAGCGGAAGGGCCAGGAGCACAAGTTAGAGGTGCTCGGGGACGAGCCGGTACAGATGGCAGCCGCGGCCAAGCCGATCACTGCCAGCGAAGATATGTCCGCGCGAGAGCGGGCCGAGAAAATCCAAGCCCTAAAGCTGGAGCTTGACACTCTTGTCGCGGAGCACGACCACTATTTAAAGGGGCTCGAAAACCGCGAAACCGATACCGTAAAGCAGGCTCCGATCAATCCCGAGGCCGAAAGCGCCGTGTTAAAGCCGGATACGCCAGGGGATATCGCGGGGCCGGACTTTAATCCAGACGCAGAAGACGCCAAGCCGGCGGAAGAGCCCAAAAAGCGACGTGGGCGGCCACCGGGCAAGGTAAACAAGATCAAGGGATAAAAAACCATGGCCCCATTGGTTGTTCAGCTTTCTCCGTATGCTCTGGTAACAGAGCCAGAGGCGAAAGCGTGGGCGTCGATAAACCAAGAGAACATCCCAGAGGGTGACAGCCTACGCACTTTGATCAACACCGCTTCGAGAAATATCGAAAACCGGCTTACGGTGGAAGTCGTGAGCCGGGGGTTGATCACCGAGCGCCACAAGATCCTAAAACCGGGCACGTGGGAGATCTGGCTTTTACAAGCGCCGGTGCTTTCGGTCTCCGAGCTAAACAACGATTCGACCAGGGAATTCGCGGCGGGCACCATTATCCCGGCAACCGACTATATTTTGGACACCGAGCGCGGGAAAATCGAATACACCGGGGCAAGCGGTACCTTTCCGCTTCACTTCGTACAAGGGCTCGATGTGCTCCAAGTAAAATACTGGAGCGGGGTGGCAGCCGTCGGCGATGTGCCATGGGACGTAAAAGGGCTTTGTTTGGAAACCGTGGCGGTGTATTTTTACCACCTAAACAGGAAAGAGTTTTCGGTTAAACAGATCACCGACGATCAAGGTAACCGCACCTATACAGGGTTCGACTTCCTGCCGAAGCCGGTGGAGAAGGAGATCAAGCGGGTTAAAAGAATACTCACGGGCCGGATAACAGGACGGCGAATCTCGGCGGATTCGGGCACGCCGGCACCGTAGGCGGGTGGTGATATAGAATGGCCGGGACACAAATAACACCCCAACAAGCGGCGAGCGCGCTTTTGCGCTTCGACCAGTACAGGGACCAACTCGTTTTCGAGGGGATGGACAACGGGCTAAATTTCGCTCTGGAGCTTTCGATCACCAAGTTTATGGTGGGCGGAACCAGCCGAGACCCAATAGAAGACCCGCCGAATGCCCCGCCGGGGCCGCTAAAGATTCGGTCGGGCAACCTTCGCCAGCGAATGAAGAGAGTAGACACCGAGCGCCAAGGGGAGCTATACGTGGGCGGGCTTTCGAACGACGCCAAATACGCAGCGATCCACGAATTCGGGGGACGGACCGGCGCGCACTTTATCGAGGCGAGGGAAGCTGATACTCTTGCTTTTATTGGCCGCGACGGCGGCATGGTTTTTAGGGAAGCCGTTTTCCACCCCGGATCAAACATCCCGGCGCGGCCATACATGGAGCCGGCCTTGGAAGCGGCCAAAGACACCATTATGGAAGATATCGCGCAATCTCTGGTAAGGGGCATGGATCGGGCAATTGCGGGGAGTTTATAATGCTAACGACTCCGATCGCAAACCAAATCCTAGACAACCTGGTTGAGACCCTAAAGAAGACGGGCAAGGACGTTGGCACCGAGTACCACCACGGTGGCCGGCTAGTCACACGGGCTCCGGGGGTTTCTCCCAAGTGGTTCGAAAATTCCGAATGGGATACGGCTTATTGGGTGATCGCACCGGAAGAGCGAAACAAAGAGCTAACGGCTTTCCAGTTCGACGCGACTTTGGAGGTTTTTATAGTCGGGGCCAAGGCAGGAAAATGGAGCCTATTGCCCGAGAAGCAAAAGCCACCCACCCGAGAGCAAGTGCAACAAGAAGTAGCCCATGATATAAAAAAGGCGGTTTTGGTGGATTTCCGGCGCGGGTGCACCGCGTACAATAGCAATCTAACCAATGTAAAATTCGCGTTTACCGCGTGGCCGAATTTCGCCATCGTATCTAGTCGGTGGGAATTCAAATACATCTGGCGAAGAGACCAGCCATAAAGGGGGCAGGAATGAGCAAGGCACAGTTCGACATTACCGACTATGTTATTGGGCACGAATCCAAAGGCACCGTTACGCCGGCAACGGTTTACACCACGGCGGATCGGATGGACTACCGCGAATTACACCACTACGCCGCCATCGGAGCGGTTACCGGCGCCATGACGTTGCAGATGTTGATCCAAGAGAGCAAAAACGGAACATCGGGATGGCAAACGGTGTGGACAGATACCGCAATCGTAGTCACCGCCAACACCAAGTATTTGGTGGTAGTGCAGAGCCGGACGCTTTCGCTTCCGAGCTTCCGATACTTCCGGATCGGGCACGTCGCCGCGGTTGGCACAAATTTTGTTTTGGATTTCTTGTCCGTTGCGGTCGGTTGGCCGCGGGCGCCGATGAACGGACAGCACATTATCGGGGCGAGCGATCCTGGTACCGAGGGGCAAGGGCTCCACCAGGTCGATGCCAACGGCAATGCAAAGGTAAGGTACAACCCTTGAACCTAATTATCGCGGCGGTGGCTTTTGTGGTCTCGGTAATCGCCTTGCGGATTGCTTACCGTACCAACCGCATGGTAAGCAAGTGCCAAAGCCAGCTTTTGCTAGAGCAAACGCTACAGCAAAAGCCGGAGCAAAAGCCGTACACCGAGGAAAATCCACCGCCGGCGGGGCAAGGGGTCGAGGGCGATCTACTTTGGGATGAGTCGGCGGATTGGGTAAAAACAGCCCGGCAAGAGGCGGGGTGGCGATGAACGTTCTAGGCAAAAAGGCATTGGTTTACAGCGTACCGGGCACCGGGACCGGCTTTACCCGGAAGCTCATCGAGGTGTGCTTTAATTATGCGCCGGTATCTCTGGAGAAAATGCTAGCAAGCCCGGTCGATTCGAGGTGCTACGCCGCGCACCATGTGGACGCGGAGCGATTGCGGTTAGTTACCCAGGAACACCCCGAAGTAAAAACCGTGATCCCGTTGCGATCGCCGGTGGCGCAATACATTACCCGGTGGCAACGGATGAACGGTGGCCGGCGAAACGCTTCCAGAACCACTGCCGTTTCTTTTTGGAAAACGCTAAAGGAATCCGTTGGCCGGTACAATTACGTTTTTCTACCGATAGAGGAGGACTTCGACAGAGGGATCAAGATCTGGCGGGTCGCAAAACATCTCGAAACCTTACCGGATGCTTTGGCTTACGATCAATTCTGCAAGGAATGGCCGAAGGTAAACAGCGGGTTTCCACAGGGGACGAGGCCGGAGCGGGCCGAATACGACGCCAATGGGAAGGTCACGATAGACGGACACCCCATGGGGTTTTTAGACGAGGCGATGGACTGGTACCACGAGCAGATTGCACGTTACGGGGAGGCGGCATGAAGATCGGATTTTACGCATATAAGCTACCGGGGGACGATCCCGTTGCTCGGGGCTTTCTTACCACACAGGTTAACCTGTATTATGGGCTCAAACATGCAGGGGTCGAGTTGATCGACATTGGGCCGGCGAACCAGCACAAGCGGCACTTGCGGAAAACGGGGATCGACCAGATTTTGCACTTTTGCCCACCGCACCGGTTCGACCCATCGGGGCTCGAATGGGCGCAAAACCTACTCTTTACCATGTGGGAGGCACCGGTTTTGCCGTCGAGGGTGATCGGGCAGCAAAGCGGCAAGGGGTTCGATATTACGAGCAACGTCGAAAAAGCCGATGCAATAATGGTGCCATCTCAGTTCGTGCAGAAGACTTTCTTGGGGAGCGGGATCGATTCCGAGGTAAACCCGTTGGGGGTGGCGCCGTTTTTCTGCGATCTCGATACCAGCCGGAAGATGCTTACCGGACCGGGGTGCGAACGGTTGCGGGTACTTTTCGTCGGGGCGAACAACCCGAGAAAGGGCCATGGCCTATTGGCGCCGGCGTGGAATAAGGCTTTCGGGGGCGCCTTGAGTGGCACGGTAAACGATAAGCTCGGGGTGGACATTGCCAAAACCGTGCAGCTATACGTTAAAATCCTGGCCGATCCCAAAAAACAATCGATCGAGGATCCATACGGTGACGGGCGGGTGATCATAGATACCCGGCACATGGGGCACGAAGACTTGGCCAAGCTATACGGGACGGCAGATATTTTTCTGTTCCCGAGCTTGGGTGAAGGGTTCGGGCTTCCACCGCTCGAAGCAATGGCGGCGGGTTGCCTGGTATGCTCCACCGATGTGGGCGGGCTTTCCGAATTCGTGCGAGAGAGCACCGCGGTGGTGATCCCGAGGCCGCAAAAACAGATCATGCGGTACGGCATGGAATGGGAGCAAAACATACCAACGGTCGATAGCGTGGCCGCTTGCCTGAAGGCAATAGTGCACCAATGGGGCAGCCCGGCGGCGGAAGCAATTCGAAAGAATGGCACATCCACCGCCCGCACCTACACTTGGGAATCGACGACGCGGCGGCTCATTTCGTGGATAGAAAGGAAGAGAGACCATGGGGAAACCATGTTGCGGCGAGGATTGGAAGATCGGCGAGCGCCGGCTTTTATTCTTGGGGCCACGCACTGACAGGAACCCAGGAAGCATTTTTACTTTCGCCAAGGCGCAAGTAACGTTGGAGGTTGGGCTTTGCTACCAGGAGAAAGAGGTAGGGCAAAGCCTGGCGGGGGTTTTGGTAATGCAGGGCTCGGCGAAGTGGGTAAAACCAGAGGAGCCGAAGCCAGCGCCGAAACCAGAAGAGCCGAAGCAAGAGGCTCCAAAAGAGATCGAGGCCGAAAAACCAAAGGTCAAACGGCGGATATTCGGCAAGGTAGAGGGATCCACGACCAAGGTGGCCGAGGATTCCGCCCCAAAGGGGGGCGAATAATCTAAACCTGTTCGGCACGGGGTTACCGGGAAGAGCCCAGAGGCGAGCGGACTTGGAGGTAGGGCAAAATGGCATGTATAGACGAGGTAGCAAAAGGATTTGCCGTAACCGCCGGCCTTGCGACCAATGGGCTCACGGTATGCGCGCAAGAGATCTTCCTGTTTGGTGGTGCGATTCCGACACCAAACGACACGATCACCATTGATATAAAGGTCTACACTTGGGTGGTCGATGTTACCGCGGCGCCGGCAGACGGCCAGGTACAGATCGGGGCGTTGGTGGCCGATTGCCGGAACAACATGATCGCGGCGGTCAATCTCGAAGCCGGGGCGGGCACGATCTATGCGGTAAACATGACCTTGCATCCCACGTGCGAGGCCGCGGTTTCCGGTACCGACGATTTTCTTGCTCGGGCGAAGGAAGGCGGCACCGCGGGCGATGCGATTGCGTTGGCGGTTTCGATGACCGACACGTTAAACGATTGGACAGCGAGCGCAACCACCCTTTCCGGTGGGCTCGACGGCCAGACGTGGCGCAACGAAATCCTGGTAGGAGCAAACGACGGGCTCGAAATGAAGACCGAGGGGATCACCTTCGACGTGCAGTTGATCGATTCCGACGGCGCAACGGGGGTCCGGTCGAGAGTTTCCGGGGACCGTGGTAACGAATTCCACAGCGGCGACATTGCTATGGATTTCAAATACCGGGGGCTCGAAGTTCTCTTGGGGCTCGCGTTCGGCCAAGTGGCCAACCCGGTGGCACAGAGCGGGGAGGCGGCATACTTGCACAGCTTTTCGCCGGCGGCCAGCCTTACCGGGCTTATGGGAACGTTGGTGCTCGACAAGCAGGTTTCGGTGTGGGAGTACCCAAGCGTAAAGATTGGACAGATCACCCTTTCCGGGGCAGCCGGCCAGATCACCGAGATCACCGCGACCATCGTGGCCAGTGGGCTCAACCGGAATCGAACCCTTGGGACCAACAACGAGGCAACGATGGCGTCGATCACGGTTCCCGCAGAGCGGCAGTTTGCGCTTTTCGAGGATCTCGTTATGTCCTTGCATGCACCGGGCGCGGCATCGGTGCTCGGTTCCGACTTGATCTATCCGTCGGCATTCGAGATCACGCTAAACAACAACATGGCAACCGACCAGGTTACGACCAGGTACAAGCGCGAAATCGACGAAGCGACCGAGGATGGGTTTTTCGACGTTTCCGGGTCTCTCACCTTCCCGGTATACGAAACGGAGCGGATCGTAGATGTTGCCCAGAACAAGGATCCCCTTTCGATGCAGTGGACCTTCACAGGCAACACCTTGATCACGGCGAGCGTTTTCCCGAGTATGCACCTCTATTTTCCCGAGGTGAAGTTCGGATCGGCTTCTCCCAACATGGGCGGGCCGGGTCGGATCGGGTACACCGCGGAATTCTCCGCGGCAAGAGCGTTGGCGGATCCCACCGCTTTTCCGACGGGCTACGGGGCAAGCGCCGTGGTGCTCGACTTGGTAAGTGGACTGGAAACCAACCCGCTCGTTACCGTGTAGGCGGGTGGTGATATAGAAAGCCATCGAGAGCGATGGAATGGGCGACCGAAAGGCAGCCGGGCAGCGGGGCGGGTACCGTCCTAAAACCCGGCGCCTCAACCAAAACAAGCCAAAAGGCACGTAAGGTCGGGGAGGACCACATGACAGAAGCAAAGGCAAACAAGATAGATTCGTTTTTCCGAGACGTCGTGGATCACGACAAAGATCCTGGCGACAAATGGAAGATGGGCAACCGGCTTTCCGAGGTGCGGAAGCGCCGGCCAAAGGGCTCGAAGAGCGTAAAGCTCGACACAACCAAGTTGACCGACAAAGAGCGAGAGACCGTGGAGGTTGGGTTGGTTTTGCGCCGAATGCCCTTCGAGGTAAACCAGGAGCTTAGGGAAATGTATATTTCCAAGCGCCAGGTAAAAGACGGATTCGGCAACGTGCGGTCTGAGGAATACTGGGAAAACGACAATCTCAACCGGTTTATCTTCGAAAAGTGCATGTGGATGTGGCTAGGCACCTACAACATGTGGGTGGAAGCCGGCGACGAGGAAGCGGTTAAAATGTACCAGAAGGGATACGCCGAGAGCGGGGCGAATCTACCGCAGATCAAAGCGGGGGACGACATTCGATTGGATGGCCACCTCACCGAAGAGATCAAGCGGCACCTTTTGGATCGGTTTACGGCAATCAAAACCAAGTGCATCGAGGCGTCGGGCGAGTACGAACAAGCGGAAAAGGACAATGAGAGCCGTCTAAGAAAAAACTCCGCGAGTGGCTAGCCTTTAAATTGGAGTTTGGCCACATATCGCCAGAGCAGTGCGACCGGTGCAAGGTTTTTGCAAAGTATTACGGGGGATCGAGCGATGGGGCGGCGTGCATGCACGAGGAATCTATCAAGCGGTTCCAGCAAGCAAAGGAGCGAGCTTGCCCGCTCGTTATCCTCGACAAGGGTAACGATCTTGCATCCGACTTGCTTTGGATGGCAATGGCCCCCAGATTTAACCCCTTTTTCGACGCACTACGGGCACAACTCGAAAAAATATTTCACCCCATTAAGGTTTTGCGGGCACTTCGACGCTCTATATATGCCATGCAAGGCCCTGAAGCCATGGGCGCCATGGGTATTTCTTCCGATTCTGGACCAAAAAAGCCAAGGGGTCGCGGATCTAGAGGAGGATCTAGAGCCCCTTCTGTTCCTAGACGACCACAATCTAGACGGCGGTAGATAATGGCCAACACAGTTCGAATTGATCTGGTAGTAGATTCCAGCGGGGCCGTTACCGGTGTAAAAGCGGCGGGCACGGCTTTCGAAAAGATGGCCACCAAAGCCAAGAAAGCCCAAGATCAATTGATGAAGACTCAACAGCAATTGGCAGCGGTTGGGCAAGGACTTTCCACCGTTGGGCGTGGGATGACCGCGGCGATCACCTTACCGCTTACATTGGCAGCCGGGGCGGCGATCAAGTTTGCCAGCGACTTCGAGTCGAGCATGACGGCCAGCATGGCGATCATGGGGGACTTGGGCACCGAGACGGTGGAGCAGTTCGACGAGATGAAAGTGGCGATGGAAGATACCGCCCGCTCGGTTGCCAAGGAAACCATATTTTCGGCAACCGAGGCGGCGGATTCTTACTTCTTTCTGGCGTCGGCAGGGTTGGATGCAGCGGCTAGCATCGGGGCGCTTCCCCTCGTTTCGAAGTTTGCCCAAGCCGGCATGTTTGACATGGCGACGGCGACCGACCTACTTACCGATGCACAATCGGCCTTGGGGCTTACGATTCGAGATACCGATACCCAGGCGATCGACGTAACAGCAACCATGGAAGGTATGGCGCGGGTTTCCGACGTTCTGGTAAAAGCCAACACTTTGGCCAACGCATCGGTGGAGCAGTTTTCCATCGCACTCACCACCCGAGCGGGTACCGCCCTAAAATTGATCAACAAAGACGTGGAGGAAGGCGTTGCGGTTTTGGCCGCTTTTGCAGACCAAGGGATCAAGGGCCAGATTGCCGGCCAGCAGCTAGGGATCGTACTTCGAGACCTTAGTACCAAGGCGATCAAAAACAAAGAGGATTTCGAGCGACAAGGGATCGCAGTTTTCGATACTTCTGGCCGCATGAACAACATGGCCGATATAATCGAGGACTTGGAAGACAGCTTGATCGGGGCGAGCGCCGAAACCCAAAAGGCGATTTTGCTCCAGTTGGGTTTCTCGGATCGGTCGGTTGCCAGCTTACAAGCACTTATCGGGCTTTCCGACCAAATCCGAAATTATGAGGCCGAGCTACGGAAAGCCGGCGGGACTACCGAGGAAATCGCGGCGAAGCAGTTGGCCAGCTTCGAGAACCAGATGAAGCTTACCAAGGCCGCAATAATCGACGTGGCGATTACCCTTGGAAATACGATGCTTCCCATTCTCCGCTCTTTCGTCGATGACGTAGTTGCACCGGGGATCGAGAAGTTGGCCGGCATGGCGGAGGCTTTTGCAGATTGGCCCCCCTTCCTACAGAAGGCGACTTTCGCGGTTGCGGGGTTGGCCGCGGCCATGGGGCCGGCGATTATGATCATGGGGCAATTCGCATTCGCGGCAAGCAGCCTGGCGGGAGCTTTTGCAACCTTGGGTGGTAAAACCGCTCTGGCAGGGATCACCGCCAAGTTGGGCGGGGTAATTCCGGCGCTTACCGGGGCCGCGGCGGGTACCGCGGCGTTGAGCGTGGCCGCGGTGGGGGCGGGCGCCGTGATCGGTACCCAGTTAGGTGGGGCGCTTTTGGAGTACGGCGACAAATTGCGAGGGGTAGACGACGCCACACGCGAGGCCGTGCGAAACGTCGGGCTTATCGAGGGGGCGCTTTCTCTTATCGGGCCGGTGTTCACGGGGATTGCGGATCTGGCGGTGGATTTTGGGCAAGGGGTAATGGAAGCCGTGTCGGCGATTCCAGGGGCGGCGAAAGCGGTCGAGGTGGCCATTTTCGCTCTAACGGCACCTTTTAAAGCGGCATCTTTCGCGGCAAGTCAGTTCGGCGATGCAATTGCATGGATGGGGGCGCAGATATTCGAGGCGGAAGACAAGCAAAGCAAGGTTATCCAAACCACGGCGACTTTGGCGCAGGCTTCTAAGCTCGCCGGCGAAATAATTACCGACGAAGCGCGGGCAATGGAAATCATAAACGCCGAGCTTAAAAATCTACAGGGGACAACCGAGGGGGCAGCCGAGGCGACCAAAGAAATGATCGCGGCGGCTTTCGAGGCCGAGGAAGCACAGTTCAAGGCGGCACAAGCGGCGGCGGCGGCGGCGGAAGCGCAAAAGGAGTTCGACGAGGCCGTGCAAGGGGTGGCCGCTAGTCTTAAAACCTCAGTGGCGGCGGCACGAGAAGCCAACGTGATCACCGCGGCGATCGCCAGCATTGGCGGGGTGGCGCAGTTAACCAAAGACGGCGTGGAAGACGTTGCCAACAGCTTGGAGGTTTTGGCGGCCAACGGGGCGAGCGTTGAACCCCTTTTGGCACAGGTAAAAGAGCGCATGGCGGAGTTGGCGTTAGAGGCCGATGCTACCGGGGAGAAAGCGCGAGAGCTTGCGGAATCTTTCGACGAGTTCAAGCCGGCAGCTTTGGCGCAAGAGGTGGCCATTTTCTCGGCAGCTATCGAGGGGATCGGGCCGGTCTCGGAGCTTAGTGCAGACGGGGCCATGAAGCTCGCCGAGATGCTAGCGACCTTGGAAGAGCAAACCGGCGCCTTACCGCCAGAGCTACAGGCGTTAAAGGCCGAGCTATCGGATCTCGGGTTCGACGAAGCGGGGGCCGCGGTTAGGGAATTCGTGGCCGAGCTAGAGAAAGCCGGGTTCGACTCCCAAGCACAACGGGTTCAAACCCTTACCAAAGGGGTGCAGCAGTTCGGCGGGGTTGCGGCGCTTACGGCCAAGCAGATCCAAGCCATCGCTACCGAGGCCGAGGGGCTAGTTGACGCCGGCGAGGACGTCGGGAAAACCCTACAGGAAATCATAAAAGAGGCCGAGCGCCTTGGCGACGTGGATGCCACAGAGAAGCTAACGGCGCAGTTTACCGAGCTAAACGGCGTAATGAGCGAGGATACCGCGCGATCGCTACAAGTGGTCGAGGATTCGATCCTTGCAGCGATGGAAGCGGGCGAGGGCGCCACCCAAGAGTTTCAGGACGCGGCGATTGCAGCCTTGGACGATATCGCGGCCAAGAGCCCGGAAGCAGCCGCGGCGGTCGAGTTGATAAAAGACGAATTCGGTTTAGCTTCCAGTTCGGCAATAGATTTTGGCGGGATAATGGCGGACCTTTCCAACATAATGCAGGCATTCGGCGTGAGCGCCGGTTCGTCTCTGGGGATTGCAGTTGCGGGAATCCAGCAGCTTGGGGCTTCTTTACCGGCGATCCGAGATTTCCAGCAATCGATCTTGGGCGGGGAGGGTACCGGGGCCGAGAAGTTACAAGCCGGCGCCGGCGCCGTGGCCGGCGGGATTGCCGGGGTTGCAGGGGCAACGGGCTCCGGCGGCGCGGCGGTATCGGCGGCCAAAGGCGCCATGGCAGGGGCCGCGGCGGGTGGCCAAGTCGGCGGGCCAATAGGGGCCGGGGTCGGTGCAGCCATCGGCGGGTTGGTAGGTTTCTTCCGGGGTCGAGGGCGCGAGCAGTTGGCAAGCGAGATCCGGGATTCGGTTGGGGCTACGGTTTCCGAGGAGTTGGCCAAGGCGATCAAAGAAGGGGCCGAAGCGGCGGGGCGGACTATCGAGCAGGAATCCCTTCTCAACCTTGGCGACATTATTGCCCAGGAGGGCTTCGAGGCTTTCGAAGACGGGGTTGCAGGAGCTTCCGAGGCCGCGGTTAAACTACTTACAGAGGTGGCGGCGGGCACGTTGCCGGTTGAAGAGGGGCTCGCAGAGGTTGGCGAAGCATTCGGCCTAATGGCGCAGGAATCTTTCGAAGCGGGCAAGGTCGCAGACGCGGCGCTCCTAAACATCGTAATGGCCACCCGTGAGCTTGGGCAAGAGGTACCAGAGGTGGCGGCTTTCGTTTCGGCGGCGCTCCAAGAGGCCGCAGAGGGGATCGGCAAGTTCGTCGGTGGGATCCAAATAGTGGATCCACAAGATGCCCAAGATCAAGCCACCATTTTCGCGGGGGCTTTCTTCGCCACAATGGAGAGTGAAGGGCTTTTGGCCGCGGTGGACGCCTTTAAACCGGCTTTCGACAAGCTAAAAGAGCAGCTACAGGAATTCGGTGGCGAGGGGGTTAATTTCGGCGGGGTGCAACGGCTTTTCCAGATTGCCGGGCAAGAGGAGTTCCGCCCGTTGCTAGAAGGGGTCGAGGGGCTCAACCAAGCCTTAGTCGGCATGGCGAATAGCGGGTACCTTACCGCGGATTCTTTCTCCGCTTTCCAGCGCCAAGGGGCCGCGGCTTTCGAGCAGCTTACCGCGGCGGGGCTTAAAGAAAACGAAGCCTTGCAACAAATGGCGCCATTCTTGCAGAGCGCCATCGACGCGGCGGAGCGGTTCGGGATTCCGCTCGACGCCAACACCCAAGCCTTGATCACCCAAGCCGAGGCCGCGGGGATCGCTTTTGCCACCGATCCCATGAATGTAATGGCCGATGCTCTGGGGCTTATCGCCGAGCTACTCGGGGCCACACAAGAGCAGTTGGCCGGCCTTGGGGAAACCGCGGCGGCCACCGGGGAAACCCTCTCGACTTCTTTGGGGGAGGAGAGTACCGCCGGCCTAAACGCGGGGCTCGCCGGCGCCAATGAACAGCTAGGCGAGATCGATTCCGGGTTGGCCGGCCTTTCGGATACCGCGGCAACCTCGGTGGGCGAGATTTCGGATACTTTTGCAGCCGGCGGGGAAAGCATAGTAGCGGGGTTGGGGCCGGTTTCCGATGCTTTGGAAACCGAGCTTCGAAACGTCGGGACGGAAACCGCGGCGGCGCTCGATTCGGCTTTTGATTCCACGAACAAGGCTATCGAGGAGGGCTTAGGCGCCGTTGCAGACACTTTCACGGGGCCGGTGGTGGCAGGGGCCAATGCAGCCGTAACAGCAACCATGCGCATCGCAGACGCAGCGAGAGAGGCAGCGAGGGCAGCAGCCGAGATCGAATTTCCCGATGCACCACGGGGCGACGGTGGCGGCGGGGGTGGTGGGGGCGGCGGATCCAGGTCCACCGCTTCCGGCTTTGGTGGTCTCGTCGGGGCCACGACTCGATTCACAGTCCACCCAAACGAATTCGTAAGCGTGATCCCCGCGGGCAAAACCAACGCGCTACGGGCCGGGCGAGACGTAAGCGCACAGGGCGGATTCGGGGGATTTAACCTCCAATTCGGAGATATCAACCTCGGGGGCATTTCGGCACCGGTGGAGCGAGACGCCAAAGGAGAAGAGCGGATCGGGATGACAAAACAGGAGTTGGCCGACGCTTTGCGCGAAATTATCGACGAGGATTTCCAGGGGGTCGTAACCGATTCCATGCGAGAGGCACTTTTCGAGCAGAACTAAAAAGGGGTAACCATGAAAAAGATCACGGCGTTTCTGGCGGTTTTTCTTCTTTTGGGGTGCAGTTGCACCGCGGTGGCACAACGACAGCAAACCCTATTTCCACCCGGCACGGCGCTTTATCCGGGGCTAGTGGTCAACAGCGACAAGAAATCGGGGCTTTTCCAAAAAGACGCGAGCACTTTGGCGTTTTCCGTTAACGGGGTCGAGAGCTTTTCGTTTACAAAGACCGGGATCCTTGGATCGACACCGCCAGCCGGCACCAGTTTTATGGTGCACCTCGACCCGGACCAGGTACCAGAATCCGCCGGATCGGTGTGGGGGCTTTCCAACGGGCTCAAATTCGAGGGGACAACGGCAGACGATTTCGAGATCCTTATTGGGGTTGTAGGGTCACCGACGAGCGACACGGTTTATGTTATGCAGGACAGCGCCAACGCGGAGGAATATTTCTTATCGAGCACTTCCGCAACCTATAAGCCGTTTGTCATTACGGATCTGGCGACCAATGCGCCACATGTAGCGGATTCGATCTGGGGCGAAACGCAGCAAATCTATTGGGAAGGGTCCAACGTAGACGCTTTCGAGACCAGGCTAGGAGCAATCGAGGCGACGGGGACCACGCGAGTTTGGCTAGCAGACTACAACTCAGCCTCTGCTTCCCCTGCCGTGGGCGGCAACGTGTGGCTCCCGATCTCGACGGGCTCGGCTTCCGCCGTGGTTCCGAATCTAGCAACCGCGGTGTGGTTCGGGGGCAATCAAATCGAGTGGGAAGGTAACACGGCGGACACGATCGAGACACGTTTAAAGGCGAGGGATCCGACGGGATCCGACAACGAGATCTGGCTTCCCGACCTTGCGGGCGATATTACGGTGATCGACGCCACAACCAAGGCGGTGCAAATCGGGTCGGTGGTATTTTCCGCGTTGCCTTCTTCCAACAATGGAACGATGGTTTATTGCAGCGATTGTACCGCCGGCACGCCATGCACCGACAGCGGGACGGGGCTTTTTGCCTTTCGAGAGGCCGGCGCATGGAATTGTAAGTAGGGCGGTGATATAAGGGGGGTAACGGCTATGAAAAAAACACTTTTGGTAATACTCGCGGCGGGGCTTTTCCTGGCCTTCGGGCAGTTCCGGCAATTGCAGTTCCCGCCGGGTACGGCACTACTTCCGGGGCTCGCCGTTGATACCGATCGGAAATCCGGGCTATTCCAAAAGGACGGTTCCACCTTGGGTTTTGCGGTAAACGGGGTTGAGAGCTTTGCCTTTACTAAGCGCGGGATTGTACCGGCGTATGGGGAGTTTTATATTTCGACGGCGGCGGGAACGTCCAACACCTCGGGCACACCGCTAAAGGCGCTAGGCACAACCACCTTGGGGGATACAGCGCAATTCGACATGCCAGCCAACAACCGGTTGCGGTACACCGGGGCAAAAACCTCTTTTTTCCATTGCTCAGTAAGCGTTGCGGCATCGGCGGACAAGAACAATTTACTTTTGGAGATATACCTTGCAGACAACGGGGCGGTAGATCTAACGACCCGAGTGGATCGGCAGGTTACCACACCCACCGACCACGCGGCCTTGGGTACCGGGTTTATTGTGGAGTTGGAACGAAACGAATATGTAGAGCTTTGGCTGGATTCGAGCGGCAGCGATCCAACGATTACAATGGATCATGCGGTTTTGCGGTGTATAAGACTTTAACCAAGGCGGGTAGTGATATAGAAAGCGACTCCACCGGGGGCGCATGGGAGAACGAAAATGCAGAAGCCACCGATTATTTCGACGATTCTGGCGCTGAGCGCCCTAATCGCCTTACTGGCATACAGCAGCTATGCACAGCCACCGGACACCGGGATCGAGAAAAGCCAAGCTATCTTCGAGAGTTACAACGTTGCCAGCGGGACGTATATCTTTTGCGACAGCGGGGGGGCTCCAGCCGGGATAAGGTGCGACAGCGGGGCGGGGGCCGACGACGGATGGATCACCGCCAACGGGGTCGAGCGTAAAGCCATCCAAGTGGAAATCGACACGATCAACGCGACTTCTCTGGACTTCCGGGTTGAGGCGCGGTTGGTCGGGAACGAGGGGCAAGCGGCGCAGATCTGGCCGGGTATCGGGGATCACGTGGTAACGGCGACGGGCTCGTTTATCGTCAATATCCCAGATCCCGTGTACCAAGTTCGGCTCGGGTTAAAGATTTCCGGGGATTCCGGGGCACAGGACGTGGACGCCGTTTACAACAGCTTTCCCAAGAGGTAGCCATGAGAAAACTATTAAATATCTTGGGGGTGTGCTTCCTGGCGGTGGTGCTTTTAAACGCTTTTGTTGCAAACGCAGTAAAAGCGCAGTATATCGACGCAAAAACCATCGACATTTTGGGCCGGTTGATCACCTCCACCGGATTGGCGTCGTGGCCAAGCTACGCGAGCGATCCAGCGACGTGCAACAGCAGTTCCGAGGGCGCCTATTACTTCAACACGGTATCGAGCAAGTTCCGGACGTGCGACGGCTCGACATGGGCGGACCGGGAAGGGGCCGTTGATCTAGGCGGGCTTTCCGATGTTTTCGTTTCGGGGCCAGCCGACGGCGAGGTTTTACGGTACGACGGGGTAACAGATAACCGGTGGGAAAACCAAGCGGGGAGCGCCAGCGCAATAGACGACCTTTCCGACGTGGTGATCACAGCGGCGGGATCCGGCGAGGTGCTTTCTTACGATGGGGCCGACTGGATCAATTCGAGCACCGGTACGGGAACCCTCGACGGGATGACAGATACCGACTTTACGGCGCCGGCGGACCGGGACCAGCTACGATTCGATGGGGCCGACTGGCTAAATGAGCCCGACCACGTGGGGCCGACTTTTCTTCTATTCCCGCTTTACGACGAAACCGAGCGATCGATAACGTCCAACACGATTACAAATGCAGACAACCAGATGAAGGCTTTTTGTTGGGTATTCCCATATCCGATCACCGTGGATCGGGTTATCTGGGGCACGGATACCGTTTCCGATGGGGATTGCGATTTTGGATCGGTTTCGGTGTGGGAGCAGGACGGCACGACCAAGCTATTGGATACGGGGCCGGTGGCCTACGCTTCGAACGATCAAACCATCTCGGTGGACATTTCCGACACCCGGATCGAGGCCGGCACTTATTACGTAATTTACACCGCGACAGCCTCAAGTACCAGTTGCCTCGTTTTGGCAGAGGGGCCACCGAGCGGCACAAACGACGGATACGAGGACTTTTTTACCAACATGGAGACCAACGGGGGATGCTCGAAGACGGGCACCGCGGCAAACCCGAGCGTAGCCGGCCAGGTACCGGCAACCCTTGGGGCGATCACCCACAACCAAAACATTTTCAGACCAGTTATTCTCTTTATGGGGAGCTAAGCCAATGGGAGACGGGTACGTTGAACTAGATCCTATGTCCGGTGGGGACAAAATAGATTCCGAATCTCTTGACGTTTCGGGCACTCCGGTTTTGCGCGAGCGGACACGAATGGCCGGCGCCTTGGCGGCGGAGTTGGCGGCGGTAAAAGCGGCGGCCATTGCGGTGGCTTCCTACGGGCTAGGGGTTCGGGAAATTGTATCGAGGGGCACGATCACGGCGATGCAGAGCGCCGTTACCCTCAACGCAGTGGCGGACGATCAAAGCGCCAAGGTGGATTGCTCGGCTTACCGGAAAGCGAATATATGGGTTTCGGTGGCCAGGAGCGCGAGCCCACCGGACAAACTCATCCTTCGAATGCAATACAGCGACGACGATGGCACGACGTGGTATATCGCGGAGGAGCAGGTCAGAGAAGTTACCGACATGGGGTTGGTTCCAACGTCGGGCGGGTACCGGTTCGTTTACGAAATTCTCATCCTGGGGCCAGACATGCGCATGGAAGTGGAGGGGGTTGGCACAGACGGCACACACACCTTTACCGTTACGACCAAACACGAACTGAAGAACTAGATGCCGATAGCGAAATTCGTAACAGCGGGGCCAGCAGTTCACGTAGGCGATTTCTCGGCCAGCCTACTTGCAGAGCTTCGGAAACCCTCTTTCGTTCTGGTACCGATTATCCGGATCGTTTTTCCGGAGACGTCCCAAACCGACGTGCTTTTGCCCACCGCGACTTTGCTAAAGGATGCAGAACATTCGGTTTTTGGGGCGGCGACGGTACACGAGGCGCTCGACGATCCACCGGGCACACCCGATACCGGCACCTATGTTTGGTCAGATGGGACCGACAACCACAAGATGTTTTCTCGGGTTACCTTCGCCAGCCTAAACCCGTTGGCGGTTGCAGTGCAGCGGGTCCGGCTTTTCTGCCGGGCGAGGATGACGGATACGAACCACGGTACGTGGAGCTTTGGGCTTTTCGTGGGCGCTTCCACCTACTACCAGAGCGGGGCGCCCGAACCAGGATACGACCGGTTTACAAACGACGGATTCCAAACCGTTTTTTACGAATTCGATCTAAACCCCGATACCGGGGCCGCATGGACGCCGGCACAGGTTGCGCCGGTTGCGGGCGAGATCGTAAACGCCATCGACGGCCTTGGGGAAGGGACCAACGGCCAGAATTTTACCCAGATGTGGCTAGAAGTGGATTACACCACACAGGACGTGGGCCGTTATAGCATCGTGGGGGTAAACAGCCGGAGCGAGGGGTTATACGAACCCTTGATCCAGTCGATCGACAGCCCGGATGTGAACCTTACTTCGCCGGCCAACGCACTCCAGAAGAGCAGCGCCGGCGCCGTTCTGTTTGATCCAGACCGGACATTTTCCGACCTACTCGCCAGCCAGAAAAAGCTCTCAGGGGCGGCGGTCGATATCCGGTGGATTTCCCCGGACGTTACCGACAAAGCGGATTGGTACACCGTTTTTGTGGGGCTACTCGAAGACCAAGAAGAGATCAAGGCGAACACGTGGAAGCTAAAATTTAAGCAAGACGATACGGCTTTCCAGGGCTCCACCCTACAGCCCAAGTTTACCGAGCCCGACTTTCCCGCGGCGCCGGATCCTAAAATCTACGACATTTATGTACCGCAGATTTATGGGGTCCACAGTAGCCAAGAGCTAAATAACGACGGCATGGTCAAGCTATTCCGGGTGGCCGATGCCGCTTTCGTTTCTTCCTACGGGCGGATCAAAGAGCACACCAACCTTTATACATACGAGAGCGGAGATCCCCCGACGGTTGCCCTACTCACCCCGACAACCGATTGGGTGGAGTGGTACCCAATAAAGAACGGGCGGCAATACAGCGGGGCGCAATTGGTTGGGGCCGGCGCGGCGGCCAACAAGGAAAAGGAAATTCGGGCCGATCTGAAGGGGTACGAAGAGACCGGCGACGGTACCGGGCTTTTGCTTACAAACCCGGCTTTGCAGTTCCTACATTGGTTCGTTAACTTCGTTTTTAGCGAGTACGCCAGCGGCAATTGGAAGGCCACAACGGGGCTTCCGGTAAACACGGTGCGGTTTACCGAGGCTCGGGACTTTTTCAATAGGACCGGGCAAGCCGGCTCCAGGTATATCGGGGGAAAAACGGCGGCATCGGGGATTCTGCAAGAGATCAACCGTTTCTCGAAAAACCTTGAGATAAAGGTGTGGTTCGACAACCTGGGGTTGGTTTCCATCGGGGTAAACGACCATGCGACGATCGACGTTTATCCGACCACCCACGTTATAGAAGAGGGATTGCACGACCTAACAGATCCGAAATATAAGGAGGATGGCAGAAAGATCCTAAATAAAATCTCGATAGCGTATCTTCGGCAAGAGGCGGAAAATCAGTTCCTTGCCAACGTGGATGTGGAAGACATCGAAATCGAAGACGGAGCGGCGGAAAACCTGCAAGCCTTTTGGCTTCCGAGTAGCCTGCCACAGTTTATCGAATGACTATTTTACGATTAAAACCGCGCAGCACTAGAGTTTTTGAGAACGAAAACTGGATCCACCTACAGCCAACAAGTATGTCGGCGGGATGGACGAGCACCGGATACCCGGCAAGCGATACCATCGGGCCGAATGCCGATACACTCGAAGACGGCGGGATCGTTCGGGTCCGCAACCGCGGGCACAGACCGAATTCTCTGCCGGCGGTTTCCGCGGCGGGGGTCGGGGAGCGCCAGCTACTAGGGGAGCGGTTAGGCAATAAGACTTTTACCCTCAGGGGCGGGGAGGTTCCCAACTTTCCGGAGTTTTACGCGGCGCTTTTTGTAGACAATAACGACTCGATCATTGGCGGTGGTGGCGACGGTACGATCACGATCACTTATACCGATGACGGCGACAACGGGCGGGTGGATGCTTGGCAATTAGGGTCGGTTGGCAAGGGGCCGCACTACACCTCTTTCAAAGTAAAATCGATCACAAGCGTGGTGGGTACCGGGTTCGATGCAGCCGGCGGCGGGGCTCCAATGTCCGATGATACGCTTATTGTGGGGCCGGCATGTGCGGATACGATTTACGAGATCGTCGGGTCGAGCGGCACTATATTGGGGGGCGTTTTGGCCGGGGATCCCAACGTTGCGGGCGATACCCCAAACGGTTCCTATGCAGGCGCAACCTCGACGAGTGATCAACGGGCATACGTTTCTTACCCTTCTTTGGCGCCTTGGCAAATCCTCTCAGTTTCGGCCCTTACGATCCATTATTTCGTCGGGAACGAAGCGGGTACCACCGCGGGTTTAGATTTACTGATGCGGTTCGGATCTGGCGATTCGGATTGGGTTATCGGGCACAGCAACGCGACGAATTACGGCACGCTCACTCCGGTTACCCTTTCGATCAACCCGAAAACAGGGAACCCTTTTACTCTGGCGGATCTGGAAACCTTAGAGCTAGGGGTTAACTTCCTGGGGGAGACGCCAGCAAAGGATAAGCGGTGGGGCTTTATTCGGCTTTTCGTTGCTTTCCAGCAAGGTTTCTTCCACCCGAGTATAGATGGGGCGGTGATAGCGAACCAAGATCGGGCGCACGAGGTGGTAACAAAGGACACGTTTTCGACGCCGAGCGACGATAACACGCAATGTTTGCTAATGAACCAGAGCACCGACCGGACAGAGGCGCATGTGGACAACCTGCCGGCGGAAGCTATCAGCGTGATCTCTTTTGCGGGGCATGGGCGGCACACCATGCTAAACCAAGGGGATCCTTTGGGGGCGCAAGCCGGGGACACGCCTTGCGGCATCGGCACGCCACCGAGGGCGAATTCCGCCGATTATTTGAGCCTAATGGATGGGCCGCCCGCGCAAAGCAACGATGGCGGGTTTCGCACCATAATTCGGCTAACGGGCATACTTTCTACCGCTCGAACCCACGTGGGGCCGGGCGACGATCCTGCCGGGTGCGGCACCAACGGCGATTATCCGGGGCTCGACATCGGCTTTGGCAATTTTACAGATCTCGCGCTTTTTCGCACTATCAATTCGTCGGCAGCCGAGATCACCGTTGCGAATGTAAACGCGGCAACGGTTGGAATCGACAACGAAAACAATATTGGGCAAACCCGCATCTCTCAGCTTTTCGCCAAGTGCGAGTATCGACGCAAGCCCAACGGTGGGGAATTGTATTACCATCTTACAATCGACGATCCAACCGACTCGCCAGACGACTCGAAATATATGGAGAGTCAGCACAGCGGAAACAAGAAGTTTGGCGTGGATTTTGCAGGCATTCCCGAGGTTTCCCAAATAACGAGCGTGACGGCGATCTGCCGGGCAAGGGCCGAGCAATTTTCTTCGGCGGGGTGGCGGGTTACCTGGCGACTTGGCACCGACGGCGGTACCGACGTTTCCGAATCGGTGCAGTTAAACGAGCTTTTCGAGGACAAGCCTTTTGCTAGATCTTTGAGCCCGTTTACCGGTCTCGCGTGGACGCGGGCAGAGGTTAACGTTTTGGTGGTGATCTGGGAGGCGATGGGGGAAAACAAGTTTTATTACAAGCAGATCTCGAATCTAGTTCTCGAAATCGATCTAGACTTAATCCCCGAGAAAATCGACGCGGCGCGGGATATCGTTTCTCGAAAGCTCCGGTTACTCCGGAAGCCACAGCCGTTTTTAAAGCTCAGCCTGCCACCGGCTTTCGGCGACGTTCGGATGCTCGACGATGTGGGTTGCATCCACAACGCGATCCCAAGATTATCGGCAACCTTGGGGTTCGAACGGTGGGATCGGTCTCTCATGCGGCTTTTCCGCAAAAAAGTAAACATGATGACCGACCAGGTGGAAACGACCTTCTTAGATGTGCGGGAGTTTCTTACAACCCTTTGGATCACGGGCTCCACCCGAGCCAAGGGGGCCAGCGCAACGGGGATGGCCGTGCTTACGCCGGGGGTTTCCCTCAACTTCGTCCGCACCACAAACGACTATCTACGGGACGATTTTGCGGGGCAGTTCCAAGAGCTAAACGGCGGGGAGCCACCGACGGGGATCAAGGGGATCCTGGTAATAAACGGAACGACCAACCGGGTGGTCAATTCGGCGTTTTCCGAGGGGGCCACAGACGTTTTTACCGGGTGGGCACAAAACATCGGCGCCGGCGGGGCGATTGCGGAAGATCTCGACGATGATATATGGGAGGAAGATCTACAGGGGACGAGGCCGCGAACGGTGGTGCTCACCACGCCAACGGTACCGGCCAACCGTACTTTTATAAACACCACGATGGCCTTTGAGAAGGGGGATGCACCTTTTTCGCCGCAGGGGAGCGACTATGCGGTATCGGTGATCCACAAAGATCCGAGCGGGACACCGCTTTATATAAATCTTTGGTTCGATCCACCGGCTTTCGGCGCCTACGGGTGGGACGTCTGGGGCAATTGCACCAACGCGGGCGATACGCAATGGCATCCTTTACCGGTGCGGAGCGAGGTTACCAAGGACCAATTTAAATTTACGCTCCAAAACGCCGAGGATTCCGCTTCAAGCCCGGTGCAGGACGACCAGACCCTAAACCTAAATCTAGGGGTGCAAACCACCGTCGGCCACCAAAACCGGATCTATGGGGTACAAGTGGAAGGGGGCCGGATCGCCGATGGGCGCGACCAACGGTACATGAGCAATTTTATCCTTACCCGGACGGGGCCGGTGGTTCGGGATGGGCTCGCCTTCTTTCTCGAAAACAACCGGGACCGGCCAACATATCCAGCCGAGGGCCGGGGCACCTTCGGGGTGGAGTTGGAAACGATATGGAACACCGCGCAGCTACCACGCCGGGCGGGGTCGAGGCGGTACGTTTACGGGGTGGTGGTGGATTCCTTTAATTGGGATGTTTGCTACTACGATTGCGACAATGAGAAGTTCGTTTACGAGCGCCGGGTAGCGGGCACAACGTTTTCTTGCGAAAAATATTGGCCGCACATAATGGCGGGGCAGCCGGTGCAAGTGGCTACGAGGTGGATTAGTTCCGAGGGCGACTTGGACGAAACCCCGTTTTCTATCTCAATATTCGTGGGCGGCGAGCAAGGTACCACCACGGTGGTCGGGCAGAAATTCCCACTTCCCACCCAGAGCTTACTTTATCTCGGTAGCAAAGACGGTACCGATGGTGAGATGATAGACGCATGGGTACGGAAATTAGAGATCAAACAGTTTGCTTTACCACAGACGGCAATTAGGAGGCTCTTCACATGAGCACAGACGTGCACCAAGCCCTTGTTTTGGCCGGCAAGGGGTCCAACGTCCTAGAAAGCAAGGTTTCCTCTCTAACGGCCAGCCAAACGCCGGATGCAATATTCCCCCTTTCTCGCCTTGCAGATGATAGGCCAAGCCAGCGGTTTATCTTCCCGGCTTCCCAAGAGGACGACTGGATCCAAGTGGATGTCAACCTTATCCTGGGGGGCTCTTTCGATTCGTGGTCCGGCGGGCTTCCGGGCAATTTTACAACCACCCTTACCGGTACCGGCGCGATCACGCAAGAGGTTTCCACCCCGGTGGTATCGGGGTCGAGCGCCGAAATGGCCAACGGGGCCAACGGCAATGTCGAAGTCCAACAAGATATCGACGTGCAGACCGGGCGGTTGCTCAAATTGTCGGTTTACTCCGAGACCAGCAACGCGGACAGCCCGGTGACCATCGAGGTTTACAACAAGCGGACGGGCGATTATCTCGACGCGCTTGGGGCATGGACAAGGCGAAAGGTAAACGCGGTCGAAAGCGTTATAACGACCTTGGGGAAAACAGAGCTTTTGTTTTCGGTCGAGAGCTACGTTATCGGGCAAGCCGACACGAGCACTTTGCAGGTTAGGATCCACATGGATTCCGCGGTGGCCAACCGTACCTTTTGGGTGGATGACTTGTTTATCCTGCCACGGCAAACCCTTTCGAGCTTCCACAGCCACAACGTTGCGCCGGCGGTGCGGGTTATTCTCGCGCGGTCGGATTACAGCTTGGGGGCCACGGCGCCGGTGGATCACAGCATACGCTTTGCCAGTTCCGGCGATTATCTCAGCGTGGGCAGCGATCCAAACGGGTCGGTGGATTCGGCAAAGTTTACTCTTTCGGTGTGGTTCCAGTGCACCGGGCGGGCCGGCCAGGCGAGGACCATTATCCGGAATTCGGGCGGCTTTTTCCTTATCGAGATAAACGCTTCGAACCAGTTACACATTTTCGCGCAAAACGCAGCCTCAACTACGTTGCTCGATCACACCTCCACCACGACCTTTTTGGCCGACGATGTTTGGCACAACGCGATCATATCGGCGGACGTTTCCACAGCGACGTTGCAGGTTTATATCGACGACAGCTTGGAGAGCATGAGCGGGAGTATCGTAAACGGCCTCATCGACTTTACGCGATCGGGGTGGACGGTTGGCGATACCGGCGGACCGGCGAACGGGTGGGAAGGGGAGCACGGGCACCTTTGGCTTTACCAAGGGATCCAGATCAATATCTCGACAACGGCCAACCGGCGACTTTTTATCAACGGATCTGGCAATTGGGTGCAGCTAGGGGATCGAGGCGAGTTGGTGGCCGGGTCGGATGCAACCCTTTATCTTTTTGGCTCGACGCCGGCAGCCTACGCGGTTGCGGCCAGCGGCGGGATCACCTTTACGGTCAACGGCACACCGACCACCGGGATCGCGGGGGACGAGTTTCCAGCCGAGAGCCAAGCTAGTTTTATTTCCTTTGCAGGGGAATACCAGCGGTTTTATCGGATTCGGTTCCAAGGGACCAACCCGGTTGAGTCGGTTTCGGTGGGGCAATGGGCGGTAGGGGATCCCCTGGCGCTTCTCCGAAACCCAATACAGCAAGAGGTGGAAATAATCGAGGCGTTCAGCCAACAGCAGTTGGAAACGGCCTTCGTGGCAGAAAGATGGAACGTAAAGAAAGAGAAATTGCGGCGCAGAGGGTACCGGCTCAGATTCCGACAAACCGACGAACAGCAACAACGTTGGAGCGAGGAGTTTTGGTACCGTTCGGAATTCGGGGGCCGGGGGGTTATCTTTGTTCCCGACGACCAAGGGAATGTGGTTTTACATGCCAAGGTTACGAAACCAGAAACGAGCCTAAAGAAACGAACGGCAGATATACAGACGACCAATCTTGACATAGTAGAAAGCCCACACGGGATCGTTACAAGTTAGGGGGGGCGAAAGGTGATCATCAAATGCCGGAGCTACAACAAGTGGACCAGCTACAATTAGGCGTGGTGCTCGCAATAGCGGTTGGGGCCGTTAAACTAGCGGAAATCGCCGTCGGGGCCGTTCGGGATGCTTACAGGAAATCCACAGGGAATCCGATAGCGCCTACCGTTTGCCCGCTAAACAACGGGAGCACCAAAGCAATGGTGGAGTGGCTAAAGACGATCAATTCATCTCTGGAACCACTGCAAAACCTTCCAGTGCAGTTTTCGGCCCTAAATGATCGGGTTTCCGATCTAAAAACGGCAGTGGACGGGGTAAAAACGGACACCACAACCATAAAAGCCAGGCAATAGGCGGGTGGTGATATAGAATGGCGGAAATGCTAAAGCGCGCGGTGGAGGTTTTGCCCAAGAGGTACAAAGGCGCTTACCGTCTAAACGGTGGTGACCTGGCGTTGGTCGGGACCGTCGGCGGCAGCACGGCTTTCGTGGTGTGGATATTTACGCTTTTTGGGATAGAGATCCCACAAGGGGCGGCGGGTTTCCTGGGGGCGATCCTTGGGTTACTTGTCGCACGTTTACTTAAACCGGGAGGAAAAAATGTTACCTGACTATGATCCAAGCAATGTCGATTTATCGCCAGACGAGCACCTCGGGGTCGAGCCCATGTACCGGGCGATCCAGCTTGCCCAGGAAAGGCTCAGCGACGGGGCCGACTTGGGCGACATTCGCGCGATCCCAGAGATTGCTTTGGAATCGGCAAAGACGGTCAGTTTTATTGTTCGAGGCAATCCGGGGGATCCTTCGGATGACGACGCCATCGCAGACCGAATCGCGGCGGTGGCTTTCGGGATGCTTCGAGCTTCGCAGGTACTTAAAGCAAAGGCGAAGGGCCGTCCCGAGTAAACCTGCTCGGGCAGAGGCGCCGGCGGGGCTTTAACGTCCTATCTAATTGGCGTGATAGCGCGCGCCCGCCGGCGCTCTCGGAGAAAAAGAAAAATGAGCGAATTCGACGAAGCGATCAAGACGGTTTTAAAGAACGAGGGCGGATACATCGATCACCCGAAAGATCCTGGCGGGGCGACTAATTACGGGATTTCGGCACGGTTTCTCCACCGGATAGGGGACAGCAGACACCCGCGAGAGATTACCAGGACCGACGCGGTGGAGCTTTACAAAGTACATTTTTGGGAACGGTACGGGTACGGGCAGCTTGAGCCCCAAAGCCTTGCGACCAAAGTTTTCGACATGGCCGTAAACACGGGGCCGGGGCAAGCACATCGAATCTTCCAACGGGCATTGCGGGCGAACGGTTGCCATTGGGTAGATGACGACGGCGCCTTGGGGCCGATATCGTTCCATGCGGCAGAAAAGGCAAGCGAGGTGCCGTTGATCACCTCGATTCGGAGCGAGCAAGCAGGCTTTTACCGGCTTTTGGCAGCGGTGGAGCCAGAGAAGCAAGTTTTCCTAAACGGTTGGCTCAAACGAGCCTACGAGGAGGTTTAAAAACCATGGCGCCAACACCTTTAACAAAAGACGAGAACAGGTACCCGGTGCAGCAGAGCGCGGTTGGAAGCGCGGCTAACGCCGCGGTGGCGATCACATTCCCGGCAAAACCAGGATTCCGGCACATGCTTACCAACCTTTTGGCGGACTACGACGTCACGCCGGCGGCGGCGGGAACGGTTGTGATCGAGGGGGCCGATACCGTGGGCGAAGTGGATGTTGAGGTTACCGTGGTCGTGGCGGGCACGATTCCGATCATGGGGTGGAATCTCTACGGGCTCGAAAACACCGCCATGGTGATCACCCTTGGCGCCGGCGGCGGTGGGGTTACGGGAAGACTTACGGCCCAAGTGGTCGAAAAACCAGTTTAGGAGGGGTCCATGCAGGTATATCTAGACGCCGGCGCAACGAGCTTCGGGCTTTTGCTGGACCGGTTTGCGGCTTTAAATCTTCGTGGGTGCCGGGTTGGGCATGGGACAATGGCCGATCACAAATCCACCATGAAAGAGTTGGCGAGGTGGGTGGCCAGGCGGCCTAAATCTCGGCATATCTACGTCGTAAAAGGGGCCACAGCGCAAGAGGTTTCCGACAGAGCGGCGCAGTTGGCCGCATGGGCGGTAGAGTACGGCATCGAGAAACACGTTATTTTGGAAATGGGAAACGAGGTCAACCTGGGGGGCGAGTGGCGCGACCGACCGGAAGACCTTGGCGAGTTGGTGGCCGAGATCTGGGGGCGGATTGAGCCAACGGGGATCAAGGTGCTTTCTCCGTCCATTTCGAATATCGGGCCGGCGGAGTTGGAGTATGCAGCCAAGATGCTCGGCAAGATCCCCGCGGCGGTGGGTTTTGCTTTCCATCGGTATACCACGCCGGATCTTTCCAAACCCCGATCGGGGTATCTTTCCAGGGTTGCAGAGGTGGAGGCGGTAAAAAACGTGGCCGGCGCGGGGCGCGAGCTTTGGATGACAGAGACCGGGCAGAGCGAGGTTTATTACCGCAGCCAGCCATGGCCATATTGTTGGCGACAGGACCGGCGCGAGCTATCGGAAGACGAAATCGCCAGGCAAATGATCAACGACCTTCGTTTCTGGTACGAGACCGAGTTAATCGAGGGGGTTTCTTACTACCAGTTAAACGACGGGCCGGATCCCAATAACACCGGGCACCGGTACGGGTGGCGAGATCTCGAAGACACTTACAAGGACGAGTGGAAGTTAGTCGCCAGGCTCATGGGGCCAGAAATCGCCGTGGTAGACGAAGCGGGGCCGGTGAGCCCGGTTGCGGCGGTACGGCGGGTCGAAGCCAAACATCGGTGGTTCCACGAGCCAGAAAAGCCGGTGCGGAATTCGATCCCGTTGGGGAATTCGCTTTTCCATGCGCTCGGCGGGATGCCGAGGGACTATTACGAGACGGTGATCGACAACCTGGCGGGGTTGGTAAACGATGCTCGGTTTAACATCTCCACCCTTGGATGGGGAAAACTGGGGCCGGAAACCCAGACGGCGCCAGCGGTGATCCCTTTTAAAAAGGGCGGGGCTCCAGATTATTGGGGGTACAGCCGAAAGGTGGATCCCAAGTTCCTAGATGAAATGGAGGTTCGGTTGGCCTACGCCGTGAGCAGGGGAATTCGGCCACAGCTAACGGTATTCTGGGGCGCTTTCCAAGAGATGTTTATCGACAAGGAAGCGGGCAGCGATACAACCTTCCATAACGATGCTATCGAAGACTTTCTTCGGGCAGTTTGCCAGCGGCTAAAGGACCACCCGGCGGTAAACGTCGAGCTTTTTAACGAGATCAACCACGGATCGCACCTTGCGCTTATCGGTCGCAAGAACCGTGCCAAGTTTATCGACAAGTGGGGCCGCTTTATAAAAGAAATCCTTCCCGATGTGCTTTTGTCGGTCTCGGGAGAGAATATCGACCACCAAGGCAAGGAAGGTGGGTACAACTTCGCGTACCACGGAGAAGAGGTGCTCGATTACTGGAACGTGCATGTCAACCGGGACAAAAACCCCGCGGTCGAGGGCTTTCCGCCTTGGGTGCGCACATGCTGGCACCTAAACGACCAGGCGTTTGCATTCGTGGCCGGCGGGAATCGAGGCCAGGGGTTCGGGCGAAACGATGAGCCTATCTTCCTGCAAACCGAGAAGCAACACAAAGAATGGCCTTACGGGGGCTCCTCCCGAGATTGGCAAATGTATGGAATGTCGATCTTTGTGGCACTTTGCGCCGGCGTGGGAACCACGATCCACAACCAAGGGGGCTTTTTCCTGGGGTACAACAAAAAGCGACCAAACCGGCCAGATCCCGATTTCCCGCAGACGGAGCCGATCTACAAGGTGGCCGCTTTCTACCAGAAGATCACCAAAACGTTTCCTTTTGCCGGGTGCACGCCGTTTAACTCCGGGTGGAAGGGTAGCCCGGTTCGGTCTCTTTCGGGTACCGGCGGGGGCTCTTTTAAGGCGTTTTGCCTGGCCGGCCAGGACGATAAAGAGATCATCGTTACCGTGCTCAAGCCCGAGGGCAACATAGGTTTTGCTCTGGGGGCGAAAAGCTACCGGATCGACGCCTACGAAGTAGATGGGGCGCTTATTTCGAGCGGCACGGTGGGGCCGGGCGAGGTATCGTGGAAGCTACCGAAACCCCAATGGAAGTACGGGTGTATTTTGCACCTTACGCAAATCTAAAGAGGGAAGAAAATGTCATTTTGGAGCAAGATAAAACCGAAAAAATCCTGGCTCAAACACGTCTGGACGGGCGCCAAGATAGCGAACACCGTTACCAAGTTTATCCCGATTATCGGGCTCCCATCCCAGGTGATCGATATCCTCAGGGGGACCATTGCGGTGGTCGAGGCTCGGGGCGGGAAGGCGAAGGCGAAGAAAGCCATCCTTTTGGCGCTTCCGTTGCTTAAAGACTTGGGACTAGACAAGATCCCTGTGAAGAAATTGCACCTCGGGGTCGAGCTTCTCTTGGATCCCGATGTGGCCGGCGATTTCGATTACGCCGACTTTATGGAACGGGTCGAGGCGAAACGCAAAGCGGGCTTTACCGACGAAGAGATAGAAATTCTCCGGGCGCTAGATCGGATGCTCGGCGGGGAATAAAAACAGGGAAGGAAAGGAAAAAAATCAAATGGCAAACCAATTCTACACAAAGGCGCTGGAAAAGTTTTTGACGGGGTTGCTCGGGGATCTTACCGCCGTTGTCGTAAAAACCCAATTGCTCGACACGGGGGTTTACACTTATTCCGCCGCACACGAATTCGAGGACGAGCTTTCGGGCGAGCAGTCGGAAGCGGTCATCGGGGTCACAAGTGCGGTGGGTGGCGAGGTGGATGCACCAAATACGACGTTTTCCGCCGTTTCCGGGGATGAATCGGAAGCGTTGGCGGTTTTGGTCGATACCGGTGGGGCGCCATCCACAGATCCTTTGATCTGCTACATCGACAGCTTTTCCGCGGGGATGCCGGTTACGCCGAACGGGGGCGATATCATCATCGCGTGGGCGAGTGGTATAGTATTCCAAATCAACCAAGCCGTCTAAAAGGCGGGTGGTGATATAGAAAGGGGGGCGACGGCCCATGTCGAATTTAATTATCCCTTCGGGGAGGGATTACACGCTCGAAGAGTTGGAAAAAATCTACGGTGAGCAGGCGACCGAGGAAGTGCAGGCATCCCACAAGCGTTTTAAAACCGTGCAAGAGCAGGCGGCGAAACGGTGCCGGGCGGCCATGAACGTTTTAACTTTGAGAGCCAAGGATAACCACAAGAAACCACCGACACAGGTTATCCGGCCTTGTGCTGTGCGGGCGATCGCTGCCAGCCGGCAGTAGAGGGAAAGATGTCCGACTATCACGTGCTAAACGGCTTAGGCGATGGACGCACTTACAGGATTGCGTTTCATGTTCCAGTGCTAGACGAAACGAATCGAGCGGGCGTTAAAATACGCACCGCCATACAACAAGATCCAGCCCGCAACCAAGAAAGCAAGGTGCCGTGGATTGACGCGGGCGAACAAACACGACTCGACGCGGGAGAGTTAGTGGAGATTGTAAAGCCGTACCGGCGCAAAGCGGGCGCAACGGTAATGGAAGATCGGGATCGGCTCGATGCACTCTATACGGCAACGGTGCCGGGCGTGCAGGAAGAGCTTCGGCGAGAATATCAATATTGGGGGTTCGACCGGGATATCCCGTGAGGAGACACCATGGAATTAGTACCGATCAAAGTAAAAATCGGGCTTAGGCCAAACGGGCACGCCGATCACCCTCGATGGGAGTTATTGCCATCCTACGATAAAGAAACGGCGGCGGCGGCAATGCCGGGCGGGTGGAAATACGACAAGACCAGCGGCCACCAAGAATCAAGCGCCGACAGTCCAATGGGGATGCAGTGGGGCGTACTATTGGTAACGGAAGCGTTTTCCATCGAAGCGTTGGCCACCTTCCCGACGCTCATTACAGTGCTTACCGAGGATGAGCTAGAGGAGTTTTGGGACGATCGGGCACACGCACACATGCCAGATTACGACCGGAACGATACCGAGCTTCGGGGGCTCCGAGAAGAACGAGATCTGAAAAGAGAGATGGGCATTGCCTACGGTGGCACAGAAGTCCAATTGGCCAAGGCGCTCGACGCGGACGATCCCACGCCGGGTGTCGTAAAAAATAAGATGAAAAAATGGCGGGACGCAAAAAAGATTCTGGACGTGACAATAAAAAAAGCATCCTAATAACGGTTCCTTGTTTACACTGGATCCACAAGACCGTAGCCCGGTGCTTACTCCTTTTGGCTATGGACAAAAGGTACAAGGTTAAAATCGAATGGCCAAGCAACAAGCCTTACGAAAACAACTTGCACCACATCGTTAAAGATTTCCTAAAAGGTGGATACGATTATTGGCTTTCGATGGACGCGGACAATCCACCCTTAGAAAATCCGCTTGATCTTGTGGCGTTCGACAAAGATATTATCGGGTTGCCTACTCCGATCTGGCACTACACCGGCAAGCCTGGCGAGCGCCCGATCTATTGGAACGTTTACAAAATCCACGGCGACGGTTCGGAGGGTTACAACGAATGGCAGGAGCGCGACGGGTTACAGAAGGTGGACGCCATCGGGACGGGGTGCTTTTTGATTGCGCGGCGAGTTTTCGAAGACCCGAATATGCAGAACGGCGCCTTTACCAGGAAGCTAAACCCAAACGGTACGGTTGATCGGGGAAACGATATCTCTTTTTGCGAACGGGCGCGGGATTGCGGCTTCGAGGTGTGGGCGCATTTTGATTACCCCTGCAACCATTTTAGCGAGATCGAGTTAAACGAAGTGGCGAGGGCCATAAAAGGGCTTTGTTAAATGGCGACGACGGCAACACCTTGGGTAGGCACACAGGGCGACAAGCTCTATCTAACGTCCGGTCAGTTTACCTCCACCTTAAAAACCAGCCAGTCGATTAACACCAAAGACGGTTGGTCGAGCGGCATATCTTACGACGGGACAGATACGCCATGGTGCGGGAATTGGTTCGAAAAGCTCTTTCTACAGAGTGGCCAGTTTAGTTCCGTTGTAAAAACCAGCTTTGCCCGAGTTGGTTTTAGCCCAACCGGCATTTCTTGGGATGGGGAAAACACGCCTTGGTGCGCGGATACCGGAGATAAACTTTACGTCCAAAGCGGCCAAATCACCGCAACAGTAAAAACGAGCCTGGCCGTTGGCGGTGTGGATAATGTTCTGCAAGGCATATCTTTCGACGGCACAAATTCTCCCTGGACGGGGAACCAGGCCAAAAAACTTTATCTCCAAAGTGGTCAATTTTCCACAACTTTAAAAACAAGCCTAGTCGTAATTACCGTCGATGCCAATCCCAGAGATATTTCTTGGGATGGAACAAACACCCCTTGGATCGGTGAATCGTTTGATAAGCTCTATCTACAGTCCGGGCAGTTCGAATCCACCATAAAAACAAGCCAGGGGATAGGTGGCGTCGAAACAAATCCAAAAGGCATTTGTACCGACGATGTAAGCGGGAGGCTAACGCCAGCAGGGCCGGGCGATCAAACCATTTCCCCGAATGCTTTGGAAGCGCCGACGGCAATTGGGCAACCTACGGTTACCACCGGCCCGGTTACGATTGCGCCAAGCGCCTTGGCGGCGCCCACCGCTATCGGGGAACCATTGATCGCAGTCGGCCCGGTTGGCGCGATCCCGGATCCCTTGGCGGCGCCAACGGCTATCGGGCAGCCGGCGGTTACCACCTCGATCACCATTTCCCCCGACGCCTTGGCGGCACCAACGGCAATTGGACAGCCGACGGTTACCACCGGCCCGGTTACCATTTCCCCGAATGCTTTGGCGGCGCCAACGGCCATCGGGCAACCTACGGTTGACGCCGGCGCCGTTACGATCGCGCCAAACGCCTTGGAAGCGCCAACGGCAATCGGGCAGCCGACGGTTACCGCCGGCGCCGTTACGATCGCGCCAAACGCCTTGGAAGCGCCAACGGCCATCGGGCAACCCACGGTTACCGCCGGCGGGGCTACGATTGCGCCAAACGCCTTGGAGGCACCAACCGCTATTGGGCAACCCGCGGTTACCACCGGCCCGGTTACCGTTTCCCCGGACGCTTTGGAAGCGCCGACGGCAATTGGGCAACCCGCGATTACCGCCGGCGGGGCTACGATTTCGCCGGATCCCTTGGAAGCGCCAACGGCCATCGGGCAACCTACGGTTACCACCGGCGCGGCGACGATCGCGCCAAACGCCTTGGCGGCACCAACCGCTATTGGGCAACCCGCGGTTACCGTTGGCGCGATCACCATTTCCCCGGATGCTTTGGAGGCACCAACCGCTATTGGGCAACCCGCGATTACCGTTGGTAGTGTAACGCTCTCACCGAGCGCCTTAGAGGCTCCCACGGCAATACCGGCCCCTGGGGTTGGTGTTAGCTCGATGACCATTGAGCCTAACGCTCTCGCAGCCCCAACGGCCATTGGGCAGCCGGGCGGAGGGTACGGAATAGATCCTGTTTTGTTAGAGGCGCCAACGGCCATTGGCCAGCCGGCGGTTTCCATCGGGGCGATCACGATTTCGCCAAACGCCTTGGCGGCGCCAACGGCCATCGGGGAACCAGGGGCTTTCACTTGGTGGGATTTTAATCCTGGGGGGCCATCGCGGGAAACCTGGGAGCTTACCAGGATCACAGCAAACGCACCGAAAAGGAAAAGGGCTTCCTTTGTGCTCCGGACCACCGGGAAAGCTGGTAGGAAATGAGAGAATCAAAAGGACCGGTTACCAAAGCAACGGGCGAAAAGTTCTGGCTCGAAACGGCGATTCCGTTTGCCATTCCTGCCGGCGAGACGATCACCGCGTTTAATGTGCAGGCGATCGAGCGGGGGGTTTCCCCGATTGTCTACAGCACAGATGCACTTTTCGGGGTAGTGGTCGAAAAAACGATAGATGCCCCAAACAATCTAGTAGCGGCGCGGGTGATCGCCGATCCTGGCGGCACAACGGTGGGGGAGTATCTCGTCGAATTCGAGATCATCACCGACGGGGGCACGAAATTCGAGATCGAAATCTTCCTAAGCGTGGTAACGGAACGAACACCGGTGCTTTACGTTACGAAGAAAGAGCAAGAGACCTTCCCGGTGGGGGTGGATTTTACCGACGTTTTGGCTACAGGGGAAGCGGTAAGCAGCGGGACGGTCGAGGCCGTCGAGAAGTTCGCCGGCGCGGACACCACGTTGATCCTTTTTACGTCGGGCACGGCGGTCGTGGGTTCCGATGTGGTAACGGGGCAAGCCAAAACCTTAAACGACGGTACCCAAGTCAACGTGCACACCGTAAAATATACGGCGATTACAGACGCGGGCAACATCTTGATCGAGTGGGCCGAGGTCGAGGTGGAAGCGAGCCAAACGACGGAACCCTAGAAGATTCCGCGATTCCAATTTACCATCAGATCCTTGCCATTCGGCGTTAACGGCCTTTCTAAAATCCGCAGGCATCGCTTGCAGAGGGCTTTCCCCCTCGTCCAAAAGACGCGATCGCACCGTTTACATTTTTGCTTTTGCATCGCCGCAACCTTTCGTAAGCGGGGGGTGATATAGAGTTACCTCGGATGCCGGCGCAACCGTTCGTACAGCAAACACCCGTCGTTTTGCCGTTCCCGGTGGCCGCTATTGCTTACCAGGGTCCGCCCGTGTGACATCCACGGCGGGGTTTTTATCCGCATATCCGAGAGGCCCGGCGTTGGGTACCCGCCTTCGTACCAATCGACGGCCCCATATCGGTCGAGCAACCGGAGCGCGGCCTTTACTTCGGCCATGGCGGTACGGCGCTCCAGGTAGAAGATCTCGCAGATAGTGCAACCGCTCGTCGGGGCTTTCTTTCCCCCATATTCCCGATGACGCTTGCAGGGGATCGGGATAGTGATCTCGGGATCGCGGATTTTAGGGTAGGGCATTAATCTTCCTCTAAATATTGCTCGATTTTTCGAACGGCCTTGGCGATTTCGTCTCGCTCCATTCTCGCAATCGCCAGAGCTTCGGTAATGGCCTTCTGGGGGGTGCTCGCAGAGGCAACCCACCGACCACCGGGGCTCTTTTGGTAATTAAGGTAAGCGGTAAAACCGGGCGGGCCGGTAGGATGTGGGTGCACTCGCACTCCACCGCGGCGGGCGGCATAGTGCCAGCCGAGATTTTCCCAAACGTCGGGTTTCCACCCTTTGCCAAGCCGGCGGGCGAGTTTGAGGGCGCCTTTCTCCGCGGTTTCGTATTCTTTCCGGGTGCAGCCGCGGCCACAATGTTTCGAGCACTTGATCTCGCTTTCGTTTTTCACATTTTCCTCCCTGAAAAACAGTTCCCGGCCTTCGAGCGCGAAGCGATCCCGCTTTCGGTATTCGGTCACGGGTCGGCCCTTTGCATCGTAAGCAACCCGGAATGGACATAGGTACCGGACGAGGAAAAAGACTTCTCTGGCAGCTTTTCCCATTTTGCGCCCATGGTGGTAACCCAATATCGGAAACGTTCGGAGATCGCCGCGGTTCGAAACGTCCAACCTGGCCCCATCACCGAGACCAGCTTTCCGCCGGGGCGAAGAAAGCGGGCAGCATAGGCGACGTGGTAGACGTCGGTTTTAAAAGGCGGGTTCATTACCACGGCATCGAAAACCGGAGTAGGTTTAAAGGCAAGGAAATCGAGCACCGCCACCTTGAGCCTGTCGAAACCGTCCGGAGCCAAGCCGGCGATCACTTTGGCATAGGGCTCGAATTGCTCGACAGCGAGCACCGTGGCGCCGAATTGCAGTGCCGGCTTTACGATGGCGCCTTTCCCCGCGGAGGGCTCCAGAACGGTAAAATTGGGGGCGACGTCGGCAAGGTCGAGCATACGGCAGGCAAGGGGCTCGGGGGTTTCAAAGAATTCGTTTTGCCGCTTCCAGTCAATGTATGTGCCGGTCTCGGCGGCATCCTCCACCGCTTCGCGGGCTTCCCCTTCGAAAATGTGCGCTTGGAGCGACCGATCCCATTTTCCCCCGAGGCACTCTAAAATCTTGTTGATCTTTACGTAGGTGGGGCGGTCGAGCTTCGCCACGATCTTAGCGGCATTTTCTCGCCAGACCATATTGGCAAGGATACCGCGTAGGTTAGGATCAATCGTCAGTGTCGGCATTATCGAAACCTCTTTTCGTTCCCGGTACGCCAGAAACGAGAGTTGTGCAAGTAGTGGTTGACCCGCCTTTCGCTCCACGGCTCCATACGGGATAGATTCGAGAGCCTATCGGCGAATTTTAGCTGGATCCCTCTGGGGGTCCGCAGCCGCGGAAAGTAGAACCCTTTGGAATCCTTCTGGCCCTCATGCGTTACTTCGTGCACCAAATCGGCGACGTCCTGGCCGAATTCGGCATGGATCTCGCTATAGTCGTGCTCGGTATCCTCGATCACATCGTGCAGGAAAGCAGCGGCATGGAGCGCGGTATCCTCAGGGGCCGCGGCGCGGACAATCTCGAAGACGTGGCGGCAGTGGGCTTCGAGGTAATCCTTTCCGTCGTCATCCGTTTGCCCGGCGTGGCAATCCTTCGCAAAAAGGTAGGCGTAGGCCACCGGGTGCTCACCGTCCAAGGTACCAATCCCATCGCACCGGTGGCAGATCCCCGAGGCATTGAGGGCGGTGGTTCCACTTCCTTGGCAGTAAAAGCATTGGATGCGCACTAAACCGCACTCCAGAGCGCCTCATGGAGCGCCGCAGGGTATTCGGTGGTCAACTCGACGCTTACCACCGGGCGCTTGTAATAGGAGTTTACAAACGATTTGGCGGATTCGGCACTTCGCGCCCTACACTCGGCGAATTGGCCGTTTTCGAACCAACAGAGAAAAACTTTAACCATTTTCTCCAACCTCCATACGTATATAGTACCAAAACCCCGTAGATAAGGCAAGCATAAAATACATTTATTATGTGGTAGGTTGAGGTGTGCGAAGTCGAACACCCCTAAAACGCCGGCCAGGTGTGCGAAGACGGACACCCCTAAAACGCTCGCAGAGGAGCACCGCCGGATCGACGTAGATAGTGTGCGAAGTCGAACACCCCGGATCGGCTCGCAGAGGGACCACCTCGAAACGCTCGCAGAGGGGACCACGTGAAATGTCGGCCAGGTGTGCGAAGTCGAACACCCCATTTTTGCTCGCAGAGGGGCCACCCCGGATCGCTCGCAGAGGCGGGCACCGGATCGGCTCGCAGAGGGAGCACCTCGAAACGCCGGCCAGGTGTGCGAAGTCGAACACCCCTAATCAGGCGACGTTCGCAGAGGGAAGGGTCAGATCGGGCAAAAGGAAGGTGGGGGGCTTTCGCCCCCCGAGGGGTAGGGTTTAGGCGTCCGGGCAATCGGGGTGGTGGTCATCCATCGGGCGATCGCAGTTGTAGCATAAATCCGGAACGGTCTCGGGCTCGCCGAAAGGGTAGTACGCTGGAATTTCCATGGTTTGCTCCTATTTTCCGATAAGGGTTAGAACCAGGCGACCAAAAGGGGTCACGGGGAAGGCGCAGTTAAGCCAGATAACACCGATTGCGATAAAGGCGATAATTGCGAAAGTCATTTTGATCCCCCCGAAAGCTCCACCGGGTTACCTACCACCGGCCCTTTGGGCTCGGTAGCGTTATCCCCGGTGGGCGCAAAAACCGTCGAGGCCGCTTTTGCTTCCCCGTTGCTTTTTGCTGTTTTTGTCATCATACCTCTTATATATGCACGCTTCGTGCCAATAAGGCGCATATATCTATCCAATTAAAGCAAGGTAAAACAAGGGTTTAGGTGATGCCGCTTGGTAGAAAGGCAAAAGGTGTGGGTAGAAAGGGGTATTTCGCACTAAACGTAGGGGGATGAGCCCCACGGGGCTAAGCGGTGTGGATAAAGGGGTTCACCGGATAGGGATGAATTCCACCGCGGGCAAGGTGGGGAAAAGCCCCCCCTGGGGGTGGGGGGCTCCGTTGACTACCAGAGGGTTTTGAGGGGTGGGCGCCGGCGGGCGATATCTTCGAGGCGCTCGACACATCGCCGGTATTCTTTCGGGTCGCACCACGTCGGGTGTCTACCGCCAGAGGTGGCGTTTTCCATGTTGATCCGTTGTTCACGGGCAACCATGGCTACGCGGGCGTAAAACTTCTCCGGGGTTCGACTGTAGTGCACGGCCCAATCTCGAACCCACTCTTTCAGGTCGTCCAGTTTGCACATATCCATTTGGCTATTTCCTTTTATGGATCACGGCGGAAAGATTTACCAATTCGCCGGCAATCTTTTCGGCTACGTTGTCGATGTATCCGAGATTTTGAAGGGGTTCAAGGGCTTTGGCGACGGTGCCGTTTAGCTGTTCCAGCCGGGCGGCAATCCTTTCGAGAGCTTCCACCTTGCGGCGCTCGGTTTCCTGTTCCCGTTCTCTTTCGTTTATGCTTTTCTGGCACATCGGTTTCTACTCCTATTCTTGATCGGCGACGTTTTCGTAGATCTGGAAGATCTCACGGTAAACCGTTTGCAGTTTTTCGAAGCGGGCATCCCATTGGGTGCAAGCGGCCTTCAGGGTATCTTGGATGTAATAATCTCGCCCGTTCGGGTAGGCGGCGCGAAGTGCTTCCATCGCATTTTGTACCGCGGCGCCGGCGTTGCGGAGTTGGCTTTCAAGCTCCTGGCGTCCGGTGCCGTTGTTATGCACCATGGGGGAATACGGTCGAAGCGGTGGCGGCGCCGGCGGGTTGGCCACCCTTTCGGCGTGGGCGGCAACCTCGGGGTGGGCGCCGGCGATCACCTCAGCCGGCGTGGGCGCCCGTCGGATATCCTCTGGGGGCTCGACTCCCGATCCAAAGCAGCGGTTGCAGGCTTTCATCGGGGCATGGGAGGTGCGCTCCACCCGTTCGCCATTTTCGCCAAGCAACCCGTTACCGCCGCACTTTTCGCATGGCACAGGCACCGGGTGGTCGTGGCAAGTGTAGGAAGGATCCCTCAGTTGCACATCCTGGCACGAGGCTTCCCCGTACCCACACGGCGCCGGCTCTTCCCCGGTACCTTCGCACCGCTTGCAAACGGGCTCGTCGGGGCACTCCATCGCGGGCATTCCTTCACAGCGGGTGCATTCTTTGGTCATCGGATTACCTCTTGCTTTCGGTTAGTTGGTTTTGGCAGCCGTTGCAGATAAGTTCGCCGGGTTGCATCCAGCGATCCGAGGGCTTCAGGTGGGTGGAGAAGGTTTTGCACCACGTGCACGGCCCTTCGTGGCGGACCTTGTTGCCATCCTGCATTGTCTTAATCTCGTCCATTATTCACTCTTTCCATGTAGGCGATTCGAGCGTAGCACCGGGCAGCTTGTGTTATGTCCCGGCCAGCGATACCGGCAAGTCGGGCATTTCTGCTTTTCGCCGGCGGATTCTTTTTCCAGTTTTGTTTTTCGCCCGTTCTCGTTTTCCATACTTATAATATACCAATATCTACCGGCTTTGTCAAGTAAAAAGGTGCTTTATTTTGGATTTATTTTTAGGGCTCGATGAGGGCGGGCCCTGAGCCTACGGCGGGAATCGGTGCACTTTTATCCAGTTGGGAACGGCGTAGCATCGGGATAGACAGACCTTATCAGCGGGTTAGTATGCGGTGCTCCTGGCGCCGGCGCGGGAGGTCGAAAAACGGCGGGCTCGGGGCGGGCTCCCCTGAGCAAAAAGATGGGGCGCTTTCGCGCCCCGAGGGTTCGAGCTAACAGGGTTTTATTATGCCGTCCCGGCGCTAGCCTAAATAAGCGGGGTGCATCCCCTCGTCCGCCGGGGTGGGGGCTTTCGCCCCCCTTCTATCTAGAGCCCGTAAGGGCTTTCCATCTCGACTATATCGCTCTGGTTCAGCCAACCGTGCTCCTGGGTGGCCGGGTTGTAACAGTACAGGTAAGAGCGGCCATTTCGCGCCAGGGTCCAGGTCTCATTTCCGCCCGAGCCAGGTACCCATTGGTCCCGACCGTTTATCGTGGCGTCGAAAAACTCACCGGTTATTCGTCCGTCGTCCACCGCTACTATAAGTTGCTCCATCTGTTCCTGGGTCATGGCTTTTTCCCCTTTGCTTTTCTTTGTTTCTTTGTTGCTTTCCATACTTATAATATACGATATTCTACCGGTTTTGTCAAGAGAAAAAGGGATTTATTTTGTATTTATTTTGCCGCTAAAATTTTAGCATACCCGGCGTGAGTGGTGGTTTTTTAGCATCCCCCTTCGGTGAGATCCCTAGTCGCTACGTCTGGCGGTGGAGCTTTTGCAAAACCTCGACGGCTTCTTTTTGCGTTTTGGAATCATCCGGCGGCAGAGGCGGCAAGAAAGCCCGGCGGGCGAGCACTTTAAGCGCATACCGGATTACCCAAAGATCGTGTTCTTCTACCTCGATTATTATGCTCATGGTTTTACATCTCCCGCCATCGCCAGGTTGGTTCGGTATCTGGCGGCGACTTCCGCCGGCCCCAGGATTAGATTCTCAGCGGCAAACCAAGGCGGTACGGTGTGCGGGCCGGCCTTCGAAGCGGCATCGGCCAGCCGTACCGATTCGAGCGCCAGATCCGCGCGGCGGTTCACTTCCGCGACGGTGTAGTGCTTTTCCCTGGCGATCGATTCGGCGCGGTTTAGGATCCGCGCTTCTTCCGCCGAGCACCATTGGCACTGCCCGATGGCGTTTCGCCTTACCACCTTGCGGTCACATTCGTTACAGTTCATCGGGTACCTCCAGTGGTGCACTCGTCGCAATAGGCGTGGCTTTCGCCGGCCACGTTCTCTAAGTGGGTTGCCGGTCTCCCACAACCCGTCCGCAAGCAGTAAAGGGCTTGCCCGGATCCACCGCATGTTACGCAACCGGCGGCGGCGCCTTGGCATACTTCGCATTCACCTTCGGTGTGATCCCCTTCTTTCGCCAGGGTATCGAGATCGCCGGCGGCCTTTGTCAATATCTGGAAAGCCCGTTGCGCCTTACCGGTATCGAACCCTTTTAGGTCACCAGGATTCCACGATCCGCCCTTGCGGGTGGATTCCGCGGCGAGTTGGTAAACCTCTTGCGCTAACATTGCGATTTCTTCGTTAGTCATTGTCCGTTCCTTTCCAGTTCGGCTAAGCGGGCGAGCACAGCGCGGGCGGCATCGTCGGAGAGCCGTACCGTTTCCGGCCAGCACCAACTGGCGCCTTCACGGTCGCCCCAAGGTCCAACCAATAAGGCGCCGGTGTTCCGGGCGGCCATTGCGCGGAGAGCGTTTCTCTGTGTTTCTGTCATCGTGCTTTCCCCTTTCTTTGTGCTTTCCATACTTATAATATACGATATTCTACCGGTTCTGTCAAGGAAAAAGTGCGATAATTATGCTTTTAATTCGAGGGTGGCTTTTTCTCATTTTTCCAACCTCGGGCGAAATATTCTTGGATTTCCAAGGCGACGTACCGGGCGGGGTCCACCTTCCCCGCGGCGGTATCGATCCTGGCCTCAATCTCGGTATCTAGAACGTGGTCGAGGTAGTAGAGGTGCACCAACCGATCCACGTCGGTGGGATACATGTCAACGTGATCCCACATCCATTGTCTAATCGCTGTAAGGTCGATTCCGTTGGGTATCGTTCGATACATGTTATTTCCCCTGGCGGAGCCGAGCCCGCACGTCGAGAAAGGTCAAAAGGAAACGGGCGTCGTATCGGGGCGAGCACCGACCACAGGACGAAGGCCGGCGGGGGCGCTTAAACTTTTTGGCCACCATGCCGCAACCGGGGCATTTAGCCTCATATGGCGCGCTCGGGGTAGCAACCTCCGAGGTAGAGTAGCACCGGACAGGCGGACAACCGATCCTCAAGGCCATGATCCGCCATGCACGGGCATGGCCAACGGGGCCGGCGAGCGCATGCGCGATCTCGTGTTTAATGGTCTGGGTCACCCGTTCCAAGGTGTTTAGGGCGGCCAGGTGCTTCGAGATCGTGATCCGCTTGGCGCCGGCGCTACACTGGCCGAATCTACGTTTTGCATTGTCAAAGCCAAAGCTCCAACCCTTCTCATCGAGCCCGTGCTCTTTAAAGAGTCGGAGCGCGTTGCTCCGGACGTCGAATAAACTTGCCATGGTATCTATCCCCCCTCTAATTCAAGCGGTCGAGGTCGAAGCCAGCCGCGGTAAGCTGGCGGCGGTATTTTTTTACCATGCGGCGGCCAGCGGCGGCCATGTTATTGCTCAGGCTGCCGGCCCTTGCAAGGTCGTGGCCAAAGCGGGCGTCGTGCTTCGAGAAGCCAGCGCCATCCCGGCGGGTCGCACCGTCGCAATTATCGTAGATAACCCCGATCGCTTCGTGGATAGCGTTGCGGGTTTCGGCGTCGATTTCGGGGGTAACCTTGGCGGGCGCTTGCTCGACGTCGGCGCCGCAGTAAGCGTAGTGGGCGCGGTGGGTGGAATCTACAGAGTCGCCAGCCTCATCCACGATGTCGATCAACTCGAATAACACCCAGTTGCCGGCGCGGCTTTGGTGCCAGTAGAGTCCATGGGCCGAGCATTTATCGCAGCTTTTCTTACCCTTGGCAATTCGGATTTCGTGTGTCATGGTTTCTCCCTCGTTTTCGTTTTGCGCTTTCTTGCTTTCCATATATATAAGGTACCATCTTTATATGGCCGCGTCAAGAAAATAATGCAATAAGAGGGCTTTTTTATCCGGGGGATATACCCTTATTGTTGGCATGAAGCGTGCAATCTATCCTCTATTAGTGGGCGGCCCATTGGGCGGTTTCTTGAGAAAAACAAGGAAAACATCGGAGGTGTGATCTATATCATTGCGAGCCCGCCCGAGGTGTGCCGGATACCCGACCGGATAGGTCAGAGTTAAAATATCTAAAATAGTCCAAAAAGGATTTCCTCAAGCTCCGCGCGGGAATATTTATTTTTATTATGTGTTGTGTGACAAATCGCACAAACTATCCATATAAGGTGTGCATCTCTACGTTTAATCTTTAAAGGTGAAAACCCCACACCCACAATCCCGCTAACCCTTAGAGAACAAAGGCTTTGTTCGACGTCGTGAGGGGTCGTTTAAGGCCGATAATAAATATAAACGACTCCTAGCATGGTGATCTCGATATTTCGCCGCTAACGCACCAAACCCTTATTTTAAGCGCACTTAGAAACACCCAAAACACGGTATATAATAGGTGTAGATTCGGGTTGGCATGGCGCTTGATGTGGGCGGACCATCCATATAATTGGTGCCGTTTATGGGGTAGAAAGCAAAGCCTTACAATTCTCCTGGCATGGGTCATGTAGCGAGCCCGGATCGAGGTGGCACAGGATCTAAAACTATGGGTTTTTCCCACCTTTAAAGATGCAACACTATTCGGCTAAAAAGGTGATTTGGAACACATAAAATAATCCTGCCATCTGGCCGATATAGGCGCCCTATCCGCATGCAAGGCGGGTGCCAAAACGGGGGTACGGCGGGGTTAATTTACTCTTATTAAGGATGAGAATAAATGCGAATAATGGGCATTATTCTCTTGCAAACGCCGGTAGATATGGTACTATTAAGTATGGAAAACAAAGAAAACGAAAACGGAACGGGCCGCAAGGTGGTTTACTTCCCGATGATGCACGGTTGGATTACGGGGATCACCGATGGCGAGGGAATCGTAAACGCCAAGGTTAGCAAAACCAAGGCGGGCGCGAAAGCCAAAGCGGTGGCGTTGGCCAAAGAAACCGGGCTCGAAATCGAGGAGGCATAGGCAATGGCACAGAAAGAGAATGCTACGGTACGTGAGCTGAAACGGTTACATGTGGCTCTAGCGAAACGCGACGGGCTCGAAGGCCACCGGGCGCCTGAGGGATTCGTTTCCAACGTCGTTTGCACCTCGGGTTCGAAGGTCGTTACCCGGCTGAAGGGGCTTTGCAATTTAGTGGAAGCTGGTTTCCAGGTTTCCACCCTTTCGTTTAATCTTTTCGAAATCCAGATAGATGGAATCCACGTGGGCTCCATTTCCGAGTTGGAAAAGCACGCCAAGCATGGCGCGATTGTGACTCGGGGGCCGAAAGCACTTCGTACCGCGGGGCCGTTTAACGCGGACGAGCTTACCCTTTCTCTTAATTGCGAAACGGCGGACGAGCTTACCGACGCCTTGAACGAGCTTTAAAAGGGGGATGCCGTGAAGAAACGAAATCGGATACAAAAGCACATCTTACAAAAGCTGGCTTTTTGGGCTCGGGCGGAGCGGCGCTTCCGGGGTTGGGTGGATCTTGAGAGCCGGCGCCGGGGGATTGCTTCCATCCATGCGGCCAGGCACGAGTTTTTGACCGAGACGATCCCGGCGCTCTACGGTAAAATCTAGCATTATTCTCTTGACAAAGCCCTATAGAAAGCGTATATTATAAGTATGGAACACGACAAAGCAAAAGCGGCGGCGGGGCGAAAACCCCAACGGTGCAATGCGGGGCCAAAGGGCAAGGGGATGGCCCGATGCAAAAGGAAAACGACCGGGCGTTGCTTGGATTGCGGGCGCCCGAGGTGCGGGCACCACGCCAGGCCGGTACATCCTGACCTTGGTGGGCTCCCGAGGGCGAAATCTCTGGATGAGCATAAACGAAATCTTGATCTCGGGTTTATGGTACTTTGTACCGGTTGTATCTTTAAGAGGGACGCCGACCGGCGAGCAAAACGAAAGGGGGCTTTATGTTAAACAAGCGATGAGTGGATCCTAGTCCACTACGGGCGATACTTGGTATGTATAGATCGAAACCCCGGCGCCGGCCACAAGATCAGATCCACGGCGCCGGGGTTTTTGGCTCACGGGGGGGTAAAATAAATCCAAATAAACCCCATTTTTCTCTTGACTAAACCCCATAATGTTGCTATATTATAAGTATGGAAAACAACAAAGCAAACGAGAGCGGCGCGGGGAACACCTTTACGATTAGCGACCACACCGACGAAGTGGACGCCTACTTGCTTGCCAAATGCGACACTTGCGGAACCACCTACCGCTGTGACAAATTCGCCGATGTGGTTTACTTGCAGGACGTCGGTTGCGGCGGTTGCGGCGAGCCTGAGCCTACGGGGGAGCCTGGTACCGGTTGGCAGCTACTTTTCGATCCTGCCGATGACGAGGCGCTTACCCACAACCCTTTTGCCGGGTTGGCGTTTGCTTCGCCGGCGGAAATTCTCGCCGATGCAGAAATCGACGTTTCCGAAATCTAGGAGCCGAAAATGCCGAATCTTAAAGAAGGCGACAGAGTTACCTACAAAACCCCGAGCTTGTGGGATTACAAAGGAACGGTTACCGCGGGAAGGCCGGCGGCGCCATACGAGTCTGAGTCTTTTGTTTTGGTCCGGTGGGACCGGTTCGACTTTTCGAGCGTGTCCTATACTCCCGAATTGGCAAGGATCGAGGCCGACGGCCAGATCAACGCAAAGTGGGCCGAAGGGGGCGCCAGGTGAAGATAACAACGCAATGGATGGTAACGGCGTACTTCCTCGATGGTTTAGCGGCAGACCGGAAGCGGGGGATCGCGCCGGATCGGGTCGAGGCGGTAGAGGCCGCTTTGCAAAATCTCGCCGAGCACCTCGATCTAGACTTTCTCCATGAGGAAGAGATCTCCGATCTGGAGGTCGAGTTGGGAGACCTTTACGACGAGGCGATACCGATCGAGGCGGCCATGGCGGGCCGGCTTTGGGAGAAGGATCCTTCCTGGCCGGCGCGGCAGTTCCGGCTTTCCGATAGGATCGCCAGGTTGGAAACCAAGCCGAGCAAGTGGGTAAACGAGCACGGAATCCCGACGGAAGCGGGATACAAGGCGATGTTCGCGGCAATCGACGAAACCAAATAGGGGGGGCGATGTTTGATCGACGTTTTGCAGAGCAGAGGTTGGCCGGCGCGGCGATAAAGCGCATGATGCGCCGGCGCCGGGTAACGATAAAGGCTTTGGCTTTCCAGATGCAGATCACCCAAAAGCGGGTGCGCGAAGCGCGGGACGAGGGGGTCAACGGTACCTTGATCGTGCAAGATTGGCTCGAAGGTATCTCGAAGGCGATGCAGTGGAAAGGGGAGTATTATGCCGCGGATCGGTAAGGTAAAAGCCCTTTACAAGTGGCTTTTGGCGGCGCTGAAGTGGCACGATGCGCCGCGAGCTATGGGGATCTTTTTCCACGACCAGGATTACGAGAGCTTGGCTTTTATCCAAAAGGAAGCACACCAGAAGGGGGAAGCAGATGCCGCGGATTGACGGGCCGGACAAATTTTACGAGCACAAAGAGGCCGAGCGCGTGGCGGCGCTTTTCCAGACGGGCGATCCCGAGTGGGATTACCGGGTGGTCACTTCCGCGCGGTGGGCGTGGATCGACGTTTACGACGAGGCCGGCAGGTTGGTAGCCAGCAAAGTCTAAAAAGCCGGTACCGGGCCGGAAGGCGCGGGCGGGCGGTGACACAGAAAGGGGCATGGGATGGAGATGCAAAAAGGGTACGTGGAACACTGCAAAACAATGGAAGGGGCCAGATTTAAGATCGGGGATCTGGTTCGGGTGGACATAAACCCCAAGCCGGGCATTAACTACACCGCGGCGGGCAAGGTGCTCGGGCGCGGCGGGTGTGCCGACGGCGGGAGAATCTATTGGATACGACTGGAGGACGAGTATCCCCAGGCGAAAGAGCGGGACTGGTATCCCGAGGAAAAGGTGAACCTCGACACGGTGGCCATGGACTTCGAGCAAATGGACCGAAGACCGGGCAGCATGGCGCTATTCGTGGCGGTGGTCGGATCGTTGGCGGCGTTGGCCGCGGCGGTGTGGTTTTTCGCGTAGAAAGCAAAGCCTATTCCATAGGGTTTCTAGCTTGCGGCGTTTGCTTAATGTGCTACTATCTTGCGATGCAGATTGAGCGTTAGCTCTGGGAAACCTCCTGCGCAAAGGGGCGATCGGCGGCTATTCCCAGAGCTTGCCCCAAGGCCCCCCCTTGAGGGCGTCATCGTCGCTGTCGATCGCCCACCATTGGGGAGCAGCCGGGCATAAACCACCCGGCTGACTTCCATAAAAACCTTGCAAGTTACCGGCTTATATGGTACTTAAAGGACAGATGCCCACCTCCAAAACCCAAGCCTGGAAACACCGCCGGCGAGCTTTCCGGACGGCGCTGGCGATCCTTTTGCTCGGCGGAAAGTGCACCAGGTGCGGGACGAAGGAAGGGTTAGTCACCCACCACGTCGATCCCAAAACAAAGAGCTTTGGCATTTTATCCTCTGGAGTAGCCTACGGGCTCGATCGTTTCCTGGCCGAGGTGGCAAAGTGCATGTTGCTATGCCGATCCTGTCACGGCAGGACGCACGAGGAGAGGGGGGACGCGGGATTTAAGCACGAGCGGACAGCTACGCATGGGAGCACAAGTGGATATCGGCTCGGGTGCAGATGTCCGGATTGTACGAGAGCACATGGGGATTACAACCGGAAGCGGAAGAAAAAATACAGCCCGAGCGATCTCCGCAACCATGGGACGACTAGCGAATGGAGCCGAGGTTGCCGTTGCGACCGATGCAAGGCGGCCAGCCGGCGCTACAACTCCAACCACAGAAAGCAGAAAGCCGAAAGGGGGTGATAAAAACGTTGCTACAAGAACCGACCGCCAAAAAGCCTACTCTTACAGAGCCTTACTTTGCCAGGTGCGTTGCCTGTCATTGGGAGCGTGGGGTCCAAAACACGGACGAAGGCCGCTTTTTCGCCAAGAGCCACACGAAGAGCGCCGGACCTTCGTGTCGGGTAATCCACCTAGTCAGACGGTGGCGCCAGGGCCATTCGGAGATCGTTGACATCGTAGAACGGTGCTCGATCTCGAGACGGCGTAAGGAGTAGGAAAGAGGGAGCCCCACGGGGGGCTCCCAACCCACCGGAATAAATCCAAAAAAACAATTATAAAAGACTTGCTTTATCCGCCTGATATGCTATTATTAGGTTATGGACAACGAGCGAGTTGAGTGCAGGATGTGCGGGGGCGAAGTAGAAAATCGCGGCGTCGTCGGTGGCATGGGAGTCGATTCCGGGCCGTGCCGGGATTGCGGGCACATGCACGTGAGAATGGATGGCCGGTGGACTGTAGTACATACCGGGGATTGCGGGTGCGACCACCTCGGGCATGTAAGGTGCGACGATACCACCCGGCATAGCTTCCGGCCTTGGAGCGAGGGATAATGCTAGACAACCATGATATGCACGTTTTATCTAACCGGTGGGCGGGATACGGGCCGGACCACTTTATCGAAAAACTCCGGACGGGCCGCGGGTGGGTCACCAACGGGGCATGCGGGGTCGAGATTCCAACGGTGTTCCCAACCCGGAAGGCCGCGCGGGAAGCGGTTGACGCCTTGGTTTTGGAGCGGTGCCGGCGCTGGCGGGCAGAGGGGGGCCAGTGAGAGGGCCAACAAGCGATAAGCCGTGGGCGGTGCTCGGCACCTACTCCGCCGGCGAATGGGAAACCCAGGTAGTCAGGGGGCCGGCGGATTCCGGCATGCGCTGGCGGTTAAAGCGGTACAACAAGCGGGGCCAGGTGGTTGAGACCAGAATTTCGAGAGCCACCTACCTCGGAAGCGTGCTCGATATTATGGACGAGGGGGACAAAAATAAAATCAAATAAACCACCTTTTTCTCTTGACAAAACCCCATAATGTTGCTATATTATAAGTATGGAAAGCAACAAAGAAACAGAAAAGGGGCAAGCGAAATGAAAGAAATCGAACGGATAATTAAAGACGCCGGCCACGAAAACGACTCGTTTTTCCACATCAAAATTTCCAACGGTTCCTACATGGACCTGACAATCGAGGGTATCGGCCTTTCTCCCGACGGTCGAAAAATGGTTTCGGTCGCCCACTACTACGAGCAACGTTCCGACTTAATGCGGGATCCGGAGATGACCTTTTTGCTGGCCACCGGTTGCAACGGCTTTGCCGACGGCTGGTACCCCGTGAGCATCCAGATGGACGGGATCGGATACTACCGGGTTGCGATTAAGTGGGAAGGCAGCCAGATGGTGAGCAACCGCCGCGAAATGCGCGACGAAAAGAGCTTTGCCCGTACCTGGAATTCCAATATCCGCCACCAAGGGTTCGCCAAGGCACACAAAGCCCAGATGGCCGCGGCGTAAACCGAAACGGGGCGCCTACGGGCGCCCCCAGAAAGGTGAGAGACCATGGCGCAAGCAGGAATGTTACCGGCTTTCGAGGGGATCGACGGCGAAGGGCTTTACACTGCTGAGCAGTTGGAAGACTACTACCAGTGGGCCGGGGAACACGATGCCGAGCACCGGGCCGAATTCTACTACGCCGGCGTGCAAGATATGTGGAACGTACCGCCGAGCACGATACAAGCGGCCTTGGCACAGGAAGAGGCCGAGATCGTGCGTTTATTCGGGGACGGTCGGCGACGATAAAAACCGCATAATAAACCCATTTTATACTTGACAACCGACCACGAAAGAGGTATATTATAAGTATGGAAAACAAAGAGAAAGCTAATTGGCCTGAGGTCGATTCCGACCAACTCGAAAAAGAGATACTCGCCGCCGAACAACTCTAAGGAGAGCCGATGATTGTTAAATGCGATTGCACTTGGACGATAGATGAGCCAACCCACACAGACGATTGCAAGTTGGTCCAAAAGGGGCTAACGGAAGGGCCGGCGGCCACCAAAGTGGGGAGCACCATATACCACGTGACAAACGGGCAGTTGGTTCTAATTCGGCTTTTGGCCAAAAAGGTCGATCTGCCGTGGCAATCCCTGGCGGCCAGGCCGAGCGAGATCGGGGAAGGGCTAAAAAAGTGGTTTGAGGGGCGGCAGATTCGATTCCAGAGTGCCCGAGGGGTTATGGATGGTACGGTGTATGAAGTGCTCCCAGACGGGCACCTCCGGGTCGGTACGGGGCAGTTTGGGACCACTGAGACGGTTGTAAAACCGCGCGCGATCAAAAAGGTGCTCGGGAGGGTAATTTCGTGACAGTGCCGAAAACCTGTATATGCGCCGAGTGCGGATACCACCCCGGCGACGATCTCGGGCGGATTTATTGCGATGCGCATACCACCAACCCGGACGGGGTGTGCAACGATTGCCGGGTTTACTGGAGCAAGGCCGAGCTAAAAGAGGCGCGAAAGGAGTTGGCGTGAGACTGCTATTCGCCTGCATTCCGTGCTTTGTCCGGGCTTACCCGGACCGGGCGCTCGGGTTGACATCGCAAAATCCGAAATCTTGTCTGGAGTGCGGAGCCGACGCCATCGGGGTTATGGTGGATTGCGAAACCTACCGGGGCCAGGTGCGGCATGCGGCGGACATGGGGCCACCGGGGGACGATGAGCCCCGAGCGAAAAACCAGGGGCATCCGGTAAAACCAAAACAGGGCAGGCTTTTTTAAAAGGAAAGGGGGCCGAGATGAAAGGCTTTTACTTTATCGACCAGAGAAAGCGGTTTTTGTTTACACAACGGTCGGTGCCAGCCGACGCGATCAAGGCGTGGGCTTTCGACGAAGACGCCACCACCATGGGGGCTTTGTGGCGGATTGCCATCGAGGCCACGGCGTTGGGGGCCGACGATTCCCAGATCCGAAGGATGCAAGCCCGTTGGCAGATGACCGAGGAAGGGTTGGTTGCATTCGCGGTGCGGTGCGGGATCTCGGTCGAGAAGATGGGAGGGCGTGACGATACCCGGTGGATGGCAACGTTTCGACGGTTGCCCAGGTTGGCGCCACCGCAGATCAAATACGGCGTGGGCGGTACTCCGCTCGGGGCCATGGCACAGTTGACCCAGAATGGCGCCTACCTCCAAAACCAGGCGGCGTTGGTGCCGGCGTAATGGGACGGCATCGGCCAAGTGGCTCCACCGACCACCGCTGCCGAAAGATGGGGCTAAACTGGTACCGGATATCGTGGACGGTGGATTACTACTATGTGGGTCACCGGTGCAGGTTTCCGCGGGGGTTCGACCGAGACACCGACTCGAAGGGGGCCAAGCGGTTTTGCAAAAAGTGGGGGTTAATATGGGAGGATTAAGGATCAAGATCTGGCACGAATCCGGGTGGCGGGTGGACGTCCGCCCGCTTTTGGTGGCGTTTCTGGTAATTATCGGGATCGCGATCGGGGCAACATCGAAGTGGTGGGAAGCCGAGGCCAAGGCTACGGCGTTGCAAAGCCTACTTGACGGCCAGGTGGTTTCCCTACGGGGCCGACTCGAAGGGGTAAAAAGGTCAATGGCGCTCGCCGAGCAACGGCTTTTACAGGAAAGGGCGCGGGCAAGAAAGGACTATTTTACCGACACAAAAGACCCATTTTATGCTACACTGGACGAATAAAGGAGGATCTTAGATATGGGCAAAGCAATGACAATGCCCCGTGCTAATAGCATGTTTTCGCCGAAAAAAGTCTACAGCGAAGTAGAGCAAGGCGAATACGACATGTTAAGGCAGGCGGCCAAGGTGGAGGATCGACCGATGAAAGAGTTGATCCGATACATCTTGCGAGAGTGGGTACAGATGCAAGTACACGCCGGAAAGCTCGCCCCGGTCGAGGGGTACGTAGCACCAAACCAAGCCGTAACAACCGACCCCGCAGGCTAGGGCGGGGGGTGATATAGAGAGCGCGCCGGGCAAAAAAAATTGGGGCCGGCCCAACGGTTAAGTGGACCAGCCCCAAGACCCGCTCGCCTTCTCTTTCGGCATGAGAAAGAAGTGAAGCAAATGGAGAATACCACAAAAAAGCTAGAGATTGCAAATTTTTCCGAGAGCGAGCGCAACACCTTACAGAGCGCCGCGGCGTTGCTCGGGACCACCGACGAAAAGTTTTTAGAGATCTACCTGGCGTCTCTTGAGAAGCGCCACCCGATGCAGACGGCCAACGTTACCAAAGCCAAATACACCGGGCCGGAATTGCGGTGGGACTGGGGCGTTAACATCGGGCCGTTTAAAAGAAAGAAGCAGGGGATCGGGAGCTACGACGCGCCGATCATTCTAGGCGTGAGCCCCTACAAAAGCCCCATCGGCCTTTACCACGAGATTCGGGGCGAGGTTGCAAAACCGCCGGCCACATACTTGGAGCTAGCAGAGACGGGGAGTTTACTTGAGCCCGTGGTGGCCGAGCTTTACATGCGCCGGACCAAGCGCCGGCTAATCGACCGGGCCGAGTACAAGCCAAGCGGACGGTGGGATACGAGGGTCAACCAGGATCACCAATGGTGGGTAGCGGCCATCGACATGGAGATCGAAGATCCAGGGGTCACCACCGGAGCGAGCGAGATAGATTGCCTGCTACCTGGCGGGGTTATCCCCGAGGGGCCGGGCGCTCTGGAGATGAAGACAACCGAGATGTGGGCGGAGTTTTTCGACGAGAACGGCGATCCACCGCTTCCGGTGATAATCCAATTCCAGCACCAGTTAGGCGTTACCGGGTTCCAGTGGGGCTCGATTGCCGTACTTATGGGGCGGAAATTCTATTGGGTGGACCTACCCAGAGACGACGAGGCGATCCAGTATATTTTTGACGAGGAGCGGAAATTCTGGCAAGGGTGCTTCGACGGGGTACCACCTCCACCGGACGACCACAAAAAGACCGGGGAAGACCTTGCCCGCCGGCATCCCAAGAGCGAGGTAAAATCGGTCGAGCTTACCGAAGAGCTTTCGAAGGCGCTGGAGACCAGGTATATGCTCGTTACCAGTGCAGAGGTCGAGGCGGGAAAAGAGTTGGAAGGGCTTAAAAACCGGGTAAAATTGGAAATGGAAACCGCCGAGGCCGCTTTTACCTACGGCGGGGGGATGAACTTTACCTGGCGAACCCAGAAGAAATCCGATCCAAAGTGGACGGTTAAAGGCAACCGAACAGAGGAAGAGCGCAAACAGCTAACGGCGATGAAGGCAGAATACAAAAAGCCACCGAAGGATCCGCCAAGAGTTTTCCGGAAGGTGGTCGAGAAAAAAAAGAAGGGGGCTTAAAATGGGAAACGTTAAGCATGGCACAGATGTTGCATTAATGGGCCGGCTCGATCGGTTCGAAGAGAGCTTTTTACCGAGCTTTCTACCGGTTATCCGCAAGACGTGGGCCAAAACCATCGATCTCAACGTGGATCGGTTCGGCCAAATGGCGTTGCAGGTGTTTTCGCGCAATCCAAAGTTGGTAATGTGCGAGACCATGAGCATAGTTGCGGCGTTTAAAACGTGTGCAGAGTACAGCCTTTACCCGGACGACTTGCGGGGGCATGTATACCTCGTCCCAAGGTACGATAAAGATCTTGGGATGCTCCGATGCAATTTTATGCTCGGGTATCGCGGTTGGGTAAACCTGTTCCGACGCTCGCCGATTGCAGAGCCAGGCAAGTCGGTTTCCGCCGAGCGGGTTTACGAGGGGGACGGTATCGAGATTGTAAAGGGTCTCGACGAAAAGTTGGTACACGTGCCCAACCTCGACGAGCAAGCCAAAAAGGATCGCAAGTTGAAATTGGCTTACGCGATCCTACGGTACAAAGGCGGGGAGTCGGATTTCGACTACGTTATGGGATGGCAGATCCAAGAGATCCGGGATCATCTTTCCGACGGGTCCGAAAGCCAATTTTCCCCGTGGCGGTCGAAAAGCGATCTCGTCCGGTCGTGGATGGAGAAGAAAACCCCGTTGCGCCAGGTGCTAAAGTTGAGCCCGGCGTTAGACGATACTCTGGCCGGCGCGGTTTCTCTGGACGAGAAGGTAGACGCCGGGGTAGACCAGATACTAGCGGCCAACATGGACAAACAGTTGATCGCGGTGGCACAAAAGCTACTCGAAGCGGGCAAGGATACCGTGGCGGTGCCGGCGGGCATTAAGGGCTCAGAGGCCGCAGGAACGGCGCTCGATACCTTTATCGCACAGAAGAAGGCGGAAGCCGACAAAACGTCGGAGAAGAAGCCCGAGCCCGAGCAGGCGGGCACAGAGAACAAAAGCACCGGCGAAAAGGTGCAGGACGCGATCCAGGAGGAAATCAAAAAAACAGAGGAGCCGAAGGCCGAGCCGAAGAAGCGGGGCCGGCCAAAGGGATCGAAAAACAAAGGCAAGGACGAGGACGAGCCCACCAAGCCGGCGGAGGCGGGGCCATTCGAAGAGCCCGCGGCAACCGAGCCAACACCCGAAACACCCGAGCCCGCCAAGGGGGGAGATGATATAGAAAGCGAGCCGGAAAAGGGTAACGGGCCGAGCGACCCCGAGCCGGAGCCGACGATCGACAAGGCGCTAAAAGACGACGCCGACGAGCCAGACCCCGCGGAAGCGTGGGAGAAGTTTATGGGGGGGCCGGCGTGAGAGCAGCGGTAATCCGCATAAAGAAAGAGGAAATCGTGGTCGAGAGTTGTTCCATGGGGCATTGGGTGGAGGTTTACGTGGAATGGCCTACCACCCAAGATCCCGACGATCAAGACAAGCCCTTTATCGTCGGCGGTGGTGCAGAGATGGCGATCAAGGTGCACCGCAACCAATCGGAAGATCTACACATAATTTTGCCGGAAGGATAGAAAATGGCACATTTCCTGCCTCGGGAGGGGCCGTTGCCCCCAAAGCAGATTGAGATTCGGAGGATCGACGGCGGGATCTTAATTGCGATGGCGTTAAACGATACCGTTTACCAAGGGATCGTCGGGGCCGAGGGCGAGCAGCGAGAAAGAATCGCCAAGGCGCTCGGCGACGAAATTGCCGACTTTGTGCGGGCGCTGGCGGAAAAAGAGGTCGAGGCAATGCTACGAGAGCCCGCCAAAGGGATCTTAAATTGCACAGAGGAGGAGTTACGGCATGGGAAAGAAAAAGCTGGATGAATATTGCGTTACGTTCGGGATCTTGGGGATCGCGGGGCTTCCAGCCCACGTGGTCGTAAAGGCCGAAAATTCCGTGCGAGCCCGGACGGAGGGCAACAAAGAGGCCGAGCGGCGCGGGTGGGATACAAAGGTGCTCGAATTCCGGTGCGCGGAGAAAACATCGTGAGCGAAGCGGAAAAAGTGGATAATTCGTGCGGAGACGAGTGGAGCACACCAGAGCAAATTTGGAAGCCGTGGCATGATCTCTTGCGCTTCCGGTTGGACGCCGCTGCGAGCAAGGAAAACGCTATCGTATCGCCGTTCCTTACCAAAGAGATCGATGCTTTAAAGGTGGCGTGGCGGGAGTATGCGCCCGCCGGCGCGGCAGTTTGGGTTAACCCGCCGTATAGCCAAGCCGGGGGGCCGCTGGCGAAGTGGATCCGAAAATTCTGGGAAGAGAGCCGAAACAACGGGTTAGTTATCGTGGCGCTTTTACCATCAGACACGAGCACAATATGGTTCGGCCAGATATTCGATCGAGAAAGGAATATCTGGATCCCAGGATGCCGCGGGACGTTTCTTGCCCGGAGAATAAAACACGTGGACCCCAAAACGGGTAAGTCATTGGGATCCCCGAAGTTCGGTAGCATTGCGGTGCTTTTCGACCGGCGCTTGCAAAATATTTATTGACAGCAGGTTACAAGAGGCGCTACCCTTTCGGGAAGCGTAAGACCCGAGGACGGTTAGGCATGGGAGAGAGGTGCACTTGATGAAAAGCCCACCGTGGTTTCGATTTTATCCCGATAAATTCTGGCGAGACGAGGCGGTACAGTTGCTTAATTACCGCCAGATAGGCATGTATCTAAAGATTTTATCCCACGACTGGACGGAAGGATCTATCCCCTCGAAGTGGGACCACGTAAGAAAGCTCCTAAAGGTCGAAAACGACGAAGACTTTGCCGAGTTGGTCGAGTTGATCAAGGGGAAATTCGAGCCCAAAGGCGCGGGCCGGCAAACCCACCCAGTGCAGGAAGACAGCCGGCGCCAGTATGCGAAGATGATTGAGCAGCGGCAAACGTTGGGCGCTCTGGGAGGAAAAGCTACAGCAAAGAAGCGGCAAAAGGCGCAGCAAAAGCTACTCGAAGACCGGGAAGGAATCCCACCGGAAGTAGCAAAAGCTACACCAAAAGCCACAGCAAAAGCTACACCAAAAGCTATCGACGAAACGCAGCAAAACGCAGCAAAAGCTATCGACGAAAGCCAGCAAACGGGTAGCGATATAGATATAGATTTAGATTTAGATCCCTCAAGTAAAGAAAATAATTATATTCAAGATCAGATCTTTGTAGAAAGGGGGGGAGTGGGGGGGAAGGTGGACGGTGCGAGCACCGCCCCGCCAGATCGATCCAAGGGGATCTGGTTCAATTCTGCCGGAGAGATCGAAATGGCCACAGACTTTGCCGATGCCATGGCAAAGAGCTATCCCAAGCTGAACATCGACACCGAGCAAGCCAGGGCCGGCAATTGGAACGTATCGCAAACCAGGAGCCGGCGGAAAAAGAGCGCGATCAAGTTTTTTACCAATTGGCTAAACAGCGAGCAAGCCAAAGTGGACCGACTCGATCGAATCCGGGGGAGTACGACGGGCGCCAAGGGGCGGTATAACACGAGCAGCAGAAATCTAAAGGCCGCGGAAGAGCGGCAAAAACGATTCGAAGCCGAGGAAGCGCAGAAAAGGAGGTTATTGGAAGATGGCAAAACTACTAAACAGCCAGATAAATAAGGCGCTGGCGTATCTAATAGCGGCGTTTCCCGACTGCCCGGAGTTTACCGAACTAAACTACCAGGTTTATTACGACGTTTTGGCGGACCACGACTTCGAAGACCTTTTGGCCGGGATCCGGAGGTTCGTAAAAGAATCCGGATCGAAGTTTTTCCCATCGGCGCCGCAGCTTGCCCGGTGGGTAGATCCCAAAACCACAGCGGACGGCGCTTTCGACGCGGCGATGGAGAGTCAAATCGAGCACGAGGCCAAGCGGGATAAACTGCTAGGGGCGTTTCTGGAAAAGAAGATCCAAGAGGGGAAATGGTTTGTAAGGGTTCGGATGCACATTGACTCGCCGTTTCGGGATACGTGGGAGTGGCTCGGCGAAGACGAACGGCACGAGGGCAAATACAAGCACACCTTGCAAATAAGCACCGTGGAGCTAAAGAAAGGGGTACCAATTACCAACACCCCGATGCGAATGGCGCTATTTAACTCCATGCGGGTGTGGTTTCTGGAGTCGAACGAAGGGGCGGTGATAGAGAGGGGGGACCGGGGCGACGAGGGGTACGGCGACGGGGAGAGCGGTATATGAGAGAGAGGGGGGACCATGCGGAACATGCGGATTAAGCTTTGGGTGGAGTGCGCCGCCCACAAAAAGCGGTTTTGCGTAGAAGCGGCGCCGGGATGGAGACACCCGATCATAACGGCAAAGTTGGTCGTTTTTCTCGCCGGCCACGTTAAGTGGCTTTGTAGGGTGAAAGAGCGGTACATGGCGACCGTAGATGTGTGGCTACTCGAAGAAAACGGGCGTTTCGAAATCGACGAGGTTGCAGAATGAGCGACTATCCGAAGGAAGATCCTGGCGCAGTTCTGCAAGCAGCGGGGATCCAGGTACGTCGGAGCGGTGGGCAATATATCGGGGCGTGCCCGTTTTGCCAGAAAAAGGACCACTTTTATTGCAATGCCGCCGAGGGTTTATGGGACTGCAAGGCGTGCGGCAAGGCGGGAAACCTTTACCAGCTAAAACAAGAGCTTGGGATGCTTTCGCTTCGCCCGGCATATACGGCGCCACCGGTGGAGCCAGAGCCCGAGCCCGAGCCCATCGAGAACAGCAGGATCCAAGGCGGGGTAAAACGGCTTTTGGCCGACGCCGACGTGTGCGAATATCTCTTGCAGCAACGGGGATTCGGTGAGCCGGTGATCAAAGGCATGTCCCTTATTCTCGAAGAGTGGAAGGGCGCCAGATGGATCGGGTTCCCATGGCGAGTTGGGAAGGAATGGCGAGGGATCAAATACCGAATCTTTCCCCCAGACCTACGCGAAGGTCTCCACCGGTTCCGCCGGCTAAAGGGGTACAAATCGGTTTTGTATAACGGCGATGTGCTCGACTTCCAAAAAGAGGGGCAACCGCTACGATCGGTAATCCTGGCGAGCGGCGAAACGGACGCAATCTCGTTAATGACCATGGGATATCGGTCGGTCGTGGCGAGTACCACGGGCGAGAATTCGATGCCCATTGGCCACATGGAGCAATTGCGGAAGATGGAAACCGTTTACGTGCTTTTCGATTCCGATAAAACCGGGCGAGAGGCCGCGGAGAAGGTATCCAAGAAAATCGGGATCGATATCGCCAAGGTGGTGCGGCTACCGGATGACGTAAAAGACGCAAACGAATTTCTGGTAAAACACGGCAAGCAAGCCAAGGCGAAGATGGACGGGTTGATCAAGGGTTCCGCCAAGGCGGAGATCCCGACGATCAAGCACGTTACAGACCTAATCGAGGATCTAAAGGCGGGCTTTTTCGGTAGTAGCGAGCCTATCGAGGCACATACGCCGTGGGCGGTGGTCAACGACCGGATGGCCAGGTTTAACGGGTTGGTCGTGCTTTCGGCACCACAGAACGTCGGGAAAACGACTTTCGGGTTGCAGATATGCGACTTTTGGGCCGAGCAAAACAAGCCGGCGCTTTTTTATTGCTTGGAAATGGGGGCCGACGAGCTAGTTGCCAAGGTGATCATGGCCAGATACCAAAAGGACATCCACCAGCTAAAGGCGAACGACGGCGGGGTCATCGAGAGATTCGGCGAAGACTACGCCGAGAGACCGTTCTACCTCGGGTATGCTCCCAAGTTTAAAGACGTGTCGGCGGTGCTCGATTTAATGCAAGAAGCGATCCACCGCTTCGACTTGAAGATACTTTTTTTCGATAATGTGCATGTTTTGGGCCGGGGCGAGAAAGCGCGCTACATAATCGGGGAGCTTTCCATAGGGCTTAAAAACCTGGCGATGGAAAACAATATAACGGTGGTCGCAATCGCACAGCCTAGAAAAATCGAGCTTGGGAAGATAATGAACCGCTGGGATGTAAAGGAATCGGTGGATCTGCTATCGGATGCCGATAATATGATCATCCTACACCGGCAGCAGGTTACGAGCCCGAAGGACACGGAGCTTTACGACCGAGAAGACCACGAAAAACCGCTATTGAGCCCGTATACGTTGGTACGTATCGAGAAAACCCGTTTCGGGAGCCAGAAAGACGCGATCTTGTATCTCGAAGGCGCGCAACACCGTTTCCGCGAGCTTTACCAAGGCGAGCAAGTGGAATACAAGGGCAAGCGCGGGGCGTGGCGCCAGGCAAAAGGGTGGTCAGACGGGGACGACGACGCGCCGGCGTGGGTAACAGAGAATTAGGCGAGCAGCAACAGCATGGAACACCTTGGAACACCGATAAAACGGTTGCATTATTCGGTAGATGTGCTACAATTGGGCAATAGAAAGGGGAGAATAATGGACGATGAACGAACGGCGCGGTTGCGAGAGAGCCAACGCAACATGAAAAAGATCCGGCTAGGCATTTACGAAGGTGCCCAGATGTTTGTTGGAGCTTCGAGGAGTGCCACCGAGCGGATCGCGGTGATCAAAACGGGGGTAGACGATCCCCGCGGCTACGGCAAAAAGTGCTTTGCTATGCGGGTTGCCAAGGGCCGGCCAGGCGGGAAGACCAAAGGATCGTGCAAGCACATTACAGCAACCCACCTTTTGAGGAGCTACACCTTTGTGCAGAGCGAGCTAGACGAGGATTGGATCGCCGATGTGGCATGGAATAGCAGCCTCGGGCGCCCGATTTTGAACGAGCTTACCCGAGCAAAGGCAGCGGCGGAAGCAGTTGCACAAGCGGCCTTGCCATTGGAAGACAAAAAGCCGTTACCGGTGATCCCACTGCTAAACCACCCACCCAAGGAAATCGAGGTTTACATCAACGGATGCAAGGTTAAAGGCGCCGTCGAAGCCGTGCGGGCGTTGCTTCCGCCGGGGAAATCCGGTGTTTAGCATCCAAACCGAATGCGAGCTTTTTATCGAATCGATCCACATAAAAGTCAACCAGGTAAGCGGCGAAGACGTCGAAATCCGGGGCAAGATCCTACTCGACAGCATGACCGGAAAGCCGGTAACCGTGGAATTCCGGGCCGACAGCCGGGCCAAGCGGGCGGTGGTCGAGCTTTTGGTTTCCCAGGGCTTTCGGGTATCTACCGAGGCGGGGGATGATATAGAAAGCCGGGATTTGTCGCACACCGTCGGATGGCCACATACCCGCACATGTAACCTACCAGAAGAGCACGAGGGCGAATGCGCGTGCCGAGAAAGCCGTACCGACTACCGCGAGGAAGTTAAAGGGGGCAAATCGTGAGCTTTCCAACAACGGTCGAGGAAATGGAAGATCGCAATTACAAGCGGTTAAACGATGGCAAGTGCAAAGGGTGCGAGGCCGAGATCACATGGTGGGAGACCCCGAACGGCAAAAAGATCCCCATGGACACCGGAGAAGCAAAACCCCATTGGGAGAGTTGCCCCAACAGCGACGATTTCCGCGGCGGTAGCGCCGGCGGCGGCGGGGGCGGGGCTTCCGGGGAAAACGTTGTCGTTACCAGGATTTCGAGCGGGAATTGCGCTTTTGAAGGTGATCCCGCGGTGGTTCGGATCGGTCTCGGGCGGAGCAAAACGCAGCTTTGCGCGAGCCATGCAAACCAGCTTTTCGTAAAACTAAAGGGTTCGGCAAACAAAAGGGGTGGAGAGTGAAGTTTATCTTAGGTTTTATCCTGGGGGCGCTTATCGGTTCTGGAGCAGTGCAGGCAGCCCGGACCTACCACGATCTCGACGACGTTTACAGGCGTATCGAACAAGCCGAAATGAACATAGAAAGCCAGATCATGCTTTGGTGCGACAATTAAGGCGCTTTATCCTAGCAAAAAAGCCTTTTATCTGGTAGAATTAAGACAATGGCACGAGAGAGAATACAACCCGTTGCAAAAGAGCTTCTTAAACGGTTACGGCAAGGTCGGTGGTTTCTTTATGAAGCCACACAGACGCCGGGGGCGTTACTGCAACACCACGGGATCCATACCGCCATGGGAGGGCCGAGAGCGGGGATCGTTTTCGGGATATGCCCGGAAGGGTCCAAGGGGCTACCGGTACTGACCTTCGAATTTCGGGAGGCATACATAAGCAGCAGACTAGGCAGCAAGCCGAGGATATGGCGGGACAAAGAGATCCTAGAGCTTGGGCACATGGCCGAGGTGATACTCGGGCCGGTGAATAAATGCTGGAACGGTGCCGGGCATTCTTCTTTTAGCATCGGCCTACGCAAACGGGCCAACCCGAGCCTACTTGCGGCGGTGCAGACCTACCACGACGGTTGCCCAGATCACCCAAGCCGGTCGGTGTTTTGCAGTTGCCCATGGTTTCCCAGAGGGTACAAAAAAATGCGAATTCCAGTGGGGTTTATTTAGATGAAAAGCTATCTCTTTATTGGCGGGCCGGCGGATAACAAGGTAATTGGCCTAGACGAGACCACCACGGTGGTCGATGTGCCGGTTGCCATGGGGCCGATGTTGACACCGCCAGGCAAGGCGGCGAAGTTTGTAGAGCCAACGGTTACCCACTACGAGCGAAGAGAAATCGGATTCGGCTTTTATGTTTTTGCACCTCGGGAGTGGACGCCATTCGAGACAGTGCGATCCCTTTTGTCCGGGTACCGCGGCGAGTTTAGATCCGATCTACCGGGGGCCGTGCAGTGGTAATCGCGCATACGAACCGGCGGACGGTTCGGCCAAAGGGCGGGAAGCGGGAAGATCTCGAAGGGCTTTTTCTTCGTTCGGCGATGGAAGCCAACGTTGCAAGGATCTTCGAGGCTTTGCGACTTCGAACGGTAGTCATACAGTGGTGGTACGAGCCACACGTTTACTTGTTTGCCGAAGCCGGCTACCGGCGGGGGCCGTGGGCGTATACTCCCGACTTTTTGGTGCAGTGGAATCCGATCGCGTTGGGAAACGACTTGGCCGGGTGGGCGGATATCCTACCAGGGAAGCGACCGGAGAAAGATATGCCGTTTCCCGGCAACAAGGTAAAAAGGGATCGGCCACGTGTCCAAACCATCCGGGGCGAATATTTCGAGGTTAAAGGGCGGGAAATGCCGAGCGACCGATCAAAAGCCAAGCGAATGGCGAAGCACTTCGCCGATGTGCGGGTAACACAGATCGGGCGGCATGAGTACCTGGCGTTGGCGATGTTTTGGTTTAAATTGATCCCGATGTGGGAAGGCGGGCGCCGATGAGAGACAAAATAGTATTTATGCTCGGCGAGGAAGAGATCAAGCTGGCGGAGCGTATTACCAAGGTAAACGATTCGATCCTACTCGACGAGTTGGCCGCGGTTGCGGGGTGCAGGTACCATTTCGGCGGCAACGGGATCGCGGAGTTGCGGCGCCTTTACAAGCCAAAGGCATTCGGCGATGTGGTTTATTCCAATATCAGATGGCAAGGCGTTTTGGTCGAGACCCCTGCCGGGTTGGGTGGTACCAAACTAAGCGTGGACGAGCGCCGGGTAAGGGGGCTTCTCTGGTATCTGGTAGCGTTGAGCCCGATAATCGAGAAGAGCGCCGGCAAGCGGGTTTGTACCGCCATGATCCAGGGGTGGCACTTCGACGCGCACCAGGCGGCAAAACGAGAGGGCGAGTTTACAAAAAATACGCCGTTGGTGATCGGGAGCGAGCAGCTACAGCCGGCGCCGTCGGTTTATTGGATCGGAGTAACGGACGATGGACAGAAAGTCGAGTGGCCGAACTGTTTACGATCTCTTAGATCCACCCATGCGAGAGCAGCCGGAAAGGCCCGAGATGCCACAAAAGCCCAAAAGTGAGATCTTTGGATGCTTAATCCTCGGGTGGATGGCCGGCGCCGTGGTTTGTTCGGGGGTGGTCGGGATTGCAGCGGGGAGCTTTTGGTGGGCGATGGCCACCGGGGCGGTTTTGGTAACGTTGCTACAAGGGGCGGTGCTAGCTAGATATTGGGAAAGGTGGATGGGATGAGTTTGCGGGACGAGCGGAACATCGCCAGAGCAGCGGCACATCTGGAAACGAAATTGCGAATCGAGGCCGAGACCGTCGGGCGAACAATGCAGGCGCAACGGGATCGGGCCATAGCAGAGTTTAAAAAATTCGTGGGCGTTTCCAAGGAAGCGATTGCGGCAACCAAGGCGTTAACGGTGGCGCTGGAGATATTGATCCATAAACATCCATACCTACAAGAGCCCGACGATGACACCGGGTTGGACTTCGAGAACTTGGGCGAGTAGGTAACGGGGGGAGGGGCTACCGGGAAGAGCCCTTCCCCTATTTTCGAGAGAGGAGCGAGCACAGTGGCAGAAAACGAAGCAACGGCAAAACCGTTCGGCGGGAAGAGGTTTAGCAGGCTAAAGGACGCCGAAACCGTAAGCGTTGGGCTCAACAAGGAAGTGATCAACGGACTCGACAAATTGGCGTATCGAGATTGCCGAAACCGGCGCGATCTAATCCGGCGAATTCTTACATTGGAGGTCCAAAGGGCAATCAAAGAGGGAGAGATCACACCGGGGCCGTTGGTACAGCCAAACGGGGGCAGCGAGTGAAGGTTATGCGGCTTTGCGATAATCCCAAGTGCACCTTGCAGGATCCGAAAGAGCTTTGGGCTTTCTTCCATGTATACGGGATCACCCCGGACGAGCTTTACCGGGCGACGTTGGCGAACGATCCTGGGGGGAACATGCGCAAATCCAACCTAATCGGATTCTTTGACGGGTACGGCGGGGAAGTGGCGCGGGTGATCATTAGTGCGTTTGCACATTTTGTTTACGAAAACGCCGACAATTACCGATCCACCAAAGATTGCGTGGATCATTGGCTCCACCTTACCGCCCCCGAGGCCAAAGACGAAGAGAGCCCGGCCACCGAAACGGCCAGGCATTACCGGGTTGGGCGACTTTTAGAGCAGGACACCCCGGAGCGAATGCACTAATGATCCGTATTTTTGTAGAGCAAAAGCCAGACGGGTGGCATTACGAGTGGGCCGACATCCCAGAGCAGAGGGAGAGCCCGACGATCCCTAAAGAGTGGGCGCCTACCGTGGCCGTTTACCAAGGGGTGCACGAGACTTTCGACAAGGCCGTTGAGGCGGTTTCGGAAAGCGTAAGGTCTCGATACCCTCGGGGAGAACTACAAGGCGATAAGGCGCCAAAGGGGGCGGGGTGAGCATACATCCTCTGGCGGATCGGGACTGGTACCGGGAAGATGAAGAGGTGATCGCCGTTTTCCACGACGGTCGGGAATTCAGGATGCCACGAAACCGATTGCCGGAAACCCACGACTGGGAAGACGCCACCCAGATCCAAGATACGGTGCCGAGATTCGTGCAAGGGCGACAAGTGCGAGACTGGAGCGACCCAAACGAGGGGCTTTCGGTGGCGGCTTTTAGAGAGAGGTTTTTACGCGATGTGGACATGTGATCGGTGCGAAAAGGCGTGCAACCGGATGGTATATCCTGGCCGGGGCGAGCCCTACACCAGGCACATTCGGTGCGAAACTCTATTGGTGGGCGTCCATGGGATCCAGTTTAACGGGGACGGGTGGGCGAAAGACGGTTATTCGGCAGGGGACAAAGGAAGCGAGGAAAAATGAACTATGTAGAGCAAGCCGAAAAGGTAGCGGCGAAGCAAGCCGAACAAGTGGACGCCGTAGTTATCTGGAGCGAAAACTTTGCCGTTTTAACAGATGCACATTTTAAACAGGCAGATCGTGCACTTGGGAGGATGGCCGAGATCAAAAAGGACATCGAGACTGAGCGAGACAAGATCGGAGTGCCGGCGCGCGCGGCATGGAAAGCGGCCTTGGCTTTTTTTAATCCGTTTATCGATCGGGTGGAGAAATCCATGCGCCGCACCAAAAGCCAGATGGACGTCTATCGGAAGAAAATAAGGGACGAGGCCGCGGAGGAAGAGCGCCGGCGCCAGGAGATCCTAGACAAAGAGCGAGCGGCCAAGCAAAAGGAAATCGACGACGCCGAGGCCGCGGCGAAGGCAACCCAAGCGGAAGATGCAGCCCAAGCCGAGCTTTTGCGGCAGGAAGCCAAAGAGAAGCAACGGGCGCTCGACATGGCAACCGATGTGGTCGAAGCCATCGAGGCCGAAGTACCGGAGACGGAGAACACGACACCCCGGAAGGTGTGGAAATACGAAATCGAAGACGAGGGCTTAATCCCACACGACTTTCGGAAATGCGAGCCCGACACCGGCAAGATCCGGAAACATATGAACGAGTACCGCGAACGGGCCAACGTGCCGGGCGTGCGCTTTTTCGAAGAAGAGGACACCGCGTTAGTGGGGCGCCGGGGCCGGTGAAGTGGCCAGCGTTAAAGGTACGAGCCGCGGCGCTGGCGGGTTACCTGCCGGCGGGGTTCGTCCGGCAAATCGAGGCTAGCGAAGAATTCGACAGGATTTTAGCGGCCTACCCAGAGGTGGACAAAGAAAAAGCATGGGCCAAGGTGGTCGAGATACACCGGACGACGGTTGCGAAATACACCGAGGCGGTGGCGCAGGTTATCGAGGCGATCACAAAGGGGGCTACTTGGCGATGAAGACTTCCAAGTTGATCGAAACGCTAAAGGTATCTCTAGAGAAGGCGGGAGATCTCGACGTGTGTTACGACGACGGCGGTTCCATTTACGACGTCGATAACGCCGTACCCACCTCAAGGTTAGAGCCGAGGTGGGCAAAGCGCGATCTCCGGAAAGAGATCAAATATCTTCTACTGGTATAAGGGCATGAAAGATAAAGCCAGGCAACGGTTGGTGCAGTTAAAGCGGGGCGAAGTGCTCCCAGTTCCGAACAGAACGAGCACTCACTGCCCGAATTGCGGAAAATGGATGCCGTGGAATCTAAAAAAGTGCTCCAAATGCAAGCACCGGCTACTACCGAGGCCACCGCTACGGTGCCGGCTTTGCCTTGATCCATGCCCCAAACGCCGGCGGTCGTGGTGTTCAGACGAGTGCATGGAAGCATATTTCTTTGTATCGGATAACCAGTTCCTACGGAGCAAGGTGCACGAACGGGATCGGGGGGTGTGCCGTGGGTGTGGGATCGATTGCACCGAGCTACGCCGGCGGATAAACAATATTAGACAGTGGCCGGCGATGCAGAAAGCCCTACAAGTTATAAAGGACCAAGGTTTTAGCGTAAAACCGGAATGGCATGGCACTTGCCCGAGCTTGTGGCAGGCAGACCACATCGAATCTCTGGACGAGGGCGGCAGCTTCGAGCTTTCCAACGTACAGACGCTTTGCCATTTCTGCCACAAGACAAAGACGGCGGAGCAAGCCAACCGGAAAGCCAGGCAAAGGAAGTTGATCGGGTTTAAAGCCATCGAGACCAACCGGCGGATAAAGACTCTGGGGGCGCTGTGAGCGGGACAGGTACCGGGCAACCGACTTTCTTTCGGTGTTCGAAGTGTCGCAAAAAATGGGGAACCATTGGGTATATGAAACGAGCCCAGGTTGGCGGCGGGCAGCGTGATCGCGTGGTGCTTACCGGGAAGATGCGACAACCCAAACGATTCCAAGGGGGGCAGCGGAATTCGTTTTATGAACGGCAATATTATTGCACCGATTGCGGGCATACGGGGTGGTCTCGACACATCGACTTGGAAGCGCGGGCGGGTGGTGATATAGAAGTGCGGCGGGAGCACGTGCACGGGTGCCCGGAGTGTTACGAGAAAGTACCATGCGCCGAGGAGTGCACCACGGTTGAGGCGTTCGATCCGAAAGAGCCCGACATTGGCGGTTTTATCGTGTGCGAGCAGTGCCAGGCAGAGGTCTCGATATGTTAGAAACAATTAAAAAGCGAATGGCGAGCGTGAACTTTACCCTTTTGCTTTTGGTAGCAGCTTTCGCGGTTCATAGGGGGGTGGATCCGTGCGAAAGATTATTTACGGCTCTCACTGGAGTAGGGATCGAAGATGTAGCCATCGAAGACGCCAGAAGCGTTGAGGAGGGGCCACCCATGCCGGGCCAAATGGTGATCCAATTGGTAGACGGCCAGACGGTGCGGATTTTAGAGAACGGTGCGATCCAGATAGAGGCCAAATCCCCCAAACCACAACCACAATAGGAGGTTAGACCCATGAAGCGAATCGTTTTGTACTTTTTGGCGCCGGCACTTTTTGGCGCGGCGGTGCTTTTCTCTTGCGAGAGCAGCAACAACCCGACAGCGCCGAGCGTACAGCCGGGAAGCATGGTAACGACGCCGGCGCCGAACCAGCCGGCGACAAACAACACGCCACCGGACACCAGCCGAACAGCAACGGCGCGGTTTTGGACGAACGGCGAAAGCGTTTACACCGAGATCCAAAACAACCGGGGGCAAGCCGAGAATTTCGTTTTCGTTTGCTACGAGGATCCGACCGGCCAGATCGAGGATCAGATCATCTTAGAGCCCGACCACCGGAGATCCTTGGCCAATGGTCAGAGCACCGGGCGCCTTGGTTTAAAGATGCCGAAAAACAAAGACGGCGGCATGTGCAAGATCCAGTGCGATTCGGTACAAAGGCAAACCCCGCGAACGATCCCGTATTACACGGCGGTCGAGCTTTTGGCCTATTACGAGCGCGGTACCGGGCTTTGCGAAAAGCCTTGCGAAGTGGATTGCGAGCCCGACGAATGCACCAAAGGGCCAGATCCGTCGGGGCCAGGTCTCGAATGCGAGTGGCTCGGGGACGAAATATGTAAGTGGGGGTGCAAGTGCATACCGACAACCGAGCCAGAGTGCCCGGAACAGAAATGGGACTATGAGAGTTGTTCTTGGGTAGGCGGTTGCCTCTGCGAGCCCGACGGCGAGCCCGAATGCGCCGAGCAGAAATGGGATCCGATTAAATGTAAGTGGGTTGGCGACTGCGAGTGCGAGCCCGTTGGCGAACCAGAATGCGCCGAGCAGAAGTGGGATCCGAAAAAGTGCAAGTGGGTGGGCGATTGCCTCTGCGAGCCCGTCGGCGAAAAGGAATGCCCGATCCAGGTATGGGATCCGGAAAAGTGCAAGTGGGTGGGCGATTGCGGGTGTACTCTCGAATGCGACCCCGGCGAGCACCTCCACCCGGAGACGTGTGATTGTTGGTGCGATCCAGTGGGCGAGCCCGAATGCGCCGAGCAGACGTGGAACGAGAAAACGTGCCAGTGGGAAGGCGATTGCCTCTGCGAGCCCATCGGCGAGCCAGAGTGCGCCGAGCAAACGTGGTCGGAATCCAAATGTAGATGGGAGGGGCCGTGCGTATGCGAGCCAGACCATAGGCAAGAGTGCGACGAGCAAACGTGGGACTACAAGAAATGCCAATGGAAAGGGAAATGCGCTTGCGAGCCCGTTGGCGAGCCCGAGTGCCAGGAGCAGCATTGGGACGAGAAGAAATGCGAATGGAAGGGCAAATGCCACACGCCGTGTATTACTTCGATCACGCTTGGGGAAATAAGCAACCCTTTAAGCAAGAGGACGTTTTTCGATATCGGTAAACCACACAACCACCCCTTTACGGTGGGGACTTCGAGCGGGGAATTCCATACCTCTTGTTCGGAGTGTCTGAGCCCAGGGGATACCGGAGGCGGATTATTTATTATCGCGATTAGTGGCGATAAGATGGACGATAAATGCGGTAGATAGGATCCGAACATGTGCCGACCGTAGGCGCGTGAGGGCGGGCGTCGGTGCCCAACCCAACATGCAGGCACCGGCGCCCAAAAGGGGATTTAATGCGGAACGAACAAAACATTACATGGGGAAGCGTGCCGGCGGGGTGCTTATATACGTTACGGTGCTTCCTTAAAGCCACGGTTGAGCGGTGGGCGTGCTCCCACAAGTGGGGTTATATTCTCCACATAGAAACCCCGACGATCGCGGGGCCAGGGATAACGATCCGTTATTCGATCCGGCCAGATAAAAATTGGGAGGTTTGCCCGAGGTGCAAGAAAACAAGGTACGTGGGGCCGTGATGGGTTCGAATGCGCCGGGTACGTGGCGCCGGAGGGTTAAACGATGACAAGACCATGGTATTTATCTTGCCCGCATGGGTGCTCCAACGTGGAAACGTGTCCATACGGTCAAAAGCACCTTGTTAAAATCCGGGCGCTACTGCAAGAGCTTACCGAGAAAAAGCAGGAAATCGAGCAGCTAAAGGCAAAATAATGGACTACCCCTTTAAAAGCGACGGGTGCACATTTTCCCCGGATGGGATCTGGCGGAAATGCTGCGAGGTGCACGATCTAGAATACTGGACTGGCGGGACTTGGCGCGAGCGCCTTGCCAGCGATCGTAAGCTAAGAGATTGCATGGACGAGGTTTGTTTACAAGCCGGGTGGTCGAGCGGTGCAGCATGGACGGTCAGCCGGCTTTATTTTCTCGGCGTGCGTATCGGCGGGCTTATTCCGTTTCGGCGATCGCGGTGGGGTTATGGGTGGAGATGGCCGAGAACCAAGGTATAGAAAGGGCTTTTTAATGTACGATCCGATGACAGTGGCTTTCGATATGCGACACGTGGTGGTGATCTGGCACAGAGACCCGAAGGGCGGGGATCTTTGTTACGGGCCGTACCACGAGCGGTTGCACCAGGGACACAGGGGAATAAATCCGCGGTGGCACTTTTGGCATTGGGAATTCCAAGTACCGATCATCCAAGAGATAAAGCGGTGGATGTGGTCGAAGTGCGCCAGGTGCGGCGACGGGTTCGAATGGTGCGAGATCCCATGTACCCACCGATGGGAAGGGAAGCCGGCGCGGTGGTTTCGAGGGGAGGAAGAGGTGTACCATTACAAGTGTTTACACAAGGTAGACCAGATGAGACTCGTTAATAAACCGGGCGCCAACAGTTGCTTTAAGGGCCGATAGAGCAAAAGCTACAGCAAAAGCTACACCAAAAGCTATAGCAAAAGGTGCACCAAAAGCTAGGAGCAAAAAAGTGGCGAAAAATGCAGAGGTGGAAGTTAAGCTAGCAGATACCAAAATGGTAATGGACTTGGTACAGAGCGCCAATGACGTGGTTTCCAGCGCGGTAGAGCACCAAGCCGGGTGCCGGGCCAAAGGGATCGACTTTTGTGTAGTGTGCGCTAACGTTGGCGATATGGTCAAACCGTTGCGTGAATTCTTTCGGCGGTGGTGCCAAAATGACCCCCCTGCCCCCTCCCCCGAACCAACAGCGGCATGCAAGGCGGCTATGGCGGCGAATGCGCAAGAGGCGCGCGAATGCGCGGCGGACGGCAACAAGGCCGGTCTGGCGCTATATTGCGGCGCTTGCATTACGTGCGACCAGCTTACCCGGCGGGTGAGACCCGCCAAGGGGCCAGAGGGCGGCGAGGTTTACGAATGCACGGAATGCGCGGGCGAGAAGCTACCGGAGACCGATCTAGATCTCCTGAGGCCACCGGCGCCGGCGCCACGTGAGCACGAGCACGTGTGCCAGAGTTGTTGTTTCCTTTACGAGGTAGAGGAATTCCAAACCGAGGGCCACGTATGCCCAAAATGCCAACATCGCCAAGTGTGCTCCCATCCAGAGTTTAAGGCGCCGAAAGAGATCTGTTACTATTGCGGCCACGAGGCCACCGAGACGGTTTACGAGCACAGCAACAGCGCGATCTTTGTATGCGCCGATCACGGCCATGGGCCGATCCAAGCCAGGGACGAATGCGAGATGTGCAAGAGCAAGAAAGGACCAATAATCAGAATTCCGACCGGGGGCGGGCAGTTTATTACCTGCATCCCATGCGCCAAAGCCATGCGGGTGGCGTTAAAGGAAGTGATCGAAGAAGTGGAGGAAGGAAAACGATGACCCAGAAGCTAGACGACTTGATCGAGGGACTACGGGAAGAGGTATCGAGGCTCCGAATCCAAAGGGATCTTTACGCCGAAGAGGTAAAAACCTTGCGGGCGAGAGAAGTAGAGCACCAGGAGGCCGTTACCAGGTATACCGAGAGGTTGGCCGACCTATTGCAGAAGCGTTTCCCGAAGGAGGAAAAAGAGACCGGGGAACAAGATCCGGAGCGGGCAGAGAAACTAAGAAAGATAGCGGGATAGGATGCTTGCCAAGCCGGCGGGAGAGATCAAAAACCGCTACACCGGGGGGCGGTGTGCCATTATTGCCAACGGGCCGTCACTCGCCGATCATGATCTACTCCGGATTAATTGTCCTACCATCGGGGTCAACCGATCGTGGGAGCGTATCGCTTCTCTTTACCATTGCGCCGTGGACCCACCACAGATAGAAGCCATAAAAAAGCCGTTGAAGTATTTATTTACCGCCACCGGGCGGGCGCCGCTTTGGGACAAAATACCGGGGATCGGGTGTATCGAGGTACCAGGGCTAAACCAGAGAGCGAGCCTATGGAAAAGGCTTTTCCACCGAAGAAAGTACGAGCTTGGGTGGAGTTGGGATCTTGGGAAGGGGGCTTTCTACCGGGGGACCACGTACTTTGCGTTGCAGGTAGCGGCTTACATAGGGTTCGACAAAGTTTTCCTTATCGCCGTGGATCTCAAGCCGAGGGGGGGCGCCGGGCATTTCTACCCAGGTCATTCCATGGCGCCATCCATGCTAAAAGCCCAGACCGAGGCATTCGAGCTTGCGGCAAGAAAACTCCGCGGCAGGGTTAAAGTCTACAATTGCAACCTAGACTCCGCTCTAACCGTTTTCCCAAAGGTGCACTTTGAAGACGTGTTCCCAGAGAAGATGCCAGATACGCCAGAAGATTACCGGACACCAACGACTTTCGACAATAGAATATATTAAGAGTCCACTATGGCAGATACAAATGCACCTAACAAAGACATTTTAGAGTTGCAAAAGTCTAATAAAAAGCGTTTTTGGCGCCTATTAGAGGTGGAGGTAATACAAGGACCAGAGGTACCGTTGGCCAGGATAATAGAAAAATATAAACTCAAGCCAGAGACCGTTTACAAGTATTCCGCGCGCCACAAGTGGAAAGAGAAAAAAGACGAATATAGGAAAGCGATGCTTTCTGGCAAATCCGCTAAACCCGCGGATCGAGACGACCGGGAAATATTTCGGGATTTCCTTTCGCGGCAAGTTCAGCTTTTAACCTGGCGGGTGGGGCGTATCCTGGCGAAGGAAGCCGAGCACATCCAACGCACCTTGAGCGGCAACCTATTGGTTTTAAAGGGCGAAGACGGCAAGCCCAAGAAAGACGAAAAGGGCAACGTTATGGTGGAGGATCCGTTCGACGATAATGTCAGCCTGCTACAAAGCCGGGTGGCGCTTATGGTATCGGTACAAAACCTCGGGCTAGGGGTTTATGGAGAGCCACCGCCGAGGGAACCACCCGATATGATCTTCCAGGCAATAATAAAAGAGCAGCGGATAAGCTACGTACAAGTAAGCGAAATAGGCGAAGAGCTTCCACCTATCGAAGTAGAAGTGCCGGCGGGAATGGCCGTTTCAGACACCTCTGGCCGGCCAGACGAATAAAAACCGGGTTAAGATACCCAAATCAAAGGAGTGAAGGCGATGGAGTTTAAAATTAATCTCGAAGACACGAGCCAGACCGAGTATGCCGAAGCGGAGGCATGGCAAACCGCGGTCGAGAACATGGCCGGGGTGGTCAGTCTGCCGTGGAAGTACAAAGCCACCGATGTGCACCAATGCGCCCAAGCGAAGGTCGAGGCAATGCGGGCGTTTCTCGGGTACATGGTGGCCGACGAATTACCCGACTATCTCGGGGCGTGGCTACAAAAAGAGGCCAAGCCCAAAACCCAAGCCGTCGGGGCGGGCAGTGATATAGAAAGCGTGCCCGGCGAGCTTCCACCCGGCGGGTTCGTGGCGCGACCGGGGGAAACGGTGCATATCGGCGACTTGGCGCCGGGTGAGATCAAAGAGATCGCCTTGCAAGGGATCGACGAGGCCGGCGAGCCCGTGACCGAGGGGTACATCGGGGAAGACGGGTGTTTCAAAGGCGCCGAGCCACCCGACGAGGTACCCGCGCTTTCTGTTATCGACGCCGAGGTGCCGGCGGGGACCACAGAGGAAATCGACGCGCCGGGAACGGTGGTCGAAGGCGAGCCCGAGGGCAACCCGAAAGAAGGTGGGTTGAGAGAGGTTCCCGAAACCGAATAAAAAGATAGACAACATGCGTTAGAAATGCTATCTTTAGAAGGTAGCATAAAAGGGGCAAAACATGGAGCAAAGCATGGACATTGTAAAAATCCTGCCGGTTAAGCTAACAAAGGACGAGCTACGAGAGAAAGGCGAAAAGCTGGCGGAGCTTATCGGCCAGGCGGAAGCGTTAAAGACCGAGGCCAAAGACCGGGCGAAGGATTATCGGGACCAACTCGAAATCCTGTCAGAGGAAACGGGACACCTCGCTTCCATTGTCCGGGCCAAGGCGGAGGATCGCGACGTGGAGTGCCGGGTCGAGAAGAATTTCGATCGGGGAGTGGTCGAGACTTTCCGGAACGATACCGGAGAGACGGTATCCACCGAGACCTTGACGGAAGAGGAGCGCCAAGAGGCGATCGCCTTCCCGACAGCGGTGGAGGGTTAGCTAAACGGGGCGGGGTATCCCGCCACCGGGGCGGGGGGCGGTTTCTGGGTTCTGTACCGCTCCCCCCCATAACCAAATTCGGGAGGAAGGCATGAGAGCAGTAAGAAAGAAGATCATAGGCAAACCCCACAAAGGACCAGGGATCAAAGGGAAGATCCACAGGATGCGAGGGCCAGCGGTCAAAGGGCCAAGCCCGATCGAACCGGATCCCACCGGGCCAACCGTTACCCAAAACGAATGCGAAGAGGTTCCCCCGCCCATGGATCATGTAAGGGTGCTCGAAGACGTTGCCCGCCGGAACAACGAGGCCGGCGAATACACTTCGAACCAACTCGAAATACTCAACCGACGAATAGACGAAACCGATCGGGTAGTGGCCGACGCCATGGCCGTGGTGGAAGAGCGGACGCGACTTCTCCGAGAGGCCGTGGCCGAGATGGACATGGCACAGCAGAAGCGTTTCCGGGCCACCGCGGCGAGAGAGACCTTCCGGGCCGTGGCGTTTCGGGCGTGAGCGTTTACGACAAGGACGATGCCAAAGCCGGCGGGCGAGGGCCAGCCGGCCAAGGCATACGCCGGGTACCACAAGCCGACGAGCGCGGCAACCCTATTAATCCGGTCGGGTTTGTCTGTGAATGGTGCGGGATTTCCATAACAGGGGCGTTTTATCTCCCAAGCGAGCAGGGGTGGAAGAGGTACCATTGCGGCGCCATGGGTTGCATGAAAGGGCTTAGAGAATTATGCAGGGCAGACGATTTCTAGAAGAGTTGCAAGGGTTGGTCGGTGAGTGGTCGAGGCGGAATTTCGGGGACCAGCCGTCCTATCGCCCGCTTTTAGGGGTGGGGGAAGAGGTGGGAGAGCTAGACCACGCACACCTCAAGGGCGAGCAGGGGATCCGACACAGCCCGGAAGAGATCCAAGCCATGAAGGTGGACGCCATCGGGGATATCGTGATCTACCTGGCGGACTACTGCGAGCGGGAGGGGATATCTCTTTCCGCGGCGGTCGAGAAGACTTGGGAAACCGTAATGCAACGGGATTGGAAGAAAAACGCCATGGGGCCGAAACCGGGCGACGTGGCCATGTGCCAAGGGCGAAAGGTAAGAGAAACGGCGGTGTACCGGTGCCAGAAACCGAAAGGCCACGAGGGGCCGTGCTTTGCCTACCGAGCCAACGATCCGAACGAATGCGCCAAGCGGATTTCTCCGAATATCGACCTATGGTGCCGGCTACGAAAGGGCCACCCCGGCGAGTGCTCGATCTTGCAGCCCATGCGGGCCGAAGACGTAAAAGAGGCGGTCGAGGCCGGCGGGCCGGTTGACCTTGGATTGTCGAAACATGCGTGCCGTTGCCAATTGGCGCACGAGGGGGAGTGCCCACCATGGTAAGCGAAGACGAGATGCAGGATCGCTTGGTTCGTATCGCGGCGCTTTCCGCGGCGGTGCAAGTGGCAGGGGACGAACACCCCGAAGAAACCATGTACCGGGCGGGTAAGTTCGCCAGGTATATAGAAACCGGCCTAGTCGGCAAAGATCACGGGTTTACCGTGCCGGCCAAGCCGGTTGACCCCGAGAACCAGTGCTATATAAAAAGGGCATACAACGGGGTGGAGTATCGGTGCCAGCGGGAATACGGGCACCTCGGGGCATGTAAGATCATGAGTGCCGTGGGGGTGCAATACAATACGGCGCTCGACTGGAAAGAGAAGCCGGCGCCGGAAGAGACGGTTAACCTTACCAACCAATGCGAGTTTAGATATTCCGGGTTGCCGCTTACCGACGAAGATTACGAGCAGCGTTGCCAGCTAAAAAAAGGCCACGAGGGCAAGTGCATCACCAGGACACCGGGCGGCCACGTGGTACCCGCTACCAAGTTGGCGGACGACAAGCCGGCGCCGGAAGACCGTTGCACCGGCAATTACTGCCCAACGCCAAGCCGTCTAATCGGTTGCCGATCGGACCAATGCGAAAAGGTCAAAGGCCACGATGGAGAGTGCGGGGGCCAAGAATGACCGATGCCGAGTGGGAAAGAAAAATGGTTCTACAAGGGGAGATCCGGACTTCCGAGAAACCCCGCAACGCAACCAACCGGTGCGTAAGGTGCTACAAGCCGGCGCGTTATTGGTCGGGGCATGTGCTTTGGAACGATACCGGCCAGCTACGAAAAAGGGTTGCCGGGTGGTGTGGGAATAAGTGCATGAGGGTTCGGGGCTTTTATGGTCGGGTGGCGCCAGCCATGGACATGGAATAATGGCAAACCCGATGCTCGAAAAGATCAAAGCCAACACCCGGTCGAGCTTTCAGCGGGCTCGGGGCCGGGGCCAGATGCCCAACACCGGGGTGGGCCGAACGGTGTGGTGTACCGAAGAACAGTACGAAACAGTCATCGCGGCGATCCGAAAAATCCGAGAGGACGAGGGCGAGAAGGGGATGCCCGAAGGGTTGGCGCTCGAATACATCTGCGCGAATTTTCTAGCGGGGTAGAGATGCAAGAACCATTACACGACGAGGAGTTGGGCCGGCTACAGTTCCAAAGCCACGAGATGAACAGTAAAGAAGACCGGCTAAAACTGTGCAGAGAGATCCGGCGACTTCGAGAGGTAAACGAAGACTTACGCCACAGCGCCGCAAGGGTGGCGCGACAGCTTGTCGAGATCCTAAAATCGGCAATTTAAAGGGGGGTTCCATGGAGCGACATTGCGAGGGGTGCGACTGCGAGCGGAGGGAAACGAGAGCGAGGGAGCTATCGAGAGCCAAGGTCATCGTGGCGATGGACAAAAGCGAAGGCTCGGCTTTCCAGAGCGTAGCCTATCGAATTCGGGCCGAGCTTGTGGTTTCCAAGGCACTTGCCAGGGATATCATTACCCGAGCCGATACCGAGAACGATATATGCACAATATTCGATCAAGCGTTGCGGGCTAGGTTCGATAAGCCGGCGGATTCCGACGTCGAAAGAGAGTCGATGGGATGAGCAGGTTACCGTTGGAGCTTAGGTGCGTACCGTTTTTCGTGTGGTTGGCCATGGTGCTCTGTATGCTTTTCCTTTTGCTGGCCGCGGGCGGGAGCTTAGGATGAAGGGCGGGGCTTATGTTCTCTGGATCGCCTTAAACGTGGTCGCTTTGGTTGCGCTTTTGTTGGCCGCGGGCGGGCTTTTAGGGTGCAGTGGTCTCGGGCCAACGCCGACGCCGGCGCCGTGGATCTTGGAAGAGTGGGCGATTGCACAATGCTACTTGGTCGAGGAGTTCCCGAGCGTGGTGCACTACAACGCCACAGCTTACCGATTCGTCGGCCACGAGCCCGTTACAGTCACCCTCGGGGGGATCACCTACACCGACGTTTACCGGGTTTCGGGTCTCGGCTACGTGTGGGGGCATTTCTCAAAGCCGAGAACGATCCATTATTCCAAGGCGGCCAAACATGCAGTAAGGCACGAGGCCGGCCATGCACTACTTTTCGCTATGGGTCATCCAACCTTGGCGAGGTGCTTTGGCCATCCGGGGTGCGAGGTGGGGGCAAAGCCGGAATGTTACTAGCCATGCAAGGACTATGCCAAGAGAGGGAGGCGCTATGAGAAAAGAGATATTTTGGGGCTTATGGGTTCTGTTTTTTTCGGTTATCGCGGCGGCCAGCGTGGTGGTTTACTTTGCCGAGAAAGATGCCGAGCAAGCGAACGAGCCCGAGCACCTTAAATTCGAGCCCGAGTTGGTGCCGGGGAACATACATTTTGGGCCGGGGCTTTACAACGGGCCAAACGACGGATGGTACCAGACCGACGCGGGCGAATGGCAACGGGTCGAGGATGGTACCGACCAAGGGGAGCCGATACCGTTTACCGAATCCTGGCGGTTCACGGCGAGCGAGAAAAGCATACCTGGGGCGTTTCTCGGGCAACCCGGCCAATGGACGTTTACCGCAGACGAGCCCGAGGAGCTTTCCTATACTTGCGCCCTTTTGCAGATAAGTACCGACGGCGGTGGGGAGATATGTATCGAGCCCGACGGGTCGGTAAGGATCGAGGGTGTGATCCCGAATAGATACGGCGAATTCTGGCGGGGCGTGGCGCGGGAGTGGACGAGCTTCGAGCGAACGATGTGCAGAGAGCGCCTTATTCGGCAGTTAAATGGCGACACGATCCCATGGCAGGAGCCGGACCAGTGAAAGTACCGGTTAGCCTTTTGGTGCGGTTTTGGGATTTCGTCGAATTCTTACGGGGCCGGCGCCGGCCAAAGCCGAAGCGAAAACTATGCCGGCGGTGCCAGGTTATGCGGTGGGCCGGTCGAGCGCCGGAGAAGTGCGGCCACGAATGAATAAGCGGCGATCCAACCAAGCCAACCACCGGGCGAGGAGAAAAAGAGAGGCGATGGGCGGCCTTAGTGGATTCCGAAAGGCCAGGTATCGCAATTGGGCATGGAGGAACGAGGGCGAGCACGGGCCAGTAAAGAGAATAGATCCCAGGACTGGGGCGGTGATACGAGAGGTGATCGAGTGTCCACCGAGGTAATCCGAATCGAGGCGCCACATTTTACGGCGGCGCTCGTTACGGTAGATGGGATCGTGGTGCGAGCCAAAACAGAGAAAGGCCAAACCACCACGACGGCACCGATTTTGCGTTGGATGCTCGGGTGGAAACGTATAGACGTTATTAGATATTGCCACCAGAAAGGGTGGAAAGTGGACATTTTGCGAAAACCGTAAGTTTTAGCTTGATTCCGACATAAAAGAGGGGTACCTTATATGCGCGATGTGCACACAGCAGACAGACAAAACGAGGGGGCCGGTTATGTTGACACCACCGAAGTGCGAAGAGCCAGATCCCGCGCGGTTCGTTCCTTGTCCGGTATGTGCTTCCGTTGGACAAACAATCGAGATTCACGGGCAAGTGCGTTGCAAATGCGGGCGACTATTCGAAGCCATCGGGGAGTAGCATGAAGGCGCCGGAGCAACCCCGGTCTCCGGGGCCGGCGCCTACTCCACCGGAGGAGAATTTCGAATTTCGAAACTATTCGAAGCCGTCGGAGGAGCCGGAGCAGCTAAGCGACGAAAAGAGCCCACCTAAACCGAATTTCGAATACCAAAACCCCACCGACGAGCAGATCGCCAGAAAATCGGTGATCAAGTGCTCCAACCTTCTCCACGATGCCGGCGCGGTTGTCGAGACCTTGGACATGGAAGGACGAGACGAGCGAGGCAAGTTCCTTAATGGCAAGCGGATTTCCATTGCCCGCCAGAGGATCAAGCAAGCCCGGAAAGCCTTGGATCGCCTTGCGGTCGATCTAAACCGAAGGGGGGCGGCGTGAGATATTGGCGCTTCCGAATTGCATGGGCGGAGCGTATCGGCGTTTTTGTTATTTCTCTGGTAATTCTGGCGGTGCTCGATATCGCCTACAATGTCAACCCGTGGATAGCGGGTGTCCTGGCGGCGGGGCTCTGGACATATCTAACAGAAGGGCGATAGAATGGCCGAAGAAAAGATCAAGATGCGAGCACGGCCACAGGACTGGAAAGAGTCTGACGAGGGACACCCGGCGGCGCGGGGCGACGAGCCCGAGAGCAATCCCGAGCCGACTGCCCCACCCGCCGGGTCGTATAAGATACTCATTTCCCTCTGGGACCAACAATACGAGGTTGTAAGCGACGAGACCGGCGAAACCGAGCGGAAGTTTACCAGGTTCGAGGTGCTCGCCAAATTCCACAATTGCACCGTGGGGGCCCTGACTTGGGAAGATGCCGAGACCGGGGGAGAGCACGGGATCCCATGGTGGAGGATCGCGGCGTTCGAAGCCGAGCCAAGGCCAAACCCAAAACCGTGGGCAGAATCCGGGCCGGTGTGGAGGTTTTGCACTTTACCTGGGGAGCCGTCGCCGTGGGAACCAGGCTACAGCGGGGCCACGATCCGGGGTAAGGATTCCGATGCCGTCGAATGTGAGGGGAAGGAATGCCCTTATTGCGAGGGCACCGGGCGGGAAGGGGCAAGCCAATGATCAAACGGGCGACGTGGGGAGAATTCCGCCAAACCGGGCTTTTGTGGTGGGTTAATCGAGGGTTGCACTTATTCGGTTGGGCTATCGTGCTCATTGTTGAAGACGACGGCGGCGAAGTAACAGAAGCCTATCCGGCTAGGGTTTCTTTCCGGGGCTTTTCGGGCCAGGAAGAGGCCGAGGGTTTTACCAAGCTAACAGCCTATTTAAAAGAACAATATAAAGGGAAGAAAAATGCCAAAGAAGAAAGCTGAAGAGCGGATTTTTAGTTGTGCGCCGGGTCTCGAAAAGCTCTTAGTGGATGTGCAGTTGATCGACGAGGATCCAGAAAACGAGAACACCCACAGCCCAGAGCAGATCCAAGCTATCACAGAGTCGTTTACCGATCACGGCATGTTACAGCCTGTTACATTGTTCCCGACGGGAGACGGGCGCTTTACCCTTAAAAAGGGGCATGCGATGTTGCGGGCGGCCAAAGTGGTCGGTTATACCCACGTGCCGGCAGTGCCATTCGTGGGAAACCTGTTAGAGGCCGCGGCTTACCGGGTACGGGATAATACGATCTCCAACATGAGCGTGTTAGACGAAGAGAAGCTAGGCAAAACAGCCCTAATGCTCATGGAAGAGATGCCCGACTTTTCCCCCGACGTTTTGGCGATAGACGCCGAGACGTTGGATCGGATCACCGCGGACCTTTTGCAGACGGAGCCACCGCCACCGACCGAGCCCGAGCCACCGCCACCGACCACCGAAGACGATCCCAAAAAGAGCCCAGGGCTAGGCACGCCGATCATTCGGTACGAGATCATTTTCGACAATGAGGAGCAACAAGCGAAGTGGTACGACTTCGTAAAGCTACTTCGAGAGAGCTATCCGGACGAGGAAACCGCGGCGGGCCGGATTATCCGGTTTGTCGAGCAAGGGGCACTAAGCAAGGCGGTTGCCGATCCCGAGTACTCAGCCGGGCCGGTCGGGAAAGATTGGTATGTGCTCGGGTTCGAGACGCCGGCGGAGTTTATCGAGTGGGGCGAAATGCTGGAATGGTTGAGATCCCACTACGGCCACGAGCTAACGGCCAACCAGGCGATGCGCAAGCTATTCGAGCAGGCAACCGACGCCGAAGATGAGGCCCAGGGATGAAGGTCGAGATATACGCACCGGGCGGCCACGTCCATTCGAGCCGGGTTTTGCTGGACGGCCAGGAGATCCCCGTTAGAGGGGTCAAGGTGGAGGGCAAGGTGGGCGAATTGTTTGCCGTTACCTTTACCGTGCTAGCCAAGGATCTAGCGGTTATGATCCAAGAGGGCGCGCCGGTGCGGGTTGTGGTCGAAAAGCGTCCACCGGAATCCGGCGGGGGCGACGGGTGGCAGGAACGGGCCATCAAAGCGGTGGCGATTTCGGATCAATGGAGAGCCCGAGCGGAAAGAGCGGAAGAAAAGCTAGAGCAACCGGGAAGGGGCAAAGAATGATCACGGTATCGGGGTACAGCGTAGACGGAAAGCGCCAGGACTACCAAGCCAAAAACCAGAAAACGATCACGGTTTCGATCGCAATATCTAACCGAATGGTGGAGCTTTCCAAGGCGTCTCCAGCGGTTCGAGCGGTGGTATGCGCCGATGTGGCGGATCTGGTAGGCGAGCTACTCGAAAAAGGTCCACCTTCAGAGGAAACCCGTTGCGAGTGCGAGGGTACCGATTTCCCGCCGGGCCAGGATTGCAGCGTTTGCCGGCAGAGGAGAACGAGGGCAAGGCCATGAAAAAACTGCGAAAAATCCTGGCGCCGAAAAAATGGCCACCGCCACCGAAGCCGGGGAACGGCGAGCCGAAGCATACCGAAACCCTCAAGCTCGGGGTAAACATTGCGATTACCACCGAAATGGCCGAGCGATGCAAGAGCAGCAAGCCGGCGCGGGACAAGGTGTGCAAAGAAGTGGTAGCGGTTATTCGGTCGCAATTAATCAACGGCCCACCATACGCGGAATAAAAACCACATGGGAACCAAAATAGAGTGGACCGACGAGGTGTGGAATCCGGTGGTCGGGTGCAGCAAGGTAAGCCCAGGGTGCTTAAATTGCTATGCCGAGCGAATGGATCAACGCCTAATCCTATCGGGGCGGCGGAACAAATTCCACCCGTGGACGGCGAATAACGCCGAGCGGAACGTTACTTTACACCCCGAGCGCCTAGAACAGCCGTTGCTTTTGCGGCGCCCACGAAAGATCTTCGTGTGCTCGATGTCCGATTTATTCCATGAGCAGGTGCCGAGCCAGTTCTTTTGCTCGATAATGGTGCGTATAGAAAGGGCAAAACACCACACCTTTCAAATTCTTACCAAGCGCGCGGAACGTATGGCGAAGGCGTTCGAAGATATCGAGGCACCATCGAACACGTGGCTAGGCATCTCAGCAGAGGACCAGCCAACCCTCGACTACCGGGCGCCGTGGTTGCGCCAAACGCCGGCTACGGTAAGGTGGGTTTCTTTCGAGCCGTTACTGGGGCCGGTGGACGCCACCGAGGCGTTACGGGTTCTAGATTGGGTGGTGGTCGGTGGGGAAAGCGGGCCAGGGGCGCGACCGATGAGCCCCGATTGGGTGCGGAGCCTTAGAGATCAATGCAACGCCGCAGGGGTGCCATTTTTCTTTAAACAGTGGGGCGCATGGAATTCCCAAGGGGTCAGAGTTGGAAAGAAGGCCGCGGGCGCGATGCTCGACGGCCAGGAAAGAAAGAGCTTCCCACATGGAGATTAGATTCCCATGCGGGGCGGTGGGGCGATGCTATTGCCAGGACTGCGAAGACGATCATTTTTGCTTCCGGTGCACCAACCGGATCACCGAATTCCATTGGGATTTCCACAAGCGGGGGTTAGAGTTGGTGGACGCGGTTAGAACCACAGCCGGAGCCAAGCCAGGGAAAGAAAAACAGAGAAAGGCGCCGACGAAGGGGGGCAGTGATATAGAAAGCGGGTCGGGATTCGGAT